ATCGGAATTCGATAAGCGCTTACTGACGACGAATTGGCGTCGCAGTCAAGCGGGTCAACAAGGTGTATAGGGGCTGTGAACGAGGTTTTTCGCCAGTTTCCTTGACATTTTTGCGTCCATGACAGGTTGGCGACAGGTTTATGAGCCTGTGCGTCAGTCTGGATGACACCGCTGGACAAGCAGGTTGGCGAATCTATGATGGGCGCAATGCTAAGCCGGGCCTGGGATTTCACCTCCAGCGCTCGGCAGGCGTAAGCCTCGACTTATGTTCCATAATACGAATTATGCCACAAATCCGGTTTCCCCTGGTTGAAGGGGCGGCCCAGCGCTGATTTTTGGTGGATGTCTGCAACATGGCACTGATTCTCTCCCCCGGCAAGCCCCGAATCTTTGACTCTGAAACTGGAATCGTGCGGGGTGCGATTTGGTGCGCGCTTCGCACCAGAATCAGAATCAACCGTAAACGAGAGCGAAGAAATGTAGGCCCAAAGGCAAAAGGCCCCGGAGCTGGAAACTCCAAGGGCCTTTCAGGAAGAATCACCAGTTTCGCGGCCGGTTGATCTCTTCTGACATGGCGAATCAGACGTGTCAACGCGCCTCCTAGGCGCGATTGAGAGCCTTTGCGCCCACGGAAAGGATCCGATGGGACAGAGAACGGGATGGCGCGCCCTCGCGCCAGCGCCCGAGATGATCGCGTTCAACCTGGCGATCACCAAGGAGGAGATCTATCGAGCGGCGCGGGATGCGTCGTTCGCCCTGGACCTGCGACCGGCCGCTCGCGCCGTGCTCCAGCAGCTCTGCGGGTTCTTTCGAGAGGTCATCGCCGGCCGCGCGCTGGTTTGGCCGTCCAACGAGGTGCTCGGCGAGCGGACGGGTCTGTCCGAGCGCTCGATCCGCTATGCGCTGCGCGACCTCATCCAGGCCAAGCTCATCGCCTCGAAGGACTCGGCCAACGGGAAGCGCTTCGCGATCCGCTCGAGCTCGGGCCAGATCATCGATGCCTTTGGCTTCGATCTCGCCCCGCTCGTGCAACGGCTCGAGGACTTCAAGCTCCTGATCGAGCGCAAACGCGCACAGAAGGCCGCTGACAAGCGTTTGCGTGAGGAGGTCACAATCGCACGCCGGACAGTGCTGGAAGCGCTGGAGAGCGATCCTCGTCGCCTAGATTTCGCGATTTCCAGATTTCGAGACGCCGAAGCGGTCACTCCGAAGCGTGGGCTGGTGCCTGCCGACGTGCGCGACCTGTGGATGACCCTCAAGGAAGACGTCCTTCGTGCCTTCTATGAGACGGGCAATGCCGGCAATCCTTGCCGCCTCATTGAGACAAACAACGATGGAAACCAGCATTCTTGTAACAAGGGCTTCGAGGAGAAGCCTGGTGCGGACGTTTCCGTCTCGGACCTCCTGACGGCCGCGCCCGACGCGAACGCCTTCCTGATAGAGCCCGTGACCAACCGGAGTGAGGCGATCGCAGCCGCGGCGAAGCTGCGCGGGGTGATTGGGGCGAACGCGAGCGTCTGGACGGAGGGTGTCGCGGCGATCGGGCCGTGGAGGACGGCCGTCGCGGTGTTCCTGGTCGTCCAGGCCGCGGAGGATGACCAGCGATCGGGCGCCGGGCGCATTCGAAATCCTGGAGGCTACCTGCGCGCCTATATCCGCATGATCGCCGAAGGACGCATCAAGCTTCCGCTCGAGGTCGAACGGCTGCGCACGCGAAAACGGGCGAGCCCGTGAGCCCGCCCGTCTGGATTTCTGGATTTCCGGAAAGCTATGCGGCCAGCGGCACGCTCTGCTCGTCCGCCTTGTCGTCGCGGAACCGCAGATGACGCGGATGGCGCAGCGAGCCGTCGGGTGTGACCTCGTGGAACTCGACCTCGGAGAGACGGCCGAGCAGCTTGAACCCGACCGTCGAGATCGAGGGATCGACCGTGAAGCCGGGCTTGAAGCCGACCATCGGGTCGATGCCGAGCCGCTTGGCGTCCTCGCACCAGTCGTCGAAGAGCTCCTTGCGCAGCTCGTCCGAGAACCCGCCGCCGACGCGCACATGGACGCCGTCGCGATCGAGGATGAAGCCACCGAAGCCGTCGGCGTTCTTGGTGCCGGGCTCGCCGTTGAAGAAGCCGACGATCGGCAGGTCTTCCGTGTCGCTCGGCTTCACCTTCAGCCAGTCGTGCGACTTCGAGCGCTTGTAGGTGCCGCTCTGGATCTTCACCATCGCGCCCTCGTGGCCTTGGGCGACGAACTTGTCGAAGAGGTTGTAAATCTCCTCGTGCGAGTTGGCGAAGTAGCGCGGGAGCTGCTGGACGCGCGTGACGCCTGCGGCATGGAGTTCCTTGACGAGCTTCTCGACGTTCTGGCGCCGCACCTGATAGCTCGCGGGCTTCTCGCCCTCGAACACGGCCGACGGGAAAACGTCGAACACGTAGAAGATCGCCTCGTCAGCCTGGACCGACTTGCGACGCAGGTCGCCGCTCGTCTGGTTGAATGATCCGGACTTCACCTCGCCGTCGATCGCGATGGCGTCACGGTCATAGCTCGTCTTCGGGAGCGCGGCATAGATCTCCGCGGCGAGGTCGTTCGCCGACGTCATCTCCTGGCCCGAGCGGGTGTAGAACTGCGGCTTCTGCCCCTTCGCCATGTGGACGCCGCGGAAGCCGTCCACCTTGGGCTCGACCGCGACCGGCCAGCTCTTGATCCGCTTCTCCTCGAAGACGTGCGCCCGCATGATCGCGAAAACCGGGATCGTGCCCTCGCGCGCCTTGTTGATCGTGGACGTGTTGATGCCGGCGCGCAGATCCTTCTTCATGATGCGCCGGAGAGCCTCGCCAGCGCGATAGGAGAGCGTGCCGAACACCTTCTCGACCTCGGTGGCCGCTTCCGAGCCGGTGAGCTTGCGCGACGACAGGTTGAGCAGCATCGGCTCGACCCGGCGCATGTCACCATCGCCCTTGCCGAAGCGCACGTCACCGCTCTCGGGCGGCGTGATGCCGAAGGTGATGAACGGGTCGTAGGCGTAGACGACGACCTTGCGGAAGAGCTCGTCCTGGAGCGCCGCCTTGAGGAGGCGCTCCTTTTCGTTGCGGCCGCTTTCGGCAGCGATGCGGTCGAGCTCGTCGACCACCTGTTCGAGATTGCTGAACAAGATCCGTAACCTCTTACTTTACCGAAAGGATGATGTCGGCGATGCGCTCGACCTCGGCCGCGGGCACGCCGCGGAAGGGCGCGAACTCGGCGAGCGAGGCGGCGAGACGGTCACGCTTGGCCTTCGCCTCGCGCTCGAGACCGACCTTGGCGCGGTGCTCGAAGCGCTCGATCTTGCGCATGGCGCCGCGCTGCTTGAGCCAGGTGCGGGCGATGCCGGCGCGCGAGAAATCTTCCTCGGGCGGCTCGTTCAGATTGAGACGCTGACGCTCCGCGGTGCGCTCTGCGCACGCCTGCTCGTAGAGGTCGTCGAGCATGTCCTCGCGGAGCTGCGCCTCGATCGCGGGATCGACCGCAGGGGTCGACGGGATCTGGTTCTCGGCAATCTGCGCGTCGTGCTTCTGCTCGATCCGGAACTCCTCGATCGAACGATCGACGGCGTCCTGGATGCCCTCGCCCGGACGGACATGGACCTCGCGAATCTGGACCTCGGCGGGATCGAGGCCGAGCGCCTGGCTGAGGAACGACTCGAGGGAGGGTGCGATATGGCCCATTATGCGGCTTCCTTGACTGCGTTGTTGATGGCGGTGGTGAGATCGTTGCCGGCGACCGGCCCAGCCTTGGCTGGTGCTGCGGCCTTCGGCGCGGAAGGCTTGCGACGAGGCGCGGGCATCTCGTCGTGTTCGATGTGGATCGCGCCCTTGGTGCGCGGGGCCGACTTCATGGCCGCGTCGATGCGGTCGTTGGCCGTGGCGATGAGCTCCCGCTCGCGCGCCGAGACCTCGTATTTCTTCATGTCCCGCTCGTCGCAGATGACGGGCCGGATGCGCTGAAGATCCTCGCGGCGCAGCGATCCGTGCTTGGGCTCGAACGAGCCGTAGGGATCGCCGTAGTCGCCGACGCCCAGGCGCTTGATGATGTTGTTGATCGGGCACTTGCCGGCGCACAGCGCGGCCTGGCACCCCTGGCGCTTCTCCGGGCGGCGTCCGGACCAGACGAGCTCGCGCAGGTTCATGCAGGAGACCATGCGCGTCGTGGCGTCGAAGATCGGACAGGTGAACGTGAACTGGTTCTGGTCGGAAAGCGTCTTGAAGGAGTCGATCGGCTTCATGGTCAGAAGATCCCGAAGTTGGGGTTTTCGGCGTTCGCGGCCGTCTCGCGGCTGATGCGCTCGCGCTCGATCGCAGCTTCGTCGACCTCGACGAGCTTGGGCGGCGGGTCGCCGATCCAGTTGCCGTCGTCGTCACGGTTCGCGGGCTTGGCGCCGCGCTTGCACCCGGTCGTGTCGATGCCGGCCTTGAGGTGATCGAGCGCGTCGGCGCCGATCGACGTGAAGACGCCGATCCCGAGGAAGGTCTTGACCATGTCGGCGTCGCCGAGATCGTCCTTCTTGGCGCCCTCCTCGTAGCCCTTGCGGGGCGTCGTCTTGGAGCGCACGACCTTCCAGAACTCGTTGACCGCACCCTCGTTGGTGTCGAAGGTCTGGACATCGATCTGCCCGAAGGCGCCGACCTTGCCCCAGCGCTTGATCAGGATGGAGCGTTTCGTCTCGGCACAGCAGATCGAATAGACGTGGTAGTCCTTCGTCCCGCTCTTGTGGTCGAGAGTGATCCGCTCGAAACGTAGCTGTTTCATGCGTCCTCGCGTGTCTCGTTGTGTGAGTTCTTTATAGCAGCGCGCACATCGGTTTTCAGTAAGCGCTTACTGGATAGATCAGGCGTAAGGCGAACGCAGTCGCAGCCGGACGTCGAGGCTCGGCGTGTAGACCTGGGCCTTGTAGAAGCACTCGCGCACGACGTCGGCCGGGACTTCGTTCGGGTCGCGGCCCTTGGGCAGAAGCGCGATCCGGACCTTGAGGCCGATGCCGACCAGAAGCCGCGCAGCGTCGAGCCCGGAGTTGAGGGCGTCCGTGGAGCCGTCCCACATGATTGTCACCTCGCGCACGCCTCGAGCCTTCAGCTTGAGGAAGCAGCCGAGCTGGTCGTTGCCGTCCACCGCGCCGTAGGAGAGGTGCTTGCCGAAGGATGCGACCGACACGACGTCGCGCAGGTCGACGGCCTCGTCGAAGGCGATCTTCATCGCCATGATGTCGAAAGCCCCCTCCCCCATCGCGACGCGGCTGGTGAGCTGGACGTTCTGACCGTTCAGGAGATAGCGCCCGGTGCCCGGCAGCATCTTTGGGAAGAGGTATTTCTGCTCGTTCTTGGTGCCGGTGATGTCGCGGCCCTGGAACGTCACGAGCTCGCCGTCGAGATCGAAGACCGGGATGATGACGCGCTCGCCGAAATCCTGCCCGCCGGTGGTGCCGTCCTCCTTGGTGAAATTCCACCAGCCCGCCTGGCAGTAGCGCAGGTGGAAGTAGCCGGCGATGTCGCCGTTGATGCCGCGGTTCTCGAGGTAGGCGAGGTTCTGATCGTCCTTGGTCGGGAGCTGGAGCGAGAGCGGCAGCTTGACGTTGACGGGCACCTCGACCGCGGCCGTGACGGTGCGCGGCGGGCGCCAGCCCTGTTCGGTCAGGATCTCCTTGCAGGTCGCGATGATGTCGCGCCAGTTGTCGCCGAGATCGAGAGCGTGGGCGATGAAGGTCAGCTTGTTGAAGGGCTCGTTGCAGACGAAGCAGTTGCCGACCCCGGTATCCTCGTTGAGGTAGACCCGGTAGCGATCGTCGTCGCAGGCCGGGCAGCGCTGGACGTTGAGCTGCATCCCGGAGCGCCCGCGCGAGCGCTTGAACGGAATGCTCTCGCGCTCGAGGAAGTAGTCGAGCTCCAGCTCCTTCTTGATCTCGGCGATGTCCATTCAGGCCCTCCCGATCACCTTGGAGATGAATTTCATCTTGTCGCGCTCCTGGTTGACCTCGAGCGAGAAGCCGTCCTCGGAGTTTCGGGCCGCGACGAAGTGCAGGCGCGCCTTGCCGTCGATGCGTTCCTGCTCCGTCGTGTTGATCCCGAGCACGATGTCGGCGATGCGGATGCGGTTGAAGTCCTCGGCGACGTCGGTGGCCTTGGCCGTGTGCGCCTTGGCGCCGTCACGGTTGGTCTGCGTCGCGGTGAGCACGGCCGCGTCGTAGTCGAAGGAGATCGAGCGCAGGTCCACGTAGATCGATTTGGAGTTGTCGACGTTGGAGTCGGTCCAGCGCTCCGGCATCATGATGTCGGCGTAGTCGACGACGATCATGTCGAAGATGATGCCGTCCTGGCGGTAGTCCTCGAGGACGCGCCGGATTTCCGACGGGCGCAGCGTGCCGGTCGCGTATTCGCGGATCTTGAAGTGCCCGGCCTTGGCGCGCGCCTTGTCGAGCTTAGCCTGGACGGTCTGCGGATCGTCCTTGAGCTTGCGGATCGCCGTCTCGGTGACGTTCGCGTCGATACGGTCGGCCGTGATCTGCGCGGAGTTCTCGAGCGTGAAGTGGATGACGTTGTAGCCGGCGAGCGACGCGGCCATGCCGAACTGGATCAGGAGGGCGGACTTGCCTTCCTTCGCGGCGCCCATGATGAGGGAGAGCTCTTTGCGGCCCCATCCGTTGTGGTGCAGGTAGGCGTCGAGCGAGGGAAGCCCGGTCGTGATGCCGTTGGCGACGATCTTGCCGGCGTTGAAGTCCTCGCGGATCTGCGTGCGGTTGGCGCTCTCCTCCCAGAAGTCGTATTCGCCGCGGTCGACGATCGCACCGACACGGAAGGCGCTCGAGAGGAGCTTCTCGATCGTGGAGAAGTCGTGCTTGCCGAGCGCGCCGATCGCATCGACCATCGCGTTCTGGATCGCCTGATGCTTGGCGAACTCGATCACCTTGTCGAGCACGTAGTCCGGGCCGGAGAGATCGGTCTTGAGGATCGCGCGGAAGGCGTCCTTGACCTCGTCGATCATGTCCGAGCGGATCTTCTTCTTGGCGATCGCATCCTTGAGGAGCGCCGGGAAGAGCGAGACGCCGGGCGCGCCGCGATACTGCTCGATGTAGGTGAGGCTGATCTGCGCGAGCACCGAGTTCGCGGCCTCGGTGAAGTAGCCGGGCTTGATGAGATCGCGGGCCTTCAACGCGAAGTTCGGCTCGCGCATCAGGAGCGCCAGCACCTTGCGCTGGAAGGCGTCGTCAAACTCGAACGCGGGTCCGCCTTCGGTCTCGTCTTCTTCGGGTTCGACCTGGGCTGCGGCTGCGGCTGACATCGAGCGTCCGTTCCTTCTACGAAAATAAGCGTTTACTTATCCACGAAGCGCTAAAAAATGCGCGTCAAAGCGCGCTCTTCTCGCTTGCAGATATACGCGACTAAGCGTTGGGTATCGACACGTTGTCGTTGAGGGCTTGTCGATCCCGCGCGGATAGACGCGCTGCGACCTTCTCCATCGGAATGAGGTTCTGGCCCACGAAGTCGGTCAGGTAGGCGACGGGGTTCTGTCGCATGAACGCCTGCTTGAAGAGCCATTCGTGATGGTCGTTCTGGTAGGCGGCGCCGACGTAGTTCTCGTTGTGATAGGCGGGCTCGTCGCAGACGTAGATGCGCCCCTTCTGCATCTCCTCCCAGCGCTCGGCCGTCTTCTCGACGTCCTCCGGCCCGAAGAGGTGCTGCGGCTGGGGCAAGTAGCTGTGCGTCCAGTAGCGAAGGCGGAAGCCCATCACGAGGTCGATGTAGACGTCGTAGGGCATTCCGAGCGCGTCGGCGACCTGACGGCCGCGCCAGCAGGACACGAGCTTCTTCTTGGCGCTCGGATCCTCGAACGCTTCCGCGAACTCCTCGACGCTCTCGTAGCCCTCCTTGAGGAACTTGGGCTTGATGAACGTCGAGGTGCGCTTGTCGATGTTGCGGGCGAAGGTGATGCGGAACTGGCGGAAATACGCGGCGACGTATTCCATGGTCGCTTCGGCAGGAACGAGCTGGCGGTAGGAGAACCACTTGCGCGTGAAGAGGCTCCCCTCCATCGCGATGAACTCCTTGCGGATATGCTTGGTCGCCAGGATGTCGGACTCGAGGCCCGACATCGCGTTTCGTTCCTGCACTGCGATCATGATGCTTTCAAAAACCTTCGCACACCGGCGTTGTCGTTCTCGCTGTAGATATAGCGATCGTCAGAAGGGTTTTCGTAAGCTTGCACGATGGCCTGGCAGAGGCCCGACCGGACGATGTCCTCGTAGCCGAACATGACGGCCGCGACGCCCTTGATGCCGTCGAGACGCTCCATGGCGTCGACGAGGCCCGTGGACTCCTTCGGGATGTCGAGCTGGTTGGGATCGCCGTTGACGATGAACTTGGCGTTCTCGCCGATGCGCGACAGGAGGAGCTTCATCTGGTTGCGGGTCGCGTTCTGCATCTCGTCCGCGATCACCCAGCAGTTCTTGAGGGTCGCGCCGCGCAGGAACGCCAGCGGGCGGGCCTCGATCGCGCCGCTCTTGATCATGCCCTCGACCTGGGACTCGCCGAAGAACTCAACGAAGGCGTCCTTCACGGGCCGGAAGTAGGGCTCATATTTCTCGTCCAGCTCGCCGGGCAGGAAGCCGAGCTTGTCCTCCGCGGCCTCGACGTTCGGGCGGGTGACGATGATCTTGTCGATCTCGCCGGCCTCGAGCGCCTGGGCGGCGCGCATCGCGGCGAACCAGGTCTTGCCGGTGCCGGCAGGGCCGATGCCGAAGACGATGCTCTCGTCGCGGATGTTCTCGTCGTAGACCTCCTGCGCCTCGGTCATCGGGGCGACGTGCGTCACGGTGCGCTTGCGGGGACGGACGGGCATGGAGAAGTCGCGCTCCGCGGCCTGGCGAGCGAGGATGCGATCCTGGCGACGATCGCGACGTTCCTGCTGACGGTTCCGGGTGGCGTTGAGCTTGGGCATCGTAGGGCTCCAGATGCGTTGGGTAGTCGATGGGTGAAACATAGCGACAGAGTAAGCGCTTATTTATCTTGCATGGCGCCTAGAACGACGCAAGACGGAAAAATTCGTGCGAGCCGGTCAGCTATGCGGGGGATCGTGGTTTCGAGCCGGAAGATCCGTCGATCTACATTAGAGCTTATATCTAAGATATATTGTTTAGTTCTAATGTAGATCGAAGGCTTTTAGTTCGTGGGTCTTGCGGTCTGGTAGTAGTCGATCAGCGCGCGGCTCTGCTGCATGTGCCGGAGCAGTTCCGCCTTGTTCCGGAGCGCGGTCTGCGCGTTCTCCGGGGTCTGGCAGACGAACTCGTCCGGGTCTTCGTGCGGGCAGAGCTCGTAGCGCTCGATCGACAGATCCACCGGATCGGGGAGAGCCGGGTGGAAGAGCTCGGCGCGCGGACGCGCCAGGGGTTCGTTACCGGCTCGACTGCTTAAGCATCCGGTTAAGGTCGCCATGCAGAGCATTGAGGCGGTCAGGAAGGCTGCGGTTCGCATCGGGCGCGCTTTCGGTCTGGGTCGGGGTGTTGGGGCGGTTGGTCGGGACCGGCGCCGGCTTGCGGGTGAGCTCCTCGATCTGCTTCTTCAGCGGACCCATGCCTTCCGTGATGGTGCGGTTGGCGTCCTGGAGCTTCTCGAGGCGCCAGGTCTGGTCCTCGATCAGGAGCTCGAGCTCCTTGTTCGCCTGCTCGGCGAGATCCTTGGCGATGCGCTCGACGGCCAGAGAAGCCGCCTGACGCGCGATCGTCGCTTTCAGGTCGCGCAGGTGCATCGCACCGACGAACGCGCCCAGGCAGAGCGCTACGACGAACAGGAGGGTGAAAATGACTCGACCGGGGAGCTTGCGAAGCTTCCCGGCCAACCAGGTGAGAACGACGGTCAAAATTCGGGATCCACTCGAGGACGGGCAAGACGCGGCTCGTCGTCGTCGCCGAAGGGCGATCGCGGGAACGGGCGGCGATGCTTGCGCTTGGAATTGTCGTCGTAGGCGGCTCCGAAGACGTAGCAGCCGACGATCGACACGATGACACCCATGAGGGCGAGGAATGCCTGCTCGTGCAGCGCGCTCTCGTTGCCCCAAAGGATGATGTATTGGGCGTTGCCGAGCAGCCAGCCGAGGACGACGAGCATGACCCGTCGCCTGATCGTCCAGTTGTCGTCTCCGGCCCGCGGCTTCTGGCTCACAGGCGGAACTCGTTGGCTCGGTTCTTCCAGCCCTTGAGGAAGCGACCCTGCTTGGCGTCGTTCGCGACCAGGCGCTCGTAGAAGGCGATCCGGTTGGTGACGTAGCCGTTGTTGACGCGCTTGAAGCCGAAGCGGGCGATCGCCTGCTCTGCGAGCCGGATCGTCACGGGACCGATCGCGCCGTCGATGTTGATGCGGATGCCGAGCTGCGAGATCGTGTTCTGGAGGAGGATCACCGCGCGCTTGGCGCCGGCGTTCACGCTCATGTCGAACACCTGCGGCTGAAGCTTCAGCGGCAGACGGTGAATGTTCGGCTGGACGAAGAAGTCCTGCTTGTAGAGCTCCGCTGCGATCTCGGGCGTGACGAGCCGGATGTCCTTGGCGTCGATCACGCCGTCGCCGTTGAGGTCCAGCTCGGGCTTGCCCTTGGCATAGCGCAGCGAGACGCCGTGATTGGTCGCCCCGCCGTTGTCGTTCTTGTCGTCGACGTATCCGCCTTCCCGACGGATGATGTCGGCGATCATCTGGTCTACGGTCTTCATGGTGAAAAAGTAACCTCTTACTTAGACGCCAGCGCGAGCGAATGCGGCTCTGGAGCGGCTTGCGCTGCACCGGCGAGTTGGTGCCCAAGATGCTGGGCCGTCAGGATCAGGACGAAGGAGCAGAATGCCATGATGGCCGGACGAACGATCTCGTCGCTCGTCCGGAAAGGCTTGGTGGAACGGAACATCAGCGCTTCTCCGGCTGACGGGCTTCGAGGCCGGTGATGGCGATCGTGAGCCCGTGAATCTGGGTGGAGAGCTTCTCAACCTTGCCGGCGATGTCGACGCGGAGTTCCTTGTTGTCCGCCTTGAGCGTCACGATCTCCTTCTCGGCGGTCGCGACGCGGTATTCGAGGTTCGACAGGTATCCAGTGCCGTTCCAGAACGCGAGGAACAGACCGATCAGGGTCGCTGCATACGTCAGGTGCCGCGGAGCGAGCGCGAAGCCTTCCTTGGGAACCGACATTTAGAGAGACCTTCCAGCAGGTAAGTAAGCAATTACTTATCCTAACAGAAGCGGGAGGCGAACGATACCCATACGTCGATGTGACGCTTGGCGAGGACGCCCCGATAGACGATCTCCGCGCGCACCGGACTGACGCCGATCGCGATCAGCGCCGTGCGCAGCTCCCTCGCCGCCTCGCGCCACTCGACGCCCATCGACAGAAGGAAGTCGTGGACGACCGCGGCCTTCGACTCCCTCGTGCCCCACGGCGGCAGGAACCACCACAGGCAGCGCGGGACCGTGGCGCCGTCGGTGACGAAGCCGACCGGGACGATGACCCATCGGCCCGATCCCTTGTGCTCCCGCTCGTATTCGATGGGCTCGAGGAGCTTGGCGTCCCTCCCCTGCCCGTCGAAGAAATCGAGCCGGAGACCTGGCTCGGTGTAGACGCTCATCAGGCGGCAGCGATGACGGCGCGCACCTGGTCGAGATAGGCGAGCGCGGACGCCTTCACCTGCTCCTTGACGCTGCCCTTGGCGCTCTCGGCGAAGGGCGCGTAGATCGCGAGGTTATGCCCGCCCGACCCTTCGCTGATGACCGTGACGGTCACGCGGTCGTTGAGGGTGTCGGCTGCGAAGTTGGCGATGTTCATCTTCGGGGTGTCGGCCATGGTGATTTCCTTTCGGTGGCTGTGGTCAGAGGGTGGCAGCGCGCGCCCACAGCTCATCGAGCGCGGCGCTGTCGTAGGTCTTCTCGTCGCTCGACAGGAGGTAGGCGACGAAGGGAGTGAGCGGGTGCGAACGCTCGAACTGCGTGGACGCGGCCAGGTGCATGATCGCCTCCTGGCGCACCTGGTCGTCCGGGATCATGTCGAGGACGCCGGCCAGGATCTTCGGCAGCGTGCCGACAGTCGCCCATGCGAGCGCCTCGTCGAAGCTGATCACCCCGTCCTGGCAGACCGCGAGCGCGAACTGCTTGCGCGAGATCGCCTTGAGGGTGCCAGGCTCGGCCGGCGCGTCGATGGGCGGCTGCGTGGCGAGCTCGTCGGCAAGGCGCCGCTCGGCTGTCTTCACGGTGCCGGCCTCGTATGCCTGAACGACGATCGCCTCGTCGCTCGACGGGATCGCGATGCCGTTCTTGCGGCAGCGGTCGACCTCAAGCGCGACGATCTGGTCGGCGAGCGCCTTGGCGCGGCCCTGGATCTGCGAGGTGTAGAGGAAGGCGGGGTCAGCGATCTCGTATTCGAGCGCGCGCATCTCCGCATCGGTGATTTCGATGAGCATCGATTATCCCAGGAGGTAGAGTTGAACTTCGGTGTGATTGGCCCCGGTGTAGACGTTCACCGGGTTCTGATCGGGCCGGTAGCAGAGGTAGTCTCCAGCGTTCAGAGCGCGCATCGAGACGGACGTCGAGGTTCCGCCCGAAGCGCCGACGTTGTGACAGAAGCCGACCGAAACCGAGTTGTTGACGAGGACGTTCAGGCGCCGGGCTTGCTGGTTGTCGCCGAAATAGACCTTGTGGATGATGAGGTAGAGGCCGGTCGTCGGGACATGGAGCGCCTGTCCGCTCGGCCCGATGGCACCGCCCGAGTAGAAGCCGCCCACGTTCAGCTCGAAGCCGCCCAGAATGCCGTAGGACGTGTTTCCGCTGAAGTCCTCGAAGCGGCCCTGCGCGCGGTGCCCGATGCAGCGCGGCTGGTTCGGCTTGAACATCACGGCTTGGTTGTTGATCGTGATGATGCCGGTCTGCGGCTGAAGCACGATGTCGCCCGACCCGGTGTTCACGATATTCATGTTGCCGTTTGAGCCGGACCCGCGCGCGATCTCGCCGTAGCCCGTCGCGTTCGCTCCACCATAGAGCGTGACCGCGCGGCGCCCGGCCGAAGCGACGTTGCCGGCGATGTTGACCTGCGAGCGCCGGGAAAGGTCGTCCTCCTTGGCGTTCAGAGCGGTCTGCGCAGCGCTCGAGACGGGCTTGTTGGCGTCCGACGTGTTGTCGGCGTTGCCCAGACCCACCTGCGCCTTGGTGACGGCGTGCGGGTTCGACTTGTTGGCCGTATGGTCCGAGAGCGCCTTGTCCCAGGCCGTCTTGACCGCGTCGATCTCCTCCTTGGTGTAGAAGCGCCCGTCGGCCGCGGTCTTGGTGTAGGCGAGCTCGCCGGTTCGGGTGTCGGCTTCCTCCTTGGAGTAGGCGCCGACCTGCGCGGCCGTGACCTTGTGCGGGTTGTTGGTGTTGGCCCCGTGGCCCGAAATGTCGGCGCCCTCGGCGCGCGTCGCCGCAGCTTCGGCCCGGCCGGCATCGGTCGCAGCGGTGCCGGCACTCGAGGCTGCGTTCGTCTCGCTCGTCTTGGCGTTCGTCGCCGACGTCGCGGCCTTGCTCTCGGAGCTCTTGGCGTTGATCTCGGAGGTTTTTGCCTTCGAGGCCGAGCTCGCCGCGTTGGTCTCCGACGTCTTGGCGTTCTTCTCGCTGGTGCCGGCGTTGGTCGCAGCAGTCGAGGCGCGGTCGGCATCCGCTTTAACGCTTGCCTCGCTGCTGGCCGCGCGGGATGCGGCGTCGATCGCGTCCTGTCGGTTGGCCGACATGCGCGAGTCCCAATCCTCGGTGTCGAGCCGGACGGCCTCGACGCGCGAGATGGTCTGGTCGCGGAGCTGCGTGATCGCGAGCGTGCCGTCGACGACGAGATCGGTGATCTCCTGGACGGAGCCCGAGCCGAGCGTGTTGAGGTCGGTGAGCGCCTTCGAGACGAGGAGCCGGAACTCGGACAGCGAGGTCTCGATGCCGATGTAGCGCAGCGCCGAGCCCAGGTTGTTCAGATCCTCGGACTTCACGCCCGCTTCCGCGGCGCGCGCGCGGATGCGCTCAAGGAGCGCGGTCTGGGTCGCGGCGATGTCCTGACTGGACGGCTTGCCCGTGCCGCCGATCTGCTTGAGAGCCTGCGTGAGGTAGGAGAGCTCCTCGGCCGACGTGGTCGAGGTCTCGGCCCGATCCTTGATCGAGTCGAGGATCGAGCCCTGGGCGTCGGAGAATGTAGTCATGGTCCCTCAAGGCGTGCGGAAATAAGTAAGCGTTTGCTTATCCTACCGCACGCCGGTAGGCGCGTCGATCGATTATTCCGGCGCTCGCGCGATCATCGCATACATCGGCCCGCCGCCGACGTTCTGATAGTTCACCGGCCCGCCAGACTGCCAGATGAACATATCGCGCACGTTGAGCCCCATGCCGGTGTTTCGGATGCCGTGCGCTCGCCAGTAGTAGATATAGCCGCCGATCTGCGTTCCGCCGTTTCCGCCTTGCTGGGGAACCGGGATCGAGCCCAGCGACCACTGGAAAGAGCCGTTGGTCACGATCCAGTTGCCAGGCCCGACGTCGTGGTTGTTGCCGGCGTCCGCTTGAGACGACTGCCCGATCTCGGCCAGATGGACGATCTCGAGGTAGCGGTGCGCGCTGTCGAACACCTGCCGCCCGACGCCGTCCCAAATCTGGAGCCCGAAGCGCTCGCCGCTCGGAGGAGGCCGATCGTAGATGAACCAGTTGAAGACGTGGTAGTTCGCCCCGTCGCGCGGGCCGGCGATCAGGAAGCGGTGCTCCGATCCGTTGATCTGCGTGCGCAGGAGAACGAGGTTGTGCGAGCTCTGCCAGAAGATGATCGGGAACTCGCCGTGCCAGACGATCTCCGCGGCCCAGACGTTGTAGCCGGTGCCGCCGACGGCTTGCTCGGTGAGGACCGCCTGCCCTGACGCGCGCAGCGCCAGGTTCGAGAAGTCCTGGTCGATCTGGATCGTGCCATGGTCGTTGGTGACTGCAAGGCCATAGCTCATCAGCGCGTTCCAAAGATGATGCGATGCGCGCGCGCCTGGCCGAGCGCTGGCGAGCCCTGGTAGGCCCAGCGCAGGCGCGTCGCGCCTTCCATCCAGATCCGCGGCGTCATCGAGAAGTTGAAGGGTTGGCCGTTGGGAAGCGGCTGCACGAACCAGGCGGGCGTGCCACGCAAGAACCCGCCATGGTCGAGGAAGCCGTCGTTGCCGACGTCGGTGTAGCCCAGGATCGAGACAAGCCGGCGATCGGTGTTGACGGTGAGACGCCCTTGGGCGTCCCACACCTGAAGTCCGAACGCGGCCATCAGCCCAGGAACCCAAGGCGAACGCGCAGGACGTTGTTCTCGTCCCAGACCAGGATGCGCGCGTTGTCGAACTCGATCCGGAACTTGCCGTTGGCCGAACGCGCGACGCCGGCCGTGATGTCGCCGATGTTGGCCGAGATCGCCGACAGCGAGCCCACGTTGATATGCTCGGCATTCACCTGCTTGGCCTTGATGTGCTCGGCCAGGAGGAAGCCGATCGCGGCCTTGTCGGACGTGATCTGGCGCGACTGGATATGGCCGGCGTTGACGGCGCCGACGTCGATGTTGTTGGCCTTCACCGAGCGCGCGGCGAGCTGGTCGGTGTCGACCGTGCCCGTCTTGATCTTCGACCCGTCGATGACCGTGCGGCCCCAATTCGTCACGAGGTCGAGGTTGCCGCGGTAGCAGGCGAGCGTGATGCAGCTCTGCGCCCCGCCCGAGACCGAGTAGGCGACCGACGTCGAGAAGCTCACCCCGGCCGTGCCGGCGATGTAGACGAGGTAGAGCGGCTGGCCCGTGTATTGCGCCTGGCCGGCCGGGATCGACACGCTCGCGAGCATCCCCTCGTCGGTGATGTAGCGGATCGTGCCGGCCGTCCACGAGACGTAGTTGAGCGAGGGCTTGTTGTGCTCGAACTCCACGCCCTCGATCGCGATGCCGCGCTGACCGACCTCGAGCGAGTTGGTCTTAACGGTGTTGGCCGCGATCGCCCCGCCGTTGATCTCGGTGGAGTCGCCGCCCATGATCCAGCTCGTGAGCGTCGAGGCGCCCTTGATGCGGATCTTGCCCGGATCGATGAAGGTCGCGCCGCGATTGATCCGATCGACCGGATCGGCCTGCGAGTTCGCCTGGATCTGCGCGAGCGTCTGGTTGCCCACGACGATCGAGCCGGCGAGCGCCGTCCCTGCCCGGAGCTTCGCCGCGTCCAGTTCGATGATGTGCGCGCTGTCGATCACCGCATCGCCGATCTGCGCGCGGTTGGTGATCAGCTCCTCGGTCGCGAGATGCACGGCCCGGATCGCGAAGGCGCGGATATGGCGCGCGTCCACGGCGTTGGTGCGCAGATGCGGGGTCGAGATCGACAGGTTGTCGATCTGCGTGCCGTCGATCTGCCCGTTGAGGCTCTCGAGGTCGAACTCGAGGTCGTCGATGATCGAGGACGTGTCGAGCGTCGAGGCAGAGACCGCGCCCGACCAGTCGCTCGCGTTGCCGGAGACGTCCACCGCGCGAACGCGCATGTAGTAGGTCTCTTTGGTCGTCGCGCCTTCGGGGTAGTAGATGAAGGACGTCGAGGCGCTGTCCTTGACGATCGCGTTCGGCAGGACGTCCAGCGTCTCACCGACATAGACCTCGTAGTGCGAGACGTCCCGCTCCTCGTTCGGAGCCCAGGTGAGCCATAGCGCCTTGATGGTCGGGCGCACGATCAGACCCGTCGGTGCGTCCGGCGCCACGAGGTCGCGAGCCGCGTCCACGATGATCGGATCGGTCGCCACCGAGTAGTTGAAGCGGCGATCGTAGGCGCGCAGGATCGCCTCGACGCGAAGGCCGGGGATCGTGACGAACTCGAATTGGTTGTCGGAGACCGGATACGGCACGTAGTTCGAGCGCGTCCCGTCCGAGAGCACCTCGCGGATCGAGATCTGGAAGCCCGCGAGGTCCGTGTCCTCGGTGTTCTCGTCCCAGGTGAACAGGATGCGCGCGCGGCCGTCCTCGGTGAGCGTGGACTCGCCCTTGAAGCCGGTCGGCCGGATGGGCGGGTCGACGTCCACGTCGGAGACGAGCGGCGTCACCTGGAACTGCGGCGAGAACTTGAGACCCGTCTTGCCGAACGTGTCGTAGCAGGCGATCCGGATGTATTGGGTCCGGCCGCTGTAGATCGGGTAGGACAGGATCGAGGACGTCGTGTCGACCACGGGCGCCTCGACCTCGGGATCGAAGTTCGGCGTTTCCGTCACCCAGACGAGCGTGCCGGCGAAATCGAGGTCGGCCGGGTTCGTCCAGTTCAGGAAGATCTGGTTGACGCCCGGATAGACCTCGGGCGCCGGCGTGTCCGGAACCGGGTTCTCGACGGCCAGGGAAGCTTCAGGGCTCGTTCGCTCAAGCGTATCTTGCAGAGTGACGACGAAGCGCAGTTTGCGCGCTGGTGAGCGTCCCTGTGCGCGATTGTCGATCCTGTTGCGCTCCAGAGTGTAGACGTAGCGCTCGCCCTGCACGACTTCGCTGCGCAGGAGCGTCGAGGTCTCGGCATCCCAGACCTGGACCGTGTTGCGCAGATAGAACTGCGGCGCGGCGAGGACGTTCGTCCAGGCGATCTCGGCGTCGGGACGGTTGAACACCGGCCCGCCGGGCATGTGCAGGTCGATGACCTGCGGCATGGCCGCTTCGCCCCAGCCCTTTGCGTCGTATTCGTAGGTGAAGGGCTTCGAGGGAATGCCCGTGATGCCGAACGAGGTGATCTTGAACGTGTAGCGGCCGGCCACGACGTTCTCGATCTCCTGGTAGGGCACCTCGATGTTGTTGAAGGTCGCGCGCCCGCGCGGCCCGGCGACCTCGACCATGTGCCGGACGGCCAGCGGCGAGCCGGGCGTCCAGGACAGGAGGATGCGCGAGACCGGCGTGCCGTTCTCGAGGAACTGCGTCTCGACGGCCTCGGCCGCGATCGGCGCCTCGGTCGTGGACGGCGGGCGCGTGTAGTTGATCGGGTCGAGCAGGATGTCGCGCTCGACGCGGGCATACTTCGTCGGGTCGTGCAGGAGCGCCGTCACCTGGAAGATGCCGTCGTTCTCCTTGATCGTCAGCACGCGGAAGGGCCGCGGGTTCAGATAGGACGAGAACAGCCCGTAGATCGTCTGGTCGACCGGCTGGGCCGACAGGGCGCGCTCGAGGACGACGGTGCGCCCGTCGTTCGACCAGCTCTGGATTTTCACCGACTCCATCACGCCCGACGGCATGGCGACCGACAGGTGATAGGCGAACTGGTTCTCCGGCTCGAACGCAGCGTCGAGCGTGACGGTGCGCAGGTTCGCCGAGATCTCGACGATGCGGCCGGCCGTGCGCGCGCTCATCTTCGCCGGGTCGTGGACGTTGATGATCTCGAAGGGCTTGAGGTCGGCCATGTCCCAGCCGGCCGAGAACGCGACCGTCTCCGTCTCGTGGAGCTCGGTGTCGAGGATCCACTTGCCGTAGCGGTGCGCCTGGCCGCGCGAGGTGCAGCCGTGTGCCTGGACGCGCGTCTCGCGCCAGCCGAACTTGCGCAGCGCCTCGTCGTTGATGACGGCTTCCACTGCGGACTTGCCGAAGTCGGCCGGGTCGTTCCAGGAGACCTGCGCGACCGAGTGCCGGGACTTGCGGCTGGTGCCCGAGTAGGAGAAGCGCCCCTCGATGACGTTGGCCGGCGCGACGGTCATCTTCGGGTCGGTCGGCATGTCGGCGACCGCATACACCTGCCCGACCGCCCAGAAGGCCATGCCCCGGAACGTGTTCGTGATGTTCTTCAGCACCGTGTAGGCTTCGGTGCGCGTGTTGATCACGCCGTTGAACGTGAAGCGGTGCTCGTGGAGATCGCCGCCCTGCTGGTTCTTGAAGCCCGACGGCACGACCTCGTCGCAGTAGCGCCCGATCTGGTAGAGCGACCACTTGTCGATGCGCTGCGCGTCGATGAACTCGCCCAGGCCATAGCGGTTGTTGGTCAGGAGGTCGTAGAAGATCCACGCCGGGTTGTTCGTCCAGGCGATCTTGAAGCGGCCGTCCCACATGCCCGAGTAGGTGCGCGTGTAGGGGTCGTAGTTCGTCGGCACCTGGATCTTGAGACCGCGGACCTTGTAGTTGCGCGCGGGGATCGACGAGCCGAACTGCTCGGCGTTGATGACGAGGTAGGCGTAGGCCGAATAGGGGTAGGTGAACTTGCCGCGCTGGATCACCGAGTAGGCGCCCCAGATCAGCGAGTTCGACAGCTTGGAGCTCGTCGAGTCCGGCCACTCGCGCACGACGCGCAGATCCCACGGGCCGGTGCCGCGCAGCTCGATCACATGGTCGATCTGGACGCCGGACGTGGTCTTCTCGTTGACGAGCGTCTTGTGGACCGCGCGGCCCCAGGAGCCGCCCGAGGGGCGGACATCGATGCCGTAGACGAGGTGCGTGCCGTTGATGTCGCCCTTGTCCGTGTATTGGACGAGCGCCGGGATGTTGATGATGACACGGACGGCGTCGGCGCCCTGGTCGACGATCGTGCGCGTGACCGGGCCGGTGGCCTGCTTCACCTCGACCGACACGTCGTAGGGCGTCTCGACCTGAACGAGGCCGGGAACGTGATCCTGATCGGGCGTGCCGACGCGCTGCTCGAACTCGACGCCCGTGAAATTCAGGGTGCCGTCGGCGTTCATGAGCGGCGTCTGGTCGAAGTAGACGCCCTGCGGGCCTCCGACGATACCTTCGATCTCGCCTTCGCAGATCAGCTCGGCGATGCGCGCAATCGCGTTGGAGCGCAGCGTATCCGACGCCTCCTTCGCGGCCTTGCCCGAGCCGCCCTTCATGGAGCCGCCCGAGCCTTCGAGGATGCGTTCGATGGGGAGAGCGGCGTTACGCATGGTTGAGCTGCTGCTCGATGTCGATGCCGGCCGAGATGACCTGACCGCCCGTGATGACCTCGCCGTAGACCAGCGGCACGGGGTTGCCCTGCTCGTAGGTGTTGGTCGGCCCCGAGAGCGAATGGCTGGTCTTCTTCTCGTCCTCGCCCTTCTTGTCGGGGTCCGAGATCAGGCTCGAGGCGCCGGCGATCGCGAGGCCGAGACCGATGAAGGCGACGGACGCCCAGGAGACCGATCCGAGAAGCGTGCCAGACGCGCCGATCGCGCCGGCCAGCGTGCCGCCCGAGAAGAACAGGGCCGCGCCGACGAGCGCGACGCCGAGAATGGCCTTCAGGATACCGCCGCGCTTGGCGCCTTCGGCGACCGGGATGATGTGCAGGTCCGCGTTGCCGAGCCGGTAGTCGTTGACCTCCTCGAGGTCGATCGCAAAGCCCGTCTTCTCGTCGCCGCGCACCAGGCGGTAGTGGCCGATCTCGAGATCCTCGCGGAAGCGCGGGAAGTTGGCGTTGAGCGCGCGGATGGCCTCGCCGGCCGTCAGCACGTCGAGCTCGAACGTCTTGCCATACTTGGCGAGATGACCGTGCAGGTGGATCTTACGCATCCGACCCGTCTCCTTCATATCGGATCCACAGCTTCGCGCTGCGCGCCCAGATCGAGGACGGCTCGCGGCGCGACAGGCGCTTGGGGAGGTGGTGGAAAATCAGGTCGTCCTCGACGAGGAGACCACCGTGGTTGATCTTGTCGGTCGGTGCCGACGGATGGCTGACGGTCCCGAGGAACACGTCGCCGGGCTGCGCCTCGCGGATCGAGATTTCGCGAAATCCAAATTTCCGGAAATGGTCGACGTAGAGATCCTGACCCTCGCTCCACCAGCCGTCGCCGCGCGGAACTTCCGGCAGCTCGATCGCGGGGAACGGCCAGTTCTCGGACAGCCCTTGCGCGGCCATGCCCTCGCGGCCGACCCGGTAGGTGTCTCGGATCAGCGCGTAGCAATCGTGCAGGCCATGGACGAACTCGCGGCCGAGAAGCGGTGCCATGGGGAGCTGGTCGCCCCACATGATCGGATCGGACGCGCTCTCGCCGTCCGTCACGATGATTGCCCAAGGGATGCCCCAGGAGCGCTGCGCGACCATGTCGGCCTGGCTCGGCGAGTTCGGCCCGTTCGGGTGCGAATGGATGACCCACTCCACCGTGCCGGAGACGGCCGCGCGCGCTTCCTCCGCGGGATCGATGCGGAAGTGCTCGGTCGGGCTCTCGTGGACGTTTTCCAGGGGCACGTAGCGGCCGGCGACGACGAAGCCGACGCTCTCGCGCGGGAACTCGGCGATGGCGTGCGCCTGCGCGGCCTTGGTGATCTCGGACCCAAGCATCAGCGGACCCTCGACGCGCCGGTGAAGCCGCCGAAGGGCAGCGGATTGTTCGCGCCGAAGCGCAGCTTGCAGCCGCCCACGCGCCGCGAGCACTCGTCCTTGGTCGGATCGCTCGTCGGGTTGTCGTTGCGGTCGAACATGGCGCCGCCCGCATAGGGGCAGAGGCACTTCGAGTAGTCGAAGCGGCCGGTGTTCGGGTTGAAGTTGCGGTAGCGGAAGAGGCAGGTGTCGCGGATCACCGTGCGCTTGGGCAGGAGTGCGTCGTCCTGGTCGATCGCGGCCGAGAGCTCCCACTCGATGTAGGCGTAGTTCTCGTCGGTCTTGCGCTCGATCTCGAAGGTGTCCGGCCCGAGATAGGCGGTCGGGTCCGCGGCCATCTGGCCGTCGAGGTGATGGTGGAAGGTGCGGACGCGCTGGACCTCGCAGCCGAGAAGGTCGCCGAACGTGTTCACGAGCGCCTGGACGGTGAGATCCGAGTTCGCGATCCGGAGTGTGGGCGTCGGTAGCGATCCGCCGGCCGTGACCTCGAAGCCCTCGACCTCGATGTCGACGGGCGAATAGACGACGCCGCCGAACTTCACGGCCTGGTCGGACTGCGACGCCTGGCAGAAGAAATACTCCCCGCCGCCGACCTTGCGCGTGTCGATGCGGTAGAGCGAAATCTTCGCGCCAGGCGTCAGGTTCTGGAGTGTCGGGGTGATGGATGCCATCCCGACATGATAAGTAATTGCTTACTTAAACGCCAGCCGTTTCAGCGGCGAAGGTCGAAGCTTTCGACGAAGGTCGCCGACAGCTTGCGGAACCCGCCCGGCTCGGCCGAGTCCTGCCAGTCCTCGCAGGTCCACTTGCGCGCCTTGTCCGAGTTCACCGGCTGGTAGTGGAACGGGATCGTCCCCTGGTGCTCCTCGAGGAAGGCGATGATGAGCCGGGCCTCGAACGGGAGAAGCGTGTCCCACTGGAGCGTCAGCGTGTAGCGCATGTGGTTCAGCCCGTTGGGCGTCGTCTGCGTGTAGCCGTCGCCGAACTCGGCCTTCTTGATGTTGAACTTCGGCTTCATCATCGTCGGGCCGGCCGGCGGCTTCGCCGGCCTGAAGGTTCGTAGTGCCATCTTAGCGTCCTCGTCCTGGGAGGATGCCGCCCGGACGCATCTGCCGGCGCATTTCCTCGACTACAATCGTTCGGGTGTGGTTCTCGACCTCGCGGCCGATCTTCTTCGCCAGGTCGTCGTTCTGCTCGGCCGAGCCTCCCGATGCGTTGACGGTCACGCTGGACGACAGGCTGACGCTCGGTCCCGCGCCGCCGTTCAGCCCGCCGAGAGCCTTCATCTGCTCCGGCGTGAAGACGCCCTCGCCCTTCTTGGCGATGATCGGCACCTCGTCCGAGGTCAGCGACCGGCCACCGATGACGCCGCCCGTGTGGAACTTCGGAGCGGTCGCGAACAGGCTCGAGGACACAAAGGAGCGGGCGAGGTTCGACGAGCCGATGATGCCGCCCGTGTGTGCCGTGCCGATCCCCTTGGTCGCGCCCTTCTTGAGGACGCCCTTCGCGGTGCCCTTGGTGCCCTTGTCCCCGCCGCCCATGATGGACGACATCAGATACTTCACGCCCATGTTGGCGATGTCGTTGATCATGCCGTTCACGATCGAGCGGAAGTCGCCGGTGCCGGTAATGAGGCCGGCGATGCCGCCCGCGACCGAGTCCATCCAGCCGGTCGTGGCGTTCGCCAGGTTGTCCTGGAGATCGCCCCACTCGCGGAACTTCTTGGAGATCGGATCGTCGGCCGAATACTGCGCGCGGAGCTGCGCCTTGAGCTCCTCCGCGGCCTTCACGACCTGGACCTTCTCCTCTTCCGAGCCGACGTAGTCCGCGAGCATCTTGTCGATGCGGCCGATCTCCTCCTGGAGCGCGACCTGCCGGGCCTGCTTTTCGGTCATCAGCGAGCGGCGGATCTCCTGGGCGCGCGTCGTCCATCCCGCGGCCTGCTCGGAGACCTCGAGGTTGGTGAACTCGCGCAGGAGCGCCTTCTTGCGCTCGAGCGCGGCAGCGTATTCGGCCGAGTCCTTCCCGTAGAAGGTCTCCATCTCCTTCATGTGCTGCGCAAGCTGGGCCTGGAGCTGGCGGAACTCGTTCGAGGACTTCTTCTCGAGAGGATCCTGCATCCGGATCGACGCCTCCTCGGCGCGACGACGGATCTCCTCCTCCTGCTGCTCGAACTTGGCCTCGGCACGCTCGATCTGCCGGCGCGACTTCTTCTTCGCGGCGTTCTCGGCCTCGACCGCGTCCAGCTTCTTCGCGTTCTCGATGATCTCCTTGTAGACGGCGCTCTCCGGATCACGGTTGTCGCCGATGATCTTGCCGTCGCGGATCGCCTTCTGGGTCGCGGCCAGGCGCTTGGCCGTGCCGCCCATCTCCTCCTTGATCTTCTCGATCTCGTTGATCTGACCATCGACGAAGTTCTTGATCGCGACCTCGCCCTTGAGGCCCTTGTTGCGCGCCTCGGCCTCGACGATCGGGGTGAGCATCTTCTCGAGCGCCGCCTTGTCGTCGGCGACGCGCTGCGCGGCCTGCTCGGCCGTCGCGACGACGCCGGCAGAGAACGACGGGACGTTGCCGCCCGCTTCCAGACGCTTGGCGTTCTCGATCGTCGGGGCGCCCGGACGGTTCTGACCCGACAGCGCAGCGAGGATCGTCTGCGGGTCGATCCGGCGCAGGCCCTCCCACTCGTTGCGATAGCCGTCGACGCCCTGGCCGGCGCGGCGCGCGATCAGCCGGTCGGCCATCGCGTCCTGCATCTGCTCGTTGAAGAGCTCGCCGCCCGACAGGCCCATCTCTTCCATGAGACCCTTGAGGGTCTTGGAGACGATCTGGTAGCGGCCGAGCGCCGACGAGTTGTAGCCGTTCGCCGGATGGGCGAGCATCTGCTTCTGGAGCTGAAGGATCTCGTTCAGCGTCATGCCGACGAGGTTGCGATCGCCGCCCGTGTAGGCGCCGTAGCCGAGCGTCTCGTTGTAGCCCCGGCCCTTGTCGGTGCCTTCCGCGTAGCCGATGAGGTCGCGCATCCCGGCGCCGAGCGGACCGGAGAGCGTGCGGAAGCCCGCGCCGCCGCGCGCGACATCCCCGAAGGAGATCCCGTTCGCGTTGGTCGAGATGATCCCGAGAAGGTTCCCCATCTCGCGGAGCTGATCGGTGATCGTCGTGATGCGGCCGGCCGTCTGCTCGCCGAAGGCATTGTTGCGCAGCGCGTTGCCCACGCCGTCCGTCACGGTGCCGGTCGTGTTCAGGAGCGTGGTGATGTCGCGCAGACCCACCTGCATCGGCGAGTTCGGCCCGAGGCCCTGGTAGCCGCCCTCGATCCACTTGTTGCGGATCTTGTCGGCCTCCGAGAGCTCCTCGCCGCGCAGCTTGGTCTTGAGGTCGGCTTCCTCGTTGGCGAGGCGCACGCGGGCGCTCGTGATGTCGGCGTCGAGAGCGCGCGAGCCCTTCATCAGCTCGTCCAGCGCTTCCTTCTCGGCCTGCGCCTGGACGAGCTCGTCCGTGAGCTTCTGGACCTCCTCGAGACCCATGTTGCCATACTGGCCGGTGGCGATGCGCGTCTGGAGCTCGACGACCTCGGCGTTCGCGCCCTTGAGCTCGGCCTTCATGCCGGAGATCTCGGCCTTCAGGTTCTCGAGGCGCTTCTGGCCGCGATCGTATGCCTTCTGACCATCGTCGACGTTATCGACCATGGGCGCGCCCCAATCGATGCCCTTGGCGCGGTCTGCGGCCGCAAGGGTCTCGACGAGCCGGGCGTTCAGCGCGGCCGTGCGCTTCTGCGCCAGATCCTTGGCGACCTCGTCGGCCGACTCCGTGATGATCTTGGCTTCCTCGGCGATCTTGGCGCGCAGGAAGTCCTCCTCGCGCTTGTAGAGGCCGAGCTGGTTGGCGAGCGTCTTCTCCTGGCGCTCCTTGGTGATCGCCTGGAGCGTGCGGCCGGTCTCGTTGGCCGACTGGATCTGCGCGTCGGACTCCTCGGAGATCTGGACCGCCCGCTTGTCGTATGCGGCCTTGTAGGAGGTGATCTCCTTGTCGAGCATCGTCTGGAAGGCTTGGAGGTTCGCGCGCTCCTCGTCCTCGAGGAGCTGCGTCTCGCCCTTCGACATGACGCCGCGGATCTCCTCGATCTTCTTCTTGATCGGGTCGATCTGGGCGTCGTAGTTGGCGAGCATCCGGTCGAGTGCCTGCTTGGCAGCTTCCGGATCGCCGATCGAGCCGTAGCGCTCCATCCAGTTCGCGGCGACCTCGTCGCGATCCTTGGCATTGAACGCCTTGTTGATGGCGGCGATCTGCTTCTCAAGCTTGCCGACCTGCGCGTCGGCCGCAGTCGCGGCGATGTTGAACGCCTCGCGCGAGCGCGCGCCGAACTGCTCGAGCTCCTTGTAGGCGTCCTTGGCCTTGTTGCCGAAGAGGTCGAAATACTCGCCGACGGCGTAGACCGCGAAGCCGAGCGCCGTCAGCCACGGCATGACGGCCGTGATGCCCATCGCAAGGCCCGACACGCCAGCGAGGAGCACCTGCGTTCCGCGCGCCATCAGCGTCGTTGCGGCCGCGCCGGAGTTCACCGCGACGTTGTAGAGGTAGATCTGCTGGCTCGCGACGCCGAACTGGACGCCGGTCGCGGTCAGCGAAGCGCGCAGGGCGCCGAACGCCGTGGTGATCTGCCCGATGCCGGCGAAGACGAGCTTGGCGCCGAACACGGTCAGGAGAGCCTTGCCCAGGCGCTCGATCGAGCCGCGGAACTCGATGGCGTTGTCGATCACCGACCGGAAGCCCTGGACGATCGTCGTCAGGCCGCGGCCGAGCGTCTGCGCCATCGACGTGCCGATCGAGGAGCCGAGCACCTGGTTCAGGTCGAGAAGCTGCTTCTTCATCTCGTCCATGAAGCCGGCATCGCCCGTCGTGCGCGCGAGCGTCTGGAACAGCGTCTCGGTCTGCTTGAGCTGACCCATGAACGTGTCCATCATGGCGTTCGCACGCCCACCGAACGTGCGATCCATCTCGGCGTAGAGCATCTCCAGCGCGCGCTTGGACTCCACGGTGCCGGTGCCGACCGCCTTGATGAGCTGACCCATGGAGAGGCCCATGGAGCGCGCCATGAGCGCGATCGCCGACGGGACGGACTCGCCGAGCTGCTGGCGCAGCTCTTCCATCTGGATGACGCCCTTACCCATCATCTGCGAGATGGCGACGGTTGCGCGGTTGAAGTGCTGATCCGAGCCACCAAAGGCCGCGATGCCGTCCATGATGGCATCGAGCGAGCCGTTGAACGGGTCCGTGCCGGTGGCCTTCAGCTTCACGAAGTTGTCCGTCACCGACTTCAGGGTGAACGGCACCTCCTTGGCCTTCTTGATGAGGACTTCGACGTTGTTGGACGCCTCGGCGAAGGGGTTCTCCGACTTCGACATGCCGGCCATGAGGTGCGTGAGACGCTCGAACTCGGCGTTGACCTCGAGGATCGCGCCGACCCAGCCGTGGGCGACGCTCGTCATGGCGGACATGGCGAAGGTGACGGCGCCGGTCACGATGGAGACGTCGCGCAGCGTGGCGACGAACCCCTTCGTGTTGCGGTCGGCGATCGCGATCGAGGAGATCACCGACTGGTTGGAGGCGGCAAGGCGCTGGAGCATCTGGTTCGAGCCGGCCGCGACCCGGTTGAACTGCTGGACGGTCTGGCCGGCTCGCAGCATCCGCGTCGTGAAGGAGCCGTCAGCCAGCTCCAGCTCTACCGTGATACCCTTCATTTCAGTCTGCCTTTGCCTTTCAGGGCCGCGAGGCCCGCTCGATCAAGTTTTTCCTCCTGTGCGACCTCGGCAGCATCGAACTCGGCGACCGTGCCGATCTGCTTGGTCATGGCGTTGGTGAAGCTCTCGAACCCCTTTTCAGAGGTGGCCGAAGCGATCGCGTTGATCTGGCGAAGGCTGTCTTCGGCGAGGATGCGGTCGATGCTCTTGTGGAGATGCCAAAAGTATCGAGCCGACTCCCCAAGGAGAGCGTTGCGGTTCGCGTAGCCGTAAAAGCGGTGGACGCGGGTGAAGAGGAAGCCGAAGTCGAGGGCCTTCAGGCCCCCGGAGCGTTTCCCTCGGACGCGGCCTCGGCCTTGGCGTCGTCGCCGGCGCTCTTCGTGACCTCGTCCTGGCCGTTGTTCTGCTGCGCGAACTGCACGAACGCCTGGATCTGGGAGAGCGTCAGGTTGCGAATGTCGGTCTCGGGCAGGCCGGGGAATGCGCGCATCAGCATCTTGACGGTGATGTCGAACTCTTCCTTCGCGGTCGTCTTCGTGCCGAGCGCCTGGATGTCGAGCGTGTTGTTGATGAAGTCCTCGACGGTGGCTTCCTTGCCGTCGTAGCGCTGGCCCTTGAGCTTGATCGCGAACCCGACCTTCGGGGCGACTTCGTCGAGGTCGAGGAACTTCACATTGGTATCGGACATGCGGGTGGTCTCCTGGGAAGCAGAGGCCCCTACTCCGTGAGTAGGGGCTTACTTATTTCTTTGGTTGGAAGGATTACGCCTTGGCGGTTTCGTCGCCGACGACGAAGAGCGTCTCGGTCTCGGCGTCCGGATACGCCTTGAAGACCACGTTGAAGACGCGCTGCTCGTCGAGCTTGTAGGCGAAGGTCGCAGCGCCCGCGGTCGCCGCGCGCGGCACGATGAAGTCCTCGGACGTGTCGTCGTCCGCGTTCTCCTTCGGGTGCAGCCGGAGCTTCTTGGCGATCTCGAGGAGGTCGATGCCGACGCCGGCCGGGACGACGACCTTCTTCTTGGTCGGATCCTGGCTGTCGGTGACGAGCTGGGCGCCCGGCATGATCGCGACGAGGTTCTCGAGCGTGGTCTCGGCCAGCGGCGCGGTCACGGTGCAGGTGCGGCCCGTGATGCGCTCGCCGATCGGCGAGTTACCGAGCTGGTCGACGGTGATTTCCTGGGTCGACGTCTCCACCGCGGCTTCGACGCCGCCCTTGGTGAAGCCGAGATCCTTGTCGTCGAAGAAAAGCCGGCACACGCCGAGCTTCACGTTCTGGGTATCGGATGCCATGGATTTCCTCTCGTTGGCAGAATGAGTAAGCGTTTACTTATCATACCGCGCCGTAACGCGGCGTGGCAAGGTGTTTCAGGCGATCGCGAAGCTCGTTCGGAAGTTCAGCGACCATTCGATCCCGCCACCGTTCATCCGCGGGAACTGGATGGGCGTGTGGGCGGGGAGGAACTGGTTGATCTGGACGGCGCCCCGCTCGGCCGTTGCATCGTGACGCTCGCGCTTATCGACCGTCAGGCAGCGCTGCACCTGGTCGGCGAGCGCCGCGCCCTTCACAGGATCGCCGTGACGCACGATCACCTGAAGGCTCGGGTCGTAGTAGCCGGGCAGCTCGTGGTCGATGCGGATGCCCTGGATCGGGCTCTTGAGCATGATGCCGATCGCGACGTCGCCCGGCATGGCGTTGAGGAACAGCGTCTTGCCGGGAATGCCCAGCTCGGCCGCGACGAGCTTGTCGCGCAGGATGTCGAAGATCACGGGACTTCCCTCATGATGGCCGCGATCATGCGAGCGCGAAAGCGGCGTTGAAACTCGGCCTCGGCCGCACGCTCGAGGAACTTCTCCCCGACGATGCGCGAGGGATTGGCCTGCTGCTTGGCGAGCGTCTTCGGACCCGGCTGCATCGAGGAGTAGTTCTCGTGGACGTAGAGGGCGTATTGCTCGACGTTCACGCCGTTGACCTCGCCGCCCGCGACGACATCGATCTTGAGGCGCCCGCGGCCGGGCTCGTATTCGCGCTCGATGCGGATCGACTCCTCGAGGTTGCCCTCGTCGACCGGCGCGTTGAGGCGCGCTTCCTTGACGATCTCGTCGGCGCCGCGCCGGAGCTGCTTGCGCGAGGTGTCGGCCACGCGCTCGGCGATCTGGCGCAGCTCCACGGCGAGCGCCTCGGCTCCCCTCACCCGCGACCCGATCATGCCTCGACCTCGAAGGGCTCGAGGTCGCACTGCCAATGGTCGATCTGACCGGCGACGTTGTAGCGGGGCTCGACCTTGGTGACGCGGAAGAGCTGCGGGAAGTCGCGGTCGCGGAAGCGATCGTTGACGTTCGGCTCGACCTTGGCCGGGAAGAGCACCGTCGCCTTGGCGACGATCTCGTCAGCGGCTCCGCGCGACGCGGAGGAGTCCGCGCGCACGGTTGTCGAGGAGAGGATCTGGTTGATGTGGATCGAGGCGTAGCGCACGTCCTCATCCCGACCGAACGACGGCTGGGCGTGGAAGTCGTAGCCGGTCGAGCGTGCCAGCGAGCCGTTGCGGTTCGGGATGAACATCAGCGGGTGATCCGGAACTGGTAGTGGACGAGCCCGGTCAGCGCCTCGAGCGCTGCGCGCGTGACGCCCATGTCGAGAACGCCGTTGCGGAACATCATCGAGCTCTCGCCGATCGACTCCGACAGGACGCCGGCCCGGCGCTTGTCGCCGATGATGTCGCCGGTCAGGATCTCGTCGGCCTCGATGATCTGCGCGCGCTTCAGCCGATCCGTGAAGTAGGCCGGGAAGTCGTCGAAGGTCGCGACATCCATCTCGTGCCAGTGCTGCTGGTCGATGTAGGTGAAGCGGGTCCGGTAGTTGACCTCGGGTAGGATCAGCGTCTCGCGGTCGTAGCTGTCGATGATCTTGAGGGAGATGCGCGTCAGGCGCGCGTAGGCTTCGATCAGCGCGGCGCGCAGGTCGCGATCGGACGCGCCGTGAACCATCTTGAGGCCCGGCAGGTCGAACGCCTTGATGCGCGCCTCGTGGATCGTCTGGAAGGAGTTGTTCGGGACGGCGAGCGAGTCCGTGCCCTGGACGGCGTAGACGAGCTGGCGCGTGATGTCGCCGCCCGGCGTGTGAAGGACGACCGTGACGACACGGCCTTCCATTCCACTCGTGCCCGCCTGGAGCGCGTTCAGCTCGGCCGGCACCACGACGCGCAGCGTCTCCCCGAGAACCGCGTCGATCGCGCCCAGCGGCCGGCGACGCTCGTCGGTGACAGAGACGCTCGCACCCGTCACCTCGACGGGCTTGTCGTTCAGGTCGTGCAGCGGGACGTCGTAGGTGACGACGTAGTTCTCGGGGAAGATCTGCATGGGTTACTCGCGACCCTCGTCGCTCTCGCCCTGACCTTCGCCGGTGCCCTCGCCCTCACCAGAGCCCGTGGGAGCGTCTTCGGTCTCGTCGGTGCTCTCGCCCTCGCCCGAAGCGTCCTCGCTCTCCTGCGTGCCTTCCTGGCCCTCGCCGGTGGCCTCGGTGCCGCCCTCGCCGCCCGTGCCGGTCTCGTCGGTGTCGGCCGTCTCGGCGTTGATGGCGTCGGCGATGCCGCGGGCCGCTGCCGCCGCGATCTTGGCCGCGAGGTCGTCGTCATCCACCGACGTCTCCTCGGCGCCCTCGCCTTCCGGCTTGACCGGATCGACCGGGGCCTCGATCTGCGTCGCGCCGGAAGCGTTGCGCGCCTCGACGAACTCGGCCTGCGCGGTGAGGATGGACTCGATCAGGGCAGGGATCGACCGTCCCTTGAGACCCCACTCCTCGGCGACGACGCGCACGGCCTTGATGCCGCCCTTGTCGGCGAGGGCGTCGAGCTCGTCCTTGGTGCGCAGCGTGACGCTATCGGCCTTGGCCGTGCGCAGGCGCTCGGCGCGCTCTTCGGCTTCGCGTTCGGCGTCGGTCTGGCGTGCGAGCGGTGCGGTCTCGGCCACGCGGATCGCGACGCCGTTGATGACCTGGTGCTGACGGCCGGCCGGGTGCTCGACGCCGTCCTCGTCCACATGCACGGCTTCCATGATGCCGGCGATCTGGTTGGCGACGGCCGGCGCCACGACGTCCACGGACGTCCCGTCCTGGAAGAAGGCGTTGCCGAGATGGCCGTTGTAGCCGGTGAAAGCGCCGCTCTTCAGGCGCAGAAGCATAGGCTTCATGATCAGATTTCCTTGTCGGTGATCGGGAGGGTGCCGGTCAGGTGCAGGACTTCGAGATCATCGAACCCGCCGATGTATTCGCCGGCCGCGAAGATCTGCGGCACGGTTCGGGCGCCTGGCGCGCGCCGGTCCATCTCGGCCTTCAAGGCGGGGTCGGCGACGTCATGGTAGCGGAAGGCCAGGCCCTCCGATGCGACGAGCTCCTTGGCTCGTGCGCAGAAGCCGCAATTGCTGCGGCCGTAGATCTCGATAATGCGGCTCATGACCTTCTCAAACAGAAAGGGGCAGGATTGCCCTGCCCCATTCTAAAGTAAGTCGTTACTTATCACCAAGCTTAAATGTTGGTGACGCCCTTGAGACGGGCCAGAGCGTGCGTGGCCTTGAGGGCCGTGCCGCAATACCACTTGAGGCGGTGCAGGTCGGCGTCCTTGACGTGCGAGGTGCCGAGATGCTCGTAGCGGATACCCGCCTGCGCGCCGGCCCAGAGGCCGTGGAAGCCGTCGGCCTCGTTCAGACGCAGCGCGTAGATCGAGGTCGTCTTGTCGTTGGTGCCCTGGACCTCGTCCGCGCGGATGAAGTCGTTGATGATGACGGGCATACCGTCGATCGCCGGCACCATGCCGAAGTTCTCGATCATCATCATCGGCGCGGTGTTGCCGCCGAAGGTGCGCAGGATCGACTTCAGGCCGCGCCAGGTGCCCTCGCGCATCATGAAGGCGTCAGCGCCGAGCAGGACCGCGTCCTTCAGCTCGTCGAGAGCCTCGAGCGAAACCGCACCACCGTTGGCGCCCGCGACGAGCGTCTGACCGGCCGGCGTCAGCGTCTTGATGCCGTCGAAGGACTTCTTGTTCTGGCTGGAGTCGCCGTTGACGAGCGTGCGCCGGAACTTGATGCCCAGGCCCTTGGCCTTCGAGCGGATCTGGATGCCGAGCTGCGGGTTGAGGTCCGACATGGACTCGGTCGTGAAGTTGTCGAGCAGGATCTGGCCTGCCAGCACCTTGCACTTGGTCGAGACCTCGTCGAACGTGGCAGCGCCCTCGGGCACGTCCTCGTAGGCCGACAGGAACTCGCCCTCGGAGATGGTCAGCTCGCGGACGTAGTCGTAGGACTTGCCCTCGGTGCGAACCCAGGGGAGGAGAGCGAACAGCTCGTCCTTGTGGATGATCTCTTCGATGACGCCGCGGACGAGGTCGATCTCGGAGAGCTTTTCGGCTTCTTCAACGAGAAGAGGCATGGTCGATTTCTTCCTTTCTGTGCCCGCCTGCGGGACTGCGAAAATCTGTTGGGCAGTATAACCCGCAGGCGGCGATCAACAAAGGAAAAAGTGAGTAATCGCTTACTTACTTCTTCCGCGAAGCGGCAAGCGCGGCCTCGATGCGGGACAGACCGAACGTGTCGGGTGCCTTCGCCGGGGTCTTGCCGCCGTTTTCCTTGGTGCCGGAGCCGGCACCACCCTTGGTCTTGGAGCGCAGGAGATGATCGCGATCCGAGTCGGCGTCGATGAGCTGGCGCATGGCGTCGTCGAACGTCGCCGGCTCGCCGCTCTTCTTGTTCAGGAGCTTCTTGCGTCCCTCCTGGCTGGCCGGCCGGTCGTAGGCCGTCAGCGTGCCGTCCTCGGCGATCTCGAAGTTCGCACCGTAGACCTGGCGCGCCTTGGTCGGCGTCAGCACCAGCTCCTCGCTCACGAACTTGGAGCTCGTGAACTTGGCGCCGATCGTCAGCTCGTTGATCCGGTCCTGGAGACCCTTGATCGTCGTGTTGCTCTCGGCGAGCAGCACGTCCTTGGCGTTCAGCTCCTCGGTGTGCGCTTCCTGGAGGATGCGCTTGGACTCCTCGTATTCGCCACGCGCCTCGGCAGCATTGGCTTCCGCCGTCTGCTGGTCCTTCATCAGCTTGCGGACCTTCGCGGGGTCGATCCCCTCGAACGCCTTCAGGGCTGCGTTCGCGGTGGCGAGCGCCTTCTGGGCATCCTTGAGCGCCTTCTTGCGCGACAGCGACTCCTTCAGGAGCTTGGCCTCACGATCCGTCGGCTTCTTGTCAGTGCCCTCGTTGCCAGCGTCGTCGTCGTCGGACTGTCCCTCGTCCGAGCCGCCTTCGTTGCCGGCGTCGTCTTCGTCCTCGTCGTCGCCCTCGTCAGCCTCGCCCTCATCCGAGCCGCCGCCCGAGCCCGCCCCACCTTCCGGAGCGAACGCGATCTGCGGGAAGCGAAGGCCGAAGCCCGTCCCGAAGGAAGCGATGGATGCGATCGAGCCGGACGTCTTGGTCAGGCGGTTCAGAAGTTCGGTCATGTGGTCTTCCTTTCGGCCAGTCTCTCGGCCTTCGTGTTGCGTGAGCCAGTCACTCGGCTCGGCTTATGTCCCGGTCTGCGGCGTGACCTGACCCTGACGCGGGTTCGTGTTGGTCGGCCGGAGAGCGGGAGATTTCGGTGCGCCTGGTGCGCCAGGCTGGGAGGGCTCGGCCTCGAGCCACTTGCCGACACCCTCGAGGACGGTCTTCTTCAGATCCTCCTTCAGCGTCGGGAACAGCTTCTCGACGATCCGCTTGGCGTGCTCGCGGCGCAGCTCCTTGGGCGCCTGGATCTTGGCGAGACGCTCGGCGGTATCGAGCTCGTTGGTGAGGGTCGCGACGTCGAAGGTCTCGGGGTAGTTCACGAGACGGTCGGCCGGCACAGGCTCGCTGGCGTAGAGCGAGACGAGACGCACGATCTCGTTCTCGGCGTTCTCCAGGGCCTCGCCCTTCGCGTTGAGCAGCGAGTTCACGCGCTCGAAATCGTATGCCTTGGCGACGCCCGACGAGTTGTCGATGCCCATGGCGTTGTCCTGCTTGGTGCGCTCACCAGCCAGGCCGATCGTGTGGTAGATCTCGTTGATGATCTTCTCGACGACCGCGATGATGACGTGCGCCTGCGCGGCGTCGGGCGAAATGTATTCCGGCCCTGCCCCACCCTGACTGCCGTCGTAGGTGAACATGCGCTTGGTGCCCGCCTCGACGAGCTGCTTGTATTTGTCGTCGCCCGGCAGGATGCCCTGCGCCGGCATGACGAGCTGGGAGAAGGTCTGGTCCTGGATGATCGCGTCGAGGTTCGACAGGTAGTTGGCGACCGCGCGATCGAGATAGGCCGTGTCGTCGATAAGGGCGGGCGCCGAATAGTGGCTCTCGCCGATCGTGTGGCGCGCGAAGACGACAGGGATCTCGCCGATCGGGTTGTCGCCGCGGGAGATCTCGCGCACGACCTTGCCGCGCCGGCCGGCGTCGACCTCCTCGTAGAGCACCCACTCGTGCGGGCGCCACAGGCGGAAGCGAGGCTTGAGCTGGCCCGTGCCGAGCAGCGGGTCTTCGTCGTCGCGCACCCACTCGCGGATGAGGATCCACAGGAGCTTGCCGTCGGTGTCGTCCTCAAGCGCGAAGTCGAGGATGTCCATCGGCTTCACGATGTAGGCGTAGATGGGGTTCGGCGCCTTCTTCTCGTCGGCGACCGAGACCGCGCCGTCGACAGGCTTGGAGTCCACGACGACGCCGACCTGGCCGAACACCGACGTCGACATGGCGAGGTGCTTGGCGAACTGGTCGATCGTCATGCCCGACTTGGTCGAGCGCTTCCAGAAGCGCTTCACGGCCTCGGTGGCGCTGTTGTCGTTGCGCTCGACCTTGGCCTTGAAGAGATACTTGGTGACGAGATCGACGGTCTCGCGCGTGTGGTTGAAGCGATATGCGCGGTTGAGGCGGTCACGGAACTCGTCCGTGCCCTCCTTGAAGAACTTGAAGATGTTCTCGGTGAACCAGGCCCGGCCACCGCGGTAGGTTGCCTGGAGGAACTCCCAATGGGGAAGCATCACGGCGTAATCGGGATGGCGACGTGCAATGAAAGCCGTCAGCACGTCCTGATTTGATGTTCCGCTCATGCTTTGACCCATTCCGTGTTCATCCCCGCATGATAAGTAACCGATTACTTATCTGCAACCTCAAATCGACAGACCGAGGATCTGGACCTTGCGCACCGGGAACTCGAAGTCCGTGAAATAGCCGAGCGCGTCGCACGGGTGTTCGACGCCCATGGTCTTGTCGACCTCGCGCGAGCCCTCCTTGTAGATCGTCTGCTCGAGGCCCTTGATGAGGTGCCGGCAGCGCTGATCCACGCGAAAACGCACCTGGCCGTCGGCCGAGCGCAGGAGACGGTTCACCGAGTTGATGCGGTCGGCGACCGCGGGGTGCTTCTTCTTGTAGAGGATGCGTCGGAAGCCCGCCTCGCGCAGGATGTCGAGATCGGACTCGCCGCGCGCCTGCGTGCGGTTGGCGCCGGCCGGATCGGGGTAGAAGCTGATCTGCTTCATCTGCCGGTGGTAGCGCCTCGAGATCTCGTCCGCGACCTCCTGGGTGTTCGAGCCGAAGAGGATCGCCTCGTCCACGCACCAGATCTCGCCGTTCGGCTGGATCTGCATGATCACCGACGACATCGGGTCGATGTTGAAGTCCTGGCCGATGTAGATCGGGAGCTTGGGGTTGAACTCGTAGCGGCCGACGTGCTCGTTGCGGTCGAAGGCGTGATAGACGCGGCCCGACATCGTCTCGAACCGGGCGTTGTATTCCTGGTTGAACGTCTTCTCGTCCGTGTTCTCCATCGCCTCGAGGATTTCGCTCTTCGGGATGAAGGGCGACATCATCGTCGGGTATTGCCAGCTCATGTAGGGGTTGCGGCGCAGTGAGCCGTCGTCAGCGCGATAGGTCGGCCCGCGCTGGCCCTTCATGTAGAGGTCGTAGAACCAGTTGAACGCCTTGGGCGTGCCGATGAACATCGCGCCGCCGCGCGTCGAGGTCAGCGTCGGCTGAAGGATCTTCTCCCAGGTCTCCGGCTTCATGTCCTGGACCTCGTCCAGAACGACGTAGTGGAGCGCGACGCCGCGCAGGCGATCGGGCTGGTCGGCGCCCTTGAGCGAGATCACCGAGCCGTTGATCAGCCGGATCTCCATCCGGGTCTCGTTGGGCTCGCCGCGCATCCACTCGCGCGGGATCGACTCCTTCAGGACGTCCCACATATTCTGGCGGGCCTGGCCGTAGGTCGGCGCGACATACCAGACGCGCTGGCGCGGGGCGCGCGTCGCGGCCTTCATGAGCGCGGTGCGCGCGCAGAGCGTCTTGCCCCAGCGCCGGCCGGCGACGATGACCTTGTAGCGGGCCTTGTGGTTCAGAACCTCCTTCTGGCCGTTATGGACGATCAGGTCGCTCATGCGTCGCGCAGCGAGGCGTCGATCACCTCGTCGATGATCTCGCCGTCGTCGTCGTCCTGGTCGGCGTTGGTCTGGATCGCGTGGATCTCCTCGTCCGTGATGTCGCGGATGAGCAGCTCCGGCAGCGACGCCTCGTCCACGATCGCATCGGCGTTGAGGATGCCAAGGCGTGTGTTCACGTTGTCGATGAGGATCTTCTGGTAGCGGGCGACCGCCTTCAGGTCGTCGTCGATCGAGGCCATCGGCCGGTTGTTGCGGATCGCCTCGGCGACCTGCTTCTTGGCGATGAGCTGGACCTGGTGCAGCGACTTGTAGCCGTCGACCCGGCTCTCCTCGACCCATTCGCGGCGCTGGTCGGCGAAGCTCTCGGCAGCTTGGATCGCAGCCTGGCCGGCCTTGGACGCGGCCGCAGCCTTCACGCCGTTGGCCTGCGCCTGGCGCAGCTCATGGGCGCGCGTGCCGAAGGAGATATTCCGGGTCTTGAAGCGGCGCGAGATGGACTGCCGGGAGACGCCATACTCCTTGGAGAGCTCGGGCATCTTCTTCGTGCCGAGCTCGTAGGCGTTCTCGATTTCGGCCCAGGTTTCCTCGGACAGGCGCGAGCCGGCAGACCGGGACTCCTCGGTCTCGACCTCCTCTTCCTCCTCGACCTCGTTCTCCGGGCCGGTGATGTCCTCTTCGTCTGCGCTCATGCTCGTCATTTTAGTAAGTGCTTACTTATTATGCAACCCAGGCGTTCCGGGCCGGAGAGCTAATTGCCTCTCACCTACATTAGAAATTATATCTATCTCTTAGAGTTAGATTCTAATGTAGATCGGAGGCAATTAGCTGCCTCCGGTCAGGGGCGTCGATCGGAACCAGGCGTAGGCATCTCCGGTCGGCTTCACGATGCGCTTCCCGTTCCAGCCTTCCCGGCTGATGATGCCGTTGCCCTCGAGATAGCGAAGCGAGCACGAGAACGCCGGCCGGCTCGGCTTGTAGCTCAACCGGCTCATGATCTCGCCGACCGTCAGGTGCTCGCCCTTGTCGGCCGCGGCGAGGATCACGCCGACGATCTCGCGCTGCTTGTCCGTCCTTGCAGGCTTGCCCATCAGACGATCCTCGGCACGGATGCGCCCGGCTCGACGAACCCGCCCTGGAACACCATCGGCGCGGTCGGCGCCTGCCAGTCGAACGCGCGCAGCGGCAGGCGGGCAGGCATCTCCCGGCCCGCGTCCGGATTGCGCCAGACGCCATACATGGGCGAGGCCAGGCTCATCTGCTGGATCGCCTTGATGGTGTCGCGCGCCGTCATGGCGTCCACGCGGGATGCGCCGCGCTCGCGCGTCTTGCCCGTGTTCTCGAGCGCCGAGTTGCGCAGGTAGAAGTCCTTGCACCTGACGATCGTGGCCTGGCGCTGGCTCTCCGGCATGGCATCGATCTCGGCGACGATCGCCTCGAAGTCCTGCGGGCTCGCCTCGAAGTTCGACCGGAAGAACCGGAGCCCCGCCTCGAACTTGTTGGCGTTCTGGGGCGTGACGAACCGGAAGCCGGCCTTCTGCCCGAAAATGTTGAACTTCGACATGGAGCTCTGGATCTCCATGATGGGCGCGCCCTCGAGGCGCGAGACGAGGTTCATCATCCGGTAGCCGGCGCCGATGCCGCGGAACATCGTGTCGACCACGAAGCGGGAGACGACGCGCATGTTGGCGTTGATCCACTTGTAGCGGTTCGTGTTCGTCAGCTTGGTGTCCCCGCCCGTCGGCTTGATCGCCGGGAACGCGATGTGGCGCTCCTTGAGGAGGCCCTTCGGACATCCGGTCACGAGAACGCCGATCGACTCGCCGTGGAGATCGAGGCGCCAGAAGCGCGCGCCCATCGGCAGCTTCTCGGCCTTGTAGTGGAGATGGTGCAGCAGCTCCCAATCTGCCTTGGTGCCGCGCTCGACGAACATATCGTCCATCAGCGAGAAACGGGCGCTGGGCGCGTCCACGCGCTCGACGCTCGTCGTGTGCGTCGGGAACTCGAAATCAGCGCTGGTGAGCATCCTGGTCAATGTGAGACGCTTTCCGCAAGCGTCACAGCGCTCGCAAAGACGGGTGCGAGCGGTGTGCAGCACGACAGGAGCGCGCAGAGCGCGAGGATCAGGCCGCGGCTCATCGCGAACACCCCGAGATCTGGTCGTAGTAGCGTCCGGTGTTCTCCTCGACGCGGATCGCCCGGTCGTCCCAGAGCTGCACCATGCCGAAATCCTTCTCGGACACGACCTCGAGCCGGGGAAGGCCCTGGCGCTCGAACCAGTTCTGGATGTGCCAGCGAGCCATGCCGCGGTCGGGCGCGGCCGAGCAGACGCGCGCCGTCATGATCTTCACCGTCTTGCCGGCCGCGAGCCAGCCGCGCACGCGCTTCATCATCGCCGGCACCGGCGCGCCGATGTGGTCGATGCCCTTCCAGCCGTCGTAGTGCGCGAGCGTGCCGTCGAGATCGACGCCGATCCACCCGCCGCTCACGACACGCGCTCCTTCACCTTCACGTCCACGCGCTCGGAGAAGCGCTTGGTGACGGTGAGGTCCGGCCCGAGCTCCTCGCCGAGATCGGTATGGGTCGTTGCGACCATGAGCGTCTTGCCCATGCGCCGGGCGACCTTCTGGACGTTGAAGGCGATCACCTTCGCGGTCTCGCGATCGAGCACGGCGCCGAACTCGTCGGCGACCCAGACGTCAGCGGGGCTTTCCAGCACCTTGGCGAGCTTCACGCGGTAGCGCTGGCCGTCCGAGAGCTCGGAGGGCTTCCGGAGGTAGATATAGGCGTCGGAGATCCCCGCGAGACCGAGGAGCTCGGTCGCCTGGTTGATGGTCTGGCCGACGAGGTCGATGACCGGGCGCTCCTCGAGCTCGATCTCGTTGAGATCGGCGACGAGCTTGCCGCCGGCCCGCATCTGGCCGATCAGATCCTTGAGAAGCAGCGACTTGCCCGAGCCCGACTGGCCGGTGATGTAGACGACATCCGTGTCGCGCACCTCGATCTTGAGGTTGTCGTAGACCGTGAAGCGCTTGTCCGAGAGACCGAGGCCGAAGCCTTCGGCCAGGTCCAGGACGCGCGCCGTGCGCTCGACGGACGAGGTGAAGTGACGATCGACGACGTATTCAGTCATCGCCGTCCTCCATCTCCCCGCCGCCGAGCGGATAGATCTCCTTGTAGGAGCCGTCCTCCTCGAAGTGGATGATCGGATCGACCGAGGCCATGTTCAGGAGCTCGTCGCGCATCATCGTGAAGACGCCGGCGTAGAGCGAGGCCGTCTGGGCGGTCGTGTCCTCCGGCTGGTCGGCGAAGTCCGGGACCAGGTGCGTGTGGAAGAGACCCGTCGGGGTGTGGCGCGCGACGAGCACGATGCCCGTGGCGTCGCCCTTCTCGACCTGGAGCCGGAGCGCGTCGATCGCGGCGAGCTCGGCCTTGATGGTGAGCTGGCGCCGCTCGTCGATGTCCTTCTGGACGCGCGCGGCCGACTCCTCGTCGGACAGGATCTTCAGGGGCTCGCGCGAGCGGAGCGAGATGATCTTGCGGTCGTCGCTCATCAGACGGTTGCTCCCAGGTGCTCGAGAAGAGCGGCGATGCCCTGCTTGCCGGTGCGCGTCTCCATGCGGCCGACGAGGTCGCGGAGCTGCCGGCTCTCGGCGATCGTGATGCGCTTGAAGCCGAGGGCGTCGACGACGGGCGCGGCCGTCTCGTCGACCTTCTCGGCCGCGGCCTTGTTGCCCTCCTGCTGGCTCTCGACGGCCGAGGACACGTCCTCGACGAAGGCGCTCTCGTCGAAGGCGGCAAGGTCAGCCGTCGTGAACTCGATCTCGGCCGCGTCGAAGCCGATGATGTCGATGTCGAAGTCGGCCGCGGCCAGGCGCCGGAGCTCCTCCTCGATCATGCCCATGTCGTATTCGGTGGACGTGACGCGGTTGTCGGCGAGGCGCAGCGCGTCGGCCTCCTCCTTGGTGAGGTCCGAGCGGACCACGACCGGGATCTTGGAGACGCCCGTCTGGCGCGCGATCTCGAGCGCGGCCAGGCGCCGGCCGTGGCCGGCGATGATCACCATGTCGCCGTCGGTGATGATGGGCTGCGTCCAGCCGACCTTGAGGATCAGCTTCACGAGCTTCCCGACCTGGGCTTCGGAGTGCTTCTTGGCGTTCTTCTCGTAGGGGACGAGCTCGGAAACATCGCGAAGCTCGACCTGCGGGATCTTAGTCATCGTAGGTCATCTCATTTCGGAGGAAGGTCATCGCTTCGCTGTCGTTCATCTCGCGGATCTCGCGGACGGAGCGCTTGCGTTCGTAAAATTCGCCGGAGTCGCAGAGGCCGCACTCGGGCGCGGTGTTGCCGCGCTTGAAGAAGGTGCAGCTCCGGCAGTCCCGGAACTTCGGCTTGGGGTCGAAGACGGCCGGCATCAGAGATCGCCGTCGTCGATGTCATCGAGCCGGGCGAGCGCCGCCTCGACGTCTTCTTCGGTCTGCGGCTCGGGCCGCGGAGCGGATGAAGTAACCGTTTGCTTATGTCCGGAGACGAGCAGGTGCATGAGCGCGTCGCCGGCGTTCGTGAGGTCGTCTTCTTCGGTGAAGCCCTGGGCGCGCTTGGTGTCCGCGATGATGCGCGTGAGCGTCTCGGCGTCGGCCAGCGTCAGCTTGAAGCGCATGTGCGTGTGCGTCTTGGGCACGCGCTCGGGCTTCTCGTCGTCGTCGCTTTCGGACTGCGGATCGACGTCTTTGTCGAAATTCTCGTCAATATCGAGATCGTCCACCGCTATATGCGCAGTAGACATGATGATCGACAAATCGTCCTCATCGATCGGGAGGTAAATCTGGATCTCTTCTTCGCCAATCGACTTGACCAGCTCGGCGAGCGCCTGCGCGTCATCTGTGCCGAAGCGGTAGTTGTCGACCAGCGAGATTTCCTTGGCGCGCTTGTCGTCCAAGGGTCCGAGGTTCATCACCGGCACGGTCGCGAGGCCGATGCGGCCTGCGCTTTCCCAGCGGTGCTTGCCGCCGAGGATCTCGTATCCGCCGTTGAACTCGCGAACGACGATCGGCTTGAAGGTTCCGAAACGCTTCAGGCTCTCGTCGAGCCGGGCTTCAGCGTCCGGGGTGAGGAAGTTGGAGTTCCAGGGGTTCGGAGCGAGATCGCCCACCGGGAGCTCCAGGAATTGCGGCTTCGTCATGAGGCATCCCTGTGGTAAGTAACCATTTACTTATCACAGTTCCAAACGAGATCCACTAGGCTTCATGCAGAATATCCGCCTCGCTCATAACGCCACCGTCGCAAAGCTGGTCGATCGCGACCGCGAGGTGGACAACATCGTCTCCGACCTCCTGTCCTATACGGTCGAGGGGCACGAGTTCATGCACGCCTTCCAGACCGGCACCTGGTCGGGCAAGTCGTCGTTCTACAGCCACGAGAACGGCACGTTCCCGGCCGGCTTCGTGAACGTCGTGCGCGCCAACCTCGTGAAGGCCGGCCGCAAGGTCCATCTGGTGCGCGATCCCCTGCCCCAGCCGCTCGGACCCGAGAGTCCGATCGTGGACGAGTTCGGAAACGACGATCCGCGCTACGATTTCCAGCTCAAGGCGCTGCGGCAGGTCGAAAAGCACGGCGCCGGCATCATCCAGGTCGCGACAGGCGGCGGAAAGTCGAAGATCGCCAAGCTCATCATGGCGCGCTACCGGCGCCCGACGCTCTTCCTGACGACGCGGGGCGTGCTGCTCTACCAGATGCAGGACCAGCTCAACGAGATCGGCATGAACTCCGGCCAGATCGGCGACGGCGAGTTCAAGCTGGTGCGCGGCGTGAACCTCGGGATGGTGCAGACCTTCGTGAAGCGGCTCGAGGAGCCCTCGCTCGACAAGGAGATCCGGAAAGTGATCGCCAAGGGCTACGACGAGAGCGTCGCGCCCGAGAAGCAGCGCGAGATCGCCGCGAAGAAGGCGCAGGTCGTCTACGACCGCAAGCTGAAGCGCCGGAGCCAGGCGATCGAGTTCCTGTCCATGGTCGAGGTCGTGATCGGCGAGGAAGCCCACGAGGCCGGCGGCTCGAGCTATTACGAGATCCTGCGCCACTGCAAGAAGGCTCGCATCCGCGTCGCGCTGACGGCCACGCCCTTCATGCGCCAGAACGCCGAGGACAATCTCCGGCTGATGGCCGCGTTCGGCCCGGTGCTGATCCAGATCACGGAGGAGATGCTGATCGCGCGGGGCGTGCTCGCCCGGCCGGTGTTCAAATTCGTGACATCGAAGCCGCATGAGAAGCTCCGGCGCACCTCGCCTTTTCAGCGTGCCTACGAGTTCGGCTACATGAAGAACCCCTTCATGCACAAGGACATCATCCGCGACGCGCTGATGGCAAAGCGCTTCGGCCTGCCGGTGATGACCCTGATCGTTCGCACCGAGCACGGGGACACGCTCAAAGCGAAAATGGAGCATCTGGGCTTGCGGGTGGAGTTCATCCGTGGCGAGAACGACCAGGACGCGCGCAAGAAGGCCCTTCGCCAGCTCGGCCGCGGTGAAATCGACGTCGTGATCGGCACGACCATCCTGGACGTCGGCGTTGACGTGCCCTCTGTTGGGCTGGTGCAGCTCGCCGGCGGCTACAAAGCCGAGATTTCGCTGCGCCAGCGGATCGGGCGCGGGCTGCGCGCCAAACGGTCTGGACCGAACGTCGCGTTCATCGCCGACTACTCGGTCTCCAACAACAAGTCGCTAGGCGATCACTCGCGCCAGCGGCGTGCCATCGTCGAGGCCACGCCCGGCTTCGCGGAGAACATTCTGCCTGACGGCCAGGACTTCGACTGGTCGCAGTTCGAGAGAAAGGATCTGGCTGCATGAGCCAACGAGACGCTGCCAACTTCTTCAACTCGGCCGGGCTGAACCTGCTCACGCAGGAGCACCTGGTCGAGCGCTGCGAGCGCCTCGAGGAGGAGAACCGCGAGCTCAAGCGCCGGCTGCTCTCCGCGGCCGAGCGTATCCGCCAGACCGACCGGGCCGAAACCCCTGGAGTGATCCACTGATGCGAAAGCAGGCTCTTCGTCATCCGGTCAACCTCATCGACTTCGGCAAGACGGGCGTCGGCGGCGGCGACGTGATCCTAAAGGACGGAACCGTTGTCGGCCGCTGGGACACCGACGAGAGCGACGCGATCTACGGCTTCATTCCGACGGACTGGCCCCAGGCGGCGTTCCATTCGCCGTTCGCCTTCGACCTCGCCGATAAGATCGGGAAGTTCCTGGCGGGCGAGAAGACGATGTTCCCCAGCGACGTCTCGACGACCAGCCACTAACCCTCCAGAGCGCGTCTCCTCGATAGACGCTGCTCGCGGGCTGCGCTAGTAAGTAAGCACTTACTTTGCAACGGAGCCCCGATGTTCTCTTCCCACAAGCACCGCCCTCGTTTCATCGCGCTGTGCGGCAACCCCGGCGCCGGCAAGAGCGAGGTGCAGCGCATCCTCTCGGCCGAGTTCGACTATCGCCCTTACGACGACGGCTTCCCGATCCGGGACTTCGCCATGCGCCACTGTGGCCTGGACGAGCGCCAGGTCTACACGCAGGCCGGCAAGCTCGAGACGGTGACGATCGCCGGGAAGGAGTGGGTCGTGCGCGACCTCCTCGGCCAGATCGGCAACCGGATCGAGGATCTTTTCGGAATGCACGGCATCCCCGCGATGGCCGTCGCCAAGGCGAACACTGCGCCCGACCGCTGCTACTCCTTCGGCTCGGTGCGCCGCGACCAGGGCGCCTACTACAAGGCCCATGGCGGGATCGTCGTCGAGGTCGTGAACCCGCTCGCTGACGACAGCCCCTACGAGTTCGACCACTACGACCGGACGATCGTCGACTACCGGATCGAGAACAACGCCCTCGCCTACGGCCTGCGGCCCCAGGACGCGCTCCACAATCTACGTCAGAAGGTCGCCTACCTCATGCACCAGGTCGGCGAGGACATGCGCCGGGCGGAAGCGGCCTGATAGCGGTCGAGAACGCGCTCTGCTAGTGGTTTCTGACCTCGAATGGACGGGAACCCATGAACTGCGACAGCATCGTTTCCTGCTATCTTGCCGCAGAGCGGTCCCTCACAGGACTGCCACTCTTCGCGGGAGTCTTGGTAGGTCTCGCGTTCGCAGCCACGCCTAAGCTATTCCGCAGGATCAAGGGCACACCCTACAGGCGATACAGGAAGAAGCTTCTCGTTGCGCTTCGCATCCAGCTCGAGTTGGTCGATCGAAATCCCACACGGCTTCTTCTCGCGAACGTTGGCGCGATGGTCTACGTATTGATCGCCACCAGCACTCTGTTTTTGGCTATTTGTATAGCAACACTACAGATGCCGCCGGAGCTTAGTATGAAGGGCGTAGGCTGGATGGTCGCCGTTGCTCTGCTGACTGGCACGAATGTTTTGACGGTCGAGCAGTTCAGAGCGCAGGCCGCAATCCTTGTTCGGGAGCGTCCGCATTTGATGGCCGACCATTTGCGTGCCCAAGCCCGAGAAGAACTCACTCCAAACGAGAACGCCCTCTTGGACGATCTGGCTGATACCTGGAACGCCAAAATCGAGCGGGCTCATGCAGATCGCATACAGGAGGCATGACCGTTCCGTTTCCGTTCACTGGAAATTAACCGCCCTGCCGTCTAGGTTTCTCGAAATCGCGGAACCTGGAAATCTGGAAATCTAGATGGCTGACCAGCTCATGATCTCCTGCCTCTCCCAGAAGGGAGGGGTCGGCAAGTCCACCTTCGCGCGCCTCATCGCCCAGACGTTCTCGGCGGGCGGCTGGAGCGTGAAGATCGCCGACTTCAACGTGCGGCAGTTGACGGCCGTGGATTGGGCCGCGTCCCGCAAAGCCGCCGGCATCGAGCCCGAGATCGAGGCGGAAGCCTTCTCGACGGTGCGCGCGCTGGCTCGCGAGAAGCACGACCTCATCGTCGCGGACGGCCGGCCGGACTCTGACCAGACCTCGCTGGAGCTGGCGAAGGCATCCCGGCTCGTCGTGGTCCCGACCGGAACCACCTTCGACGATCTCAAGCCCCAGGTGATGTTCGCCAACGAGCTCGTCGCCAAGGGCATCGATAAGCGCAAGATCCTCTTCGTGATCAACAAGACCGCCCCTGGCACGTCGGCGACGGAGGAAGCACGCGCCTTCCTCGAGAGCGGCGGCTACGAGGTGGCGAAGACGGACCTGACGTCCAAGACCGGCTACCAGCTCGCCCAGAACCAGGGCAGGTCCGCAGCCGAGACGACGTTCGGCACGCTGAACGAGCGGGCCACCGAAGTCGCCAACGAGATCGCCAAGAAGCTCACCTCCCTGATGCCGGAGCTCGACCAAGCATGAGCATTCCCAAGCCCCCGTCCAAGGCCCGCGCTGGCTCGATAGCGAACCTGTCGATCCCGCAGGCGCCCGCCGACAACATGACCCGTCCGTCCGAGGCGAAGATCTCGTTCGGGTTCCGCGTCACGCCCGAGCTCCACAAGCGCTACAAGATGATCTCGGCCTCGACGGGCGTGCCCATGGTGGACATCCTCGAGCAGAGCCTCGAGCTTTGGGCGAAGGAGCACATGAAATGAGGGTCGCCGGCGCTGCGCTGGCGATTCTAGCCGGAACTGTCCCGGCGCTCGCCGAAGAGCTCTCCGATGAAATGCTGCGTCAGCTCTTCCTGCCCTATCAGGTGATGAGGCTCTGCAACGCGGACAAGTTCTCGATCACCGATGGAATGGTCGAGGAGTCGCGTCGAAAGGTCGTCGATGCACAGCAGCGGCTCTTCGCAAACTTCTCGCAGGAGCAGCGACAGAAAATTTGGGCCGAAACCGCAAGGACGAGCCAGACCGAATACGCCAAGGAGAAGTCTCCGAAGGAGCGCTGCGCCGAGTTCGCCCAATCGCTCATCGATAGGAGGCTGGTGTCGGAAGAACTCCCGGCCGCAATCGGGGAGCTTCCGCAATGATCAAACGGATCGTGCTGGGCGCCATCGCGGCGCTCTTGGTGCTCGCATTCCTTGCAGAGACGGTTCTCGCGCAGGAGATGCCAGCTTCATGGCAAGGTAGGGAGCTCATCCTCTACCAGCAGCGCCAGATCTGTAACTCGCAGGGTCTGTCCGTCACTGACGCCATGATGACGTTTGAGAAGGAGACCACCTTCAAGCGCGTTGCGGCTTCATTGACCAAGCCCAATCTCAAGAAGCACTGGGATTTCGCGCGTCGATACGTCGAGGGCGAGTTCGGCAAGGACGTCGGCATCAGGGACGCCTACTGTGCCGAGGTGGCAAAGGACATCGCCAAGCGGATGGAGACGCGCCAGAAGGTCGACCAGCTCCTCGGTGACATGCCCTTGTCGCAGTAGCCCTCGAGCTCCGTGCGCCGCAGGCGCGCGGCAGCGGCGGATTAAGGGTCAGATCCACGGGGCATCGGGGCGCCTACCCCAGAGCGTCGTTCCCAGCGCAATCAGAACCCCATCCAGTCATGCTGACGACCTCTGCCTTGCCGATCTCTGGCAGCGATCTGCTGAGCGACGAGGATCTCGTATGCCTCGTCATCGAAGAGCGGATTACCCGTATAATCCTTGAGCGCTTCTACGAGCTCCAGCTTGATCCGATCCCGTTGATCCCAGACTTGAGGGGTGATCTCGATCATGACGGACTCGTTAATCTTGTATTTGTAGTCCCCGGCAGGGCGAATGATGTCGAGCTGCTGAAGCTCGTTCATCGCCGGCGCGCTGAAGCCGCGCGATGTCCTACTGTCGTTTCGCAGCAATCCGTAGAGGATCGTCGTGGCGTCCATGCTGAGTGCGCGCGAGGCCTCCAGGACGATCTCACGCTCCCGTATGTTCTTCGCTCGTGCTGCCCTGATCGCGGGCACTTTTCGCAACCAGTGAGCGGCTCGGAGCAGGAGCGCAACGGCGAAGATCGTCGCTCCGAGGGCTATCGATATGCCGGCGTAGGTGCGGATGCTTCCATCGAATGCCGACTCTTGGATCTCGCCGAGGTAGATCCCGAACCGAACCAATATGCCTCCGATGAGGAAGACCAAGCCAGCCGCAAACGACGGCGTCTTCAGCGTGTTAAACAGCGATGCCAAACCATCCATCGCAGCCCCTCCGATCTACTCTAAGTCGATGTAGGATTAAGGGTCCAGGCCGGGGAGTGTCTCGCCCTCAAAAGGCATCCCCTTCGACCTGTGGCGGGGCTTCTAGGACCTCGTGTCCTTCCCGCCACATGGTCCCCGTGCAACAGAGTGTGTCCACCCAGCACACGTCGTCCCCTGGGGCTGTGTCCCCGATGTCACGCGATGCGCGAGGAGGGATTGGGCGAGTGTCGCGCGCTGTGGCTGGGGTGTCTCACGCTCTGGGATCGTCATAGAAGCTCAAGAGCGAGCGTTTGAGCGTGAGAGCTTCGCGAGTAGCTGACGCGCTATCGAAGCGCGTCAGCGAGCGTCTGTGTCGATTTACGCAGCGAACATATCAGCGATGTTAAGACGCGCAATCATGCGCTGCGTCATGTCGCTTTCGAGATTGATTGCGTAAGCGTCGCGCGTTTCGAACGTCGAGACTTGCGAGAACATACGCAGATTGACGAAAGCGTCTAGCGTCGTCTTATGCTGCGCGTTCACAGTGCTTTCATCGATGATTTTCGACTGTTGCACGATATACGTTGCTTCGCTTTCGCTAAGCTTCGCAGACTTGTTAAGCGCAAGCTTCGCTTCGCTCTTCGTCAACGCTGCGTTCTTGACGTGATGCTTACGAAACGCGCTGACAAAAATCTCTGCGATATAGTTCTGCATCGTCTTATTATTGAAGAGATAGTCAAGAATAGCGTTCTCTTTCTTGAACGCATAGACTTGCGACGTGTAGCGCGACGCATCGACGTCAGCAGCGATAAGAGCTTGTGCGATCGTCTCATTCGCAAGCATCGCGATCGAGCGATCGAAGTGCTTAGCGTTCGCGTCAGACACTTTGTCTTTGCGCGTCACGATGTTGAGCTTAGCAGCGTCAGCGTATGCAGCGAGCTTAGCAGCGAAGTCGTTAGAAGCGATCTGCGTCATGTGAGTGTCTTTCTTTGTGTGTTGCTGATGTCGTCTGTGTGCGACACAAATGAATTTATACGACGCACATGAATAAGCAAGCGCTTACTTACGCAAAAACGAAAAGGAATGAGTCGCGACGAACGAAAATGAATTGCGTCACGCCCCTGTGAGCCCCGCTTTCGTGACTTGCTCCCCGACGCGCGTCGTCCTAGTCGCGCGCCCCGACTGACCCGTAGTCAGCTACGCGTTGCCCCGGTTTTGTGATTTGCTCCCCGTCGCGGGGCGTCCTACGCGCGCCCCCGCCCCGCGGGCGCCCTCGGGGCGCCGCATAGGCCCATCCCCGTCCGGATCTTGGGCGCCCACGTCCTTTCCTCCCCGTTCCTAATTTCCGTTGGCACGGTATTCGCCGCGGGCACCCACGGGGCAGTCGGAGGTGGGCCGGCGGCAACAAGGGGAAACGACGCCCCGCAGTCGTTTCCCCGAGTCCCATTTAGCCCAGCCGTTCCAAAATTCCTCGAGGCAGGCGCGTCCCCTCCCCGCCCCCTTGATCCGTCTCCGCCCCGACCCGTCCCGCTCGCCCAGCCCACAAGAAAGCGCCGCTGTGACGCGACGCTCTCCGCTAGGCTGGATCTAAGCGTATTCGCGCTCTTCCCGGCTCGCGAGCGCGGCTTCACGCTTGGCGGCACGGTGAGCGGCTTCTTCCCGGCGAATGCGCTTGCGCTCCTCGACGAGCTGCATCCCCTGGTCACGAATAGCAGGCATGTCGTCGGGCGACAGTCCGGAATGCTGGATCGCGAGCCGGAAGCGGTCGCCAGCGGAGCGCAGCGTTCCCTCGGACGAGCGCTTGAACAGGTCGGCGTCGATGTTGGCGGGCACATGATCGACCTTGAACGCATCGGCAAGCTCGATGGCATCGGCGAAGCGAGCGACGATCGAGGCGGAAGCGTTGAGCGAAGCAGTGCGGGTCATGTGAAACTCTCTCGTTTCGTGTTGCTGACAATTATGAATATAAATCAGCGACTTACGGGCTATAAGCGTGCAGCGACGGCACGTTGAGCGCGGTCGAGAGGTGTCTGGTGGGGAAGAGCTCGGCCGGGAGCCGCCGAGGAGGCCCGCGGGGCGCAGCCTGACGCGAAAAGACCCGTGCCTGGCCTTACTGGACCTGGACGGGCCTGGACGGGTGCGGACCAGGTCGAGCTGTTGGGTGACTCGCCTGGCCCGCGTTGAGCGCCTGCAGGTTGTGACAGGCGCCTAGAGGAGAGAGACCACGCCTGCGCCTGCCAGGACTAGGACCAGTCCCATGCACATTCGCTTGATGAGGTGCGCGGCACGCTGGGTCTGGAGCTCGAGGGCGCGCCGGCGCCGGATCTCGCCGATGGTGCGCGCGACGCGCTTGGGGTTGTAGGGCTCGAAGTGGCCCTGCTGGAACGACAGGAAGTCGAGGGAGATCCGGAGGGCAGCGATCTCGGCGGGCGTCTGGGGAGCTTGTGCGATCTGCATGGCGATGTCTCGCTCTCGTGTTGCTGACACGATGAGAGTCGCATTGCTCGCTATGGGGTCACAGACGCTTGTTCAGGGGCTTTCAGGCTTCGGGTCCGGCTGCATCTCCGACAGGATCCGATGCAAGACGGCAGGGTCGATTACCCCATGAACCCGTGCGAAGGGGCGCTCTGCTTTCCCGCCTCCTTCCGTCTTGACCTTCAGCTTGTAAATGAAGGCCAGGGTGATGAGAGCGTCCAACTCCTGCTGCGATTCCCCTTCCTCTGCCTGCATGTCGAGGATCAGTTCCATGGCATTCCTCCGGCTCGGCGGCTCCCGTGGGCACCCACGGCTTTCCTCTGTCTACCGCGCCGGCCCGACGGTGTCCTCGCCTACACAGGGGAGCGCCCCGTTCCTAAAAACCCCGCGACACAGGGCGGCTCCCATTTAGTCCCAGCCATACCAAACCGCCCCGCGAGCCAGGCGCAAAGAAAAGGCGCCGAAGCACCTTTCCCTCCTCTCCCTTACGCTGCCTTCGTGCAGAGCTCCTCGAGGGCGCGCGCCTGCGCCGTGTCGGTCAGCTCGTAGACGGCGCCGCGGGCGGTGCCGACGTTCTTGACGATGCCGAGCGTCTCGAGGGCCTGCATGGTGGACGACGCCTGGGTGGGCGCGGTCGACGCCGAGACCGTGTGACGGATCAGATGGCGCGAGATCGCCGGCGACACGCGGATCTTGTCGGAGCACGCTGCCTTGGCGATCTCCATCGTGAAGCGCTCGCCGGAGTGGCGGAACGTGAAGAGCGAGCGGCACACAGCGCGGTTGATGGCGTTCTTCATGAAGTGCCCCGAGGCGAGCGAGCGCGCCAGGTCCGCGACCTTGTCGATGGCGTAGACGTTGTAGCGGTTCGTCGAGGCGCGTCCGACGTTGAAGACCGACGGGTCGACGCTCGTCGCGGCAAAGGCGTAGGCGGCGAGGAGGTCGGTGGTCATCTTCGCGCGGGAGCTCTTCAAGGAGCGCTGGATCGTCTCGTTCCCCTTGTCGCTCTCGTAGTCCATGCGGTCGTCGATCTCCGCGGCGATGTGGTGCTGCATGGCGACGGCGTGGTCGCGCTCGATGCCCTCGATCATCTGGGCGAGCGTCTTCTGCTCCGGCTCGTCGGTGAGGAGCTCGGGCTCGTCGCCTGCCGGTGCCTGGTCCGGGTTGACCTCGTCGATCTCGGACGCCTGGGCCTGGTAGGCTTCGGACTGGACCTCGGCGGTCTCGATGGCGTCGAGCTCGGCTTCCGTGGGCTCGTTGGTCTCGGTGATCTGCTCGACGACCGGAGCGATGATCTCGCCCTCGAGGACGACGTTCTCGATCTGGGCGGCGGTGTTCTTCGCGGTGCGCTTCGACATTTGATAAACCCTTGTGTGTGCGTTGCTATCGCTTGCAAGCTCTTGTTTTCTTCGTTGCTTGCATTGTGAATATGAAGCATCACGATATGGGCTTGAAGCGTGTAGTCGCGGGGTCTTGTCGGCGCGTTTCGGGCGGATATACGGAAGGAATTACTTAGGAGCGGGCCGGGAGCCGTCGTGCGTGAGCGCGTTTCCGTGCAAAGGATCGCGCCGGAGCTAAATGCCACTCACCTACAAAGGTAAGTTATCTACTAGACAGGTTTCTAATGTAGACGAGAGGCGATTAGGGGCGGACGTCTCCGGCACGGGAAACCCCGCGGGCCTCCTCGGAAAACCACGGGGCGCCGTGGAAACCCATGGATCTCCGGCTCGTGTGGGGATCGGCGTTCCAAGGACGCGGGGCATGGGTTCCCCGTGACGGCTATGCTCCTACAGGGGAGTGCCTCCGTTCCTAATTTTTCCGTCAGCCAAAAAAGAGGCTCGCCGACCCCGTAGGATCAAGCGAGCCCTGAAATTGTGGCGTTGTCGGATCAGGTAGCCGGAGACCGGCTGGTAGCTGGTGGACCTCGACGTTGCCGTCAGCAACACACGAACGCTCGCCCAGCTCTGCAAGCGTCGTTGATCGTTTGTCTCATGAGCGCGTGTGGATTGAAAGCGGATGCTTACGGCGCGTGCGTTCGGGTTGAGGTGGTCGGTCTGGAAGTTCGAGGCTGTTTGTGGCGAGGCGCCAACCCCACCAGACCAGCTCACTATCTCCCCCTATGCCCCTCTATGCGTGCTCTCTGCTCTCACATGCCGGAAGCGTGCGCTTGTCCCTCTCTATGGGTGCTGTGCTGCTTTCCGGTGCTCATGCGTCTCTTATGGGTCTGCGTGCTCTGTCGCTCTCTATGGGTGATGATCTCGGATATGTTTTCGATGCTGCGGGGTATGCGTTTGGTCTGTTTTCTCGAAATCGTCAGGGTTCGTCGCTGAATAGCTTCCCGAGTGTTTCGCTCTCTCTGTGCGCGTCAGACGCTTGGATCGCGCTGGTGAGCTGCTCTGTGCGTTTCTGGTGCTCTTTGCGCTGCGCTGGTCTGTTCTCTTGGTCTGTGCGCGCGATCGGGTCGACGTTTACGTCTTTCCCGAAATCGAGGTTTCAGGTTCTCCGGGCGTAAAGCTCGCGTAAAGGTCGTTTCCAGTCTCACAAGGGTTTGCGTCAACCGCCTGGTTTACGCTTGTCAGCCTGGCCTGGGTCGGACTGGACCTCTGTGTAAAGGTCCATCGCCCTTAATCGAAGCGCTAGTAGCGCTCTGCTTCCTCGAGCCTCTTGAGGCGATCGGCGACGAATGTCCGGAGCTCGTTGTGTGTCAGGCCCCTGTCCTGTGATGCGTCCGCCAGGCGCTTGATCTTCTTGCTCTCCTCGGCAGCTCCGTATTTGTAGGCCGCTTCCGTGTAGGCCGCGAGAAGGCGATCGAACTCGTCCAGGTCTTTGCTCACCGGGTCTCTCCTGATTCTGGTGCCCGCGCAGCCTGCCTTCTTCCCTCTTTCCATATGGTTCCCCTTGGTTAAGTAAGCGCTTACTTGCTATGATGGTGGCTCCTGTTCCCAATGGAGTTCATCATGGCTTTCCAGCCGACCAAGCGTTTCAACCTCACCCGCGACGAGTGGACCGAGATTGCCTCTGGCGTCTCGGAGCTCCTGGTCGAGAGCGAGGGCACCGACATCCTCGTTCGCCTCGATAGCGAGCTTCCCGATCCGCAGAACGACGAGGCCCATACGGTCGGCGCCGGCGCGCATCGCTCCTTCTCGTTCGGCTCTCTCACCACCGAGACCGTCTATGCCCGCGCCAAGCGTCTGCCGGGCTCCGCAATCGTGACGAAGGGCTGATCGATGTCCGGATACGGTCCCTACTCGAAGATCCCCGCTGATACGGTTCCCACGATCGACGCCTATGACGTCAAGACGTTCGTCGTCTCGGGCCGGGCGCGTGCTGGCGTGCCGGTGACGGTCAAGGCCGGCGCCTCGCTCGCCGGAACGATTCATGCCGACGAGTTCGGCTTCTGGAAGCTTACCCTTCCCGCCGATCCCGACGGCGCGTCTCTCACCGCAGAGGTTCTGCCGACCAGCGCTCCTTTCGCGACCCCGCGCACTCTTCCCGCTCTTCCACTGAAGACCGGCGCCAAGGTCATGGGTCTCGGCCACAGCTTCATCGCGCGCTCGGGCTACGCTTTCGGCAACGCGGTCCCGCCGGCGCTCCACAACCGCATCGACATCAACACCGGCGCGGCGTTCGGCGACATGGGCCTTCTTCAGTCCATGGACGGGCGCTTCAACGTCAACTCCTGGTTCGATAAGGACTATGCGCAGAACCGCGCGGGCGACGCCAAGGGCTTCGCCGGATCGCAGGCAGGTCTGGGCGGTGACGACCTCAACGGCGGCTACGAGCGCCTGAAGCGCACGATCGACATGCGGCCCGACATCGTGGTCGTGGACATCGGCACCAACGACGTGAACAGCCGGCGCCAGGCCGACGGCAAGACCCCGATCACGCTCGAGACCTTGAAGCTCCGGCTCGATCGCATCCTCACCATGCTCCGCTATGCCGGCATCTGGGCCGTGGTCCTCATGCCGACCCCGCGCACCGACTGGAAGGTCGGCGATCCGCGCCATGTGACGCTCGAAAACTTCGGCGCCTGGTGCGCGACGCTCGGCTCTCGCGAGGGCGTGAAGGTCGTCGATGATCGCAAGCTCATCCGGGACGCGATCGCGTCCGGCCAGCCGATCCTCGAGGACGGCATCCACATGACGTCGGTCGGTCACTGGATCCGCAACTCCGAACCGGGGATGCTCCTCGACGTGCTGCGCTCCATGGTGACGGCAGGCGATTTCGTGGATCGTTCGCGCGCCGGCAATCTGCTCGCGACGGGCGGGTTCCTCGGCACCAACGGCACCAAGAACGGCGGGATCACCGGCAGCGTCGCAACGAGCGTCACGGTGAACCGCGGTGCCGGCCAGACCGAAGCGATCGTCGCCTCGAAGGAGGTGATCGAGGCCGGCGTTGCCGAGAAGCAGGTCTTCACCATCACCCCGGCCGCTCCGGCTGCTGGCGTCAACTCGCTGTCGCTCACGCCGGTCATGCCGAGCTACTCGGCCCTCGGGATCGTCGCCGGCGACTGGATGGAAGCGCTCTGCGAGGTCGAGCTTCTGTCCGAGGAGACGATTTTCGTCGGCGCGTCCTTGCAGCTCCGCTACCGCGGCGGGCTGACGATGCCGGTCACGGGCGGCGTCAACCGTCGGGGCGCGGAGAACAGCGTGCCGATCCCGTTCCGCAACGGTGAGAAGCTCCTGCTGCGCACCCTGCCGCACAAGATGGAGGGTCTCGACGCTGCGACGGGCGTGAGCTCCTACATGGACCTCTTCAACCTCGCGATGTCCTGGCGCCGCGAGGCGTCCAAGGCGTTCCAGATCAAGGTCTCGCCGCTCGTCTTCCGCAAGGTGGCGAGCCCGCGGCCGGCGTGGAACCGCTGACATGATCGGCACTGGTCTTTTCATCGGCGGCAATTCCGGTAGCGGCGTCTCTTCACTCGCGCTGGACGCCGCCCGCAACCGACGAGTGATTGTTGTCGGAGACAGCTTCATGTTCCGGCACACGTTCTCGTCCGGGAGCGGCGTTTGGAACCGTGCGGCGGGAGGGAGCGGCAATCGCTATCTTGTAGTCGGGGAGCTCAACTGGTTGCGCTACCTCACGCACCAGTCCTTCGATTTCGACGGCACCGGCAACTATGGCATCGTCGGACAGAAGACGCCCGAGATCGTTGCACGCCTTCGTGGCATTCTGGCAAAAGACGACGCCGATACGATCGTTATGCCGTCCTCGATCAATGGCTTCCTCGCTAACAATCCGAACGTCGTATCCGAGGAACTTGGGGCGATCGAAACTGCCTATCAGCTCTGCCGCGCCGCAGGACGGTTTCTGATCCTGGAGACCCCCTCGGCTGGCGGTGACAGCAGCGGCAGCGTCTTTCCGAACGCCAACATGAACCGTGCCCGTCTTCACGTCCGTCGAGCTATGCGCGAGATCTACCGAGGCAAGCCCGGCGTCTGCGTGGTCGATATGGAGCCGGGCTATGCGAACCCTGCTTCCGGCGATGGGCGCGCTCTCGATGGTATGGTGACAAGCCGGGCGGGCGGTGTCGCGGCCGCGCCTCTGCACACAACGGGCCTTGGCGCGTATCAGCGCGCTCTTCGTCTTCTCCCGGTGTTCCAGGCTCGCTTCCCAATCTCGGCTGGCCTCACCGCTATGACGAACACCGACAGCTTCGATGCAGTCTACAATCCGAGCGGCAGTCGAAGTTCGAACCCTGCGCTGGATTCGAGCGGCGGGACGCCAGGCACGGGAGGCAGCGGCACGGTCGCGTCCGGATGGATCGGCGGCCACGGTGCGGACACAGGCCACACGCGCGCCTATTCGAAGGTGACGGGACCGAACACCGGGCGTCCGGTCCAGCGCATCGTGCTTGGCGGGACGATGATGTCGAACGCCGAGTTCGCACTCCTCCTGATGAACCTCTCCGGCCGCTCGGTGGGCGACCGGGTGCGCCTCGCAGTGGAGTTCGACGGCTGGTCGGGCGTCCAGAACGTCGAGGCGATCAGCCCGAGCATCAACCCGAATACGTCCGTCTATTCGGGCGGCGTCGCGGATATGAGCTACATCGACGCCCACGCGGCGGACCGCTCGGCGAACGACAACCCGTCCGGCAACCTGCCGGCGAGCGTGGGGCCGGGCCTGATGCTGACCCCGGCCTTCGTGCTGACGGCGGCAACGCCCCGCATCATTCTCGGCGCGCGGGCGCTGAACGGCAGGACGATCGGCGGCACGATCGACGTCCTCAACATGGCGCTGATTGCCGCCTGAAACTTGGAAAGCCCGGCCTCGTGCCGGGCTTTCAGCTCGACACCATTGAGCGAGTCGGGGTCAAAAGAGCCCTTGACGACACCTGCTTTCCCAACTCGCGGGTGAAACTTTGGAAGCGCGGGTCGCTTAACGTGCCTGCAAGATCAACAGGTTATCCCGAGAACTCCCCATCGTTTTAACGCGGGTGGAGCACAGGCTGTGCCAGCCGCAGTTTAGGGTCTTTACAAGCCCTCCGCGATAGGCCCACATCATCAGACCGGACCGGATCTCCTTTTCATCAATGAAGGAGTCCGTCGATGCCCGAGAACCCCTCCCCCAAGAAGAACCGCTGGCGCCAGTTCGCGACAATCGTGATCGAGGTCTCGAAAGTGCTCGCAGCAATGGATGTGATCTACGAGATCGTCCTACGGCATAGCGGCCTTGGCTGACCGTGCGGTCTCGACGGCGAGTCCCGCGCTCGCTACGATTCTTACATGCCGATCCGTCCTGAAGACCGCGACCTCTACCCCGTCGACTGGCCGCAGCTCTCCTGGGCCATTCGGTTCAAGCGCGCGGGCGGCTGCTGCGAGGGTTGTGGTGTCGCGCACGGCACCGAGATCTCCAAGACCTACACGGTGCGCTTGGCCTGCGCCCATGTGGACCACGACCCGACGAACAACGATCCGGCGAACCTGCGCGCGTTCTGCCAGCGCTGCCACATGCTGCACGACGCGCCCGAGCACATTCGCCGGCGCTGGTTCAACTGGTTCAAGCGCGCGGCGATCGGCGATCTCTTCGACGGACCCTATGAGGGGTCACGGGCCGGGCGCGTGATCCTCGACCTCTTCCAGGTCGTCGCTCGCCGGCCGTAGCAGCGGGCGGATCATGTTGGCGAAGCCCTCCTCGTTGAGCGCGCCGGCCGCGAGGTTCACGATCATGTCCTCGAACAGGTTGTCCGAGAGATCGAGATCCAGCCCATTGAGGTTCAGGAAGAGTTCGCAGCAGAAGGCCGCGGTGCGCTTGTTGGCGTCGTTGAATCCATGCGCCTTGGCAATGCCGAAGCACACTGCCGCGGCCAGGGAAGCCGCGTCAGCGCTTTCGTTGTAATAGGCGCGGGTCTCGGCCCGGTCGACGCCCGATGCGAGCGTGTTGGCATCCTTGACGCCGGGCACACCTATGCCGGTCGCCTCGAGGATCATGTCGTGAGCCCCGATGACCTGTTCGACAGTGAGGAAGATCATCAGCGGTGGGCGAGCGCCGTCATGAGGCCCATGCGCTTCTTGAGGAGGCGCTTCGCGGCCGAGCGCACCTGGTCGTCATCGGCGCGCGCCACGCGCTGCGTGGTCTGCGCTTCCTTCTCGCCGAAGATAGCGGCCATCAGCTTGGAGGACTGCGGGTCCATCTTCTCGGGCGGATACGGGTCCATCGCTAGGTGACGGGACGTCCCTTCAACCACGATGCGCGGGCCGGCATTGAGGTCGCGCGTCTCAACGACGTAGGTGCGCGGCGAAACCTGGCCGTCCTTGGTGCCGATCACCGCGGCGGCGCCACGCGGACCCGTGATCTCATTGCCGATGCGGCCACGACGACGGTTCCCGAGGTTTGGCTTCTCTTCTGCGCTCATGATTGCTCTCCTGATGCTGAATATAGACGACCCCTGGTCGGGATGCGAGTCGATGTGCGTCCACAGGAATTTGTTCCTGCGATCTTCCCGCAACCGTTTTGTTCTGGGTATGTTCTCCTACGAACGGAACGGAGAGATTCGCAGTGGTGCAGAGGGTCAGAAGCTTCGACGAGGGGCTACGGAAGAACCTCGGCATCCGGATCGTGTGTCGCGGCTGCGGAAAAGAGGTGATCTACCGCTGCTACGACTTCATGGGCTACATCCAGGGCGGCGCCGAGATCGAGGATCTCCGGTGGCGCTGCACCACCTGCGGCAAGCTCTCCCGATACGTTCGCTACGCCATCCTCGACATCCTCCCGCGCGAGGCACTGGCGCAATGGAAGCCCAGACCAGGCATGGTCCGGCGATACTGAAGGAGAGAAGAATGGCCCGGCCGGAACTGATCGACCGTCTGAAGGATGCCACCCACAATGCCTCGCCCGAGACGGCCGCACTCATGCGCGAGGCGGTCGACAAGCTGGAGTTCTACGAGGACGCCATGAAGATGACCGAAGCCTATCTGGTGCGCCAGGAGCGGCGCGCCTCGATCCGCCTGGTCAGGCAGTGACGCGGATCGTCGTGCCGGGCCAGATCTTGTTCCAGTCCGCCTCCCGGAAGCCGCGCTCCTTCGCGGCTTTCGTGAGCACCTCGCGGTTGCGCTTGAAGAGCCAGGTCCAGTCGATGCCGGCCGGCAGGCGTGCCGCGATCCCGCGCAGCGTGTCGCCGGCCTGGATCGTGTATTCGGCGCCCGTGATGGGACCGGCCGACGGGAAGAGCGCATCGACCACGACGTTGGCGATGTCGTCGTTCTTGGAGCCGTCGTCGGTGTCTAACCCATGCTCGCGCAGCGCCTTGAGGACGGCGTGCTTGCGGGCGTAGCGGAGCTCGTTCGAAGTCGTCTGGGTCAACGCGGATCTCCCCTCATGCTCACGTCCTCGGCGTCTTAAGCAGGAAAATATCGACCTCCTGTCCGGACGCCGTGAAAGTGTGCCAAAAATAGGCGACGCTGTGGATGAAGTTCGGATCCATGCCGTCGTAGCGCACGATGTCCCCCTTCCGCGGGAGAAGGTGGAGATTGACCTCGATCGACTCTTCAGACCCTCGGTAGCGCAGGCGAGCTTTCAGGCTCAATGCGGGTCTCCTCTCATGCTCTCGTCCCACTCGGCGCTCGAGGCGTTGATCAGGTTGGCGAGGTCGGTCAGGAAGTCGTCGTAGAGTTCGCCGCGGCTCCGGTAGTCCGCGAGCTGGTCCGATAGCTCGGCCTGGCCGGAGCTGGCGACGATCTCGAGGATCGCGTCGAGGTGACGTGCGAGCGGCGTGCTCACAGCCCGCGCGCTCCCGCCGAGTGGATGACGTGGTCGACGATCTCGTCGGCCGACAGGTTCTTCTCCCGCAGCAGGTCCACAAGCCGCTGCATCGCCATGGACGTGCGCAGCTTGTAGAAGACGTAGGAGCGGAGCGTCTGCGGGTCGCTCTCGACGTCCCGATAGGACGGCGGACCCTCGAGCAGGCGAAGGCGCGCGATCTCGTCAGCGGCCCAGGACGTGCCCTTCTCGCGGATCTCGTCGTGGACCGATGCCGTGCGCTGCGTGTCGCGTTCGCCAAGCCGGAACATGAGGATGTCGGTCATCGTCTGCGCCTCCATGATGCGCGCGGTGAAGTCGGATGGGTCGGCGCCGGCCGATCGAACAAAACGGGATCGTAAAGCGGCTTCAGCTCGATCTCAACCGGCTCGGGAGGCAGCGGCGGATGGCTGACGCGCTCGTGTTCCTGGCCGAAGCGCGCGGCGACCTCGTCAGGCGTCATCTCCAGGTCGCAGACGATGACGCCAACGCCGGTCCCTCGATCGACGAGGGCTTGGAGGGCTTCCAGATGGCCCAGCACCGAACAGGCGCCGACCACGATGATTTCGGGCTTCTCTCTCATGGGTGCAGCCATTGCAGAAATGAGATGAAGGCCACGATGACGAAGATGACGAGGAGCGTGCCGCCCATGATGCGGAACAGCCCGATCACGGCCTCGCCGACCGTCATCGACCGCGCGTCCTGGTCAGCCTTCCGGAGCTGCGCCTTGGTGATCTCGGGTGCGGGAAACAGCGCGGCCTGCGCCGGCGTCTGCGGCTCGCCGACCGCCTTGAGCTGCTCGACGAACGCGGCGCCGGCCTTGGACGTCGTGATGCCTTCCGGCCCGCGCTCGATGAAGCCCTTGTTAATCAGCGTGGCGATCGCCGAGTTGTAGGCCGGCGACTGGTGCGGATACGCATCGACCTGGACGTGGTGATGCAGGAGCGCCTGGAGTTCGATAACGCGCATGTCAGCTTCCGTAGGGTGTGGCGACGAGCACGTAGGAGCGCCCGTTCATGTCGAGGGTGGTGAAGGCGCAGTCCATCATGGTCTGGAGCCGGTCGAGGTCGTCGGTGCGCGCGGAGCCTTCGACGGCCACCTGCTCGCTGCCGTTGCCGTCGTCGCGCTCCGTGACCTCCCACGCCTCGAGGTGCAGGCTGACCGGGCCAATCTCGATATGGGCAAGCAGCCGGGAGCGCGGGTTGTCGTCTTCGCCGATCTCGTCCCAGACGAGCTTGTCGAGCGGGATGCGGGGTGGGTTGAGACGAAAGGCCATCAGAGGAGCTCCTGGATCGCTTCTTCGAGCTCCGCGTCGGACATCGGGCACATGCCGGGGTCTTGCTCGGGCAGCTCGGTCTGGGTCACGTCGTCGGCGACCCGGTAGAGGCTGAAATTGTCGCCGCTGATCTCGTCCTCGTGCTTGAGGATGACGCAGGCTTTCAGCGCCATCTTCCGATCGAGGTAGACGCTGTGGAAGGTGTCCACCGGACCATCCTTCAGCGTCTTCGCCTCGGCGTCGTGGTAGACACGCCCGGTCAGGACGACGTGGATCTCGTGGGGCGCCAGGTCAGCGCGCGAGACCACGAACCGTCTCCCCAGCGCGCGCCCAGATGATCATGCCGGCGAGGTCGCGCACGACACGCTCCTCCAGCGGCAGGCAGTCGGCGAGCCCTTGCGAGATCGCGAAGAAGCCCGTCGGCTGCTGCTCGAAATCATCGGTGCCGATGTCGTGGTTTCCGCATAGGCTCGACCAGTCGGGAGCGCAGCGGTCCATCTGCGTGTCGCCGCCGACCTGACTCTCGCGCAGGAACGTCTGCCCGCCGCCCGCGATGTCGAGAAGCTGCCATCCCTGCGCGCGGGCTGCGCCCTCGTAGTCGATCATCGGCTCGGAAAGCAGCGTCGCCTTGGCGATCGCGTCGTGGAGATCCACCGAACCTTCCGCCATGCCGGGGTTGCCGAGAGCGGCGAACATGCGGACCATGGTCGAGACGTCGACGGTGATCTCCTCGTCGTCGGCGAAGTCCACATACTCGTTGGAGCCGTAGTTCTCCTCCGAGAAGTAGCGGGACACGATCTCCTCGTCGCTGACCGCGTGGTCGAGGAGCTTGTTCTCGTCGTTCTCCCGGCAGTAGACGCCGAGCTTCTCAATCAGCTCCTCGCGCGAGCTGCCGGCATACTGGCTGGTGCCGTGACGATGGGTGATGGAAGCGAGGTGGACGCGCATGGGCGGCTCCTTCGTGTCTGGAATGGATCAGGCGGCGCGCGCGACGACGGGCGGCTCGAGGGCGAGCCCGTTCAGGACGTTCGCGGCGGGGAACTTGAACCCCTTGCCGTCGTGGACGCGCTTGCAGGAGATCGGGAACTTCGGGCGGCTCGGCGCGATGCCGACGACCTCGTAGCGGATACCGTTCGAGGCGAAGGTGCGCCCGCGATCGGTCGGCTTGAGCCCGTAGGTGCCGCAGAAGAGCGCGAAGTTGTCGGCTTCCGGATCGGCGACCTTGCCGTTCGCGTCGATCGGGCGTGCGGCGATCTTGATGAAGGCTTCGAGACCATACTGTCCACCTGCCGCGGTGAACTGGAAGCCGAGCTCCTTGCCGAGATCCGCAAGGGCGCTCTCGATGCGCGAGGAAATCATCGTGTGCTGCTGTCGGGTGACGTTCATGTCGTCGTCTCTCTGTGTCGCTTCGATAATCAAATATCTCAGTAATATCAGTGGATTACACGCGGGAGAGCGCGGCGTTTAGAAGATGCCGAACGTCTCGTTCGACTGCGCCGTCGTGACCTCGTTGGCTGCGATCGCGGCCTCGGCCGCGCGCATCGCCTTGTCCCGCTCGAAGGCTTCGCGGTTGCGGCGCCGGCGTTCTTCGCTGGCCTCCCGTCGATCCCGCTCCTTGGCCGCTACCTGGAGAATGGATGACGCCACCGAGTTCGGGTGCTCCGAGCGGTTCACAGACACGACGTAGGCGCGGACCTCCTCCTCGACGTTGAGGCTGGCGAGCTGGCGCGGCGCGAGCTGGCGCACGTCGAGCTCCAAGCGCTGCGTGTTGTTGGCGAGGACGTGGTCGATCAGGACGTCGACGACGCCGGACATGCGAAGGGAAAGGGCCATGGAAATCGCGAAATCCGGATTTCTAGAACATCGCGTAGGTCGGGAGGGTCGCGTAGTAGACCTCGCCGGCGACCTTCTCCTCGTATTCAGCCGTTAGCGCGTCGAGGCGCTCCTTGCACGAGCCGGCGATGGTGCGCAGCGCGTGGACGACCAGCGTGTCGGGCAGGTTCGCCCGTGCGATCGTCAGGACGACGTTGGAATAGAGGATGGCCTCGGTCTGGTCGGCATCGAGGCGCTCGAGGCGGCTCGAGACATCGGGCGTGTCCGACAGGCGAAAGGCGTGGACGAGATCGCGCACCAGCGCCAGGGTCGGCTGCTGGAGATTGATCTCCTGCTGGAAGGGCTTCACGGACGCTCTCCTTCGTCGTGAGGAAGGGAGACGCCCGTAGGCGTCTCGTTTTAGCGGGTGGCGCAGAACGCCTCGAGGAGCTCGCAGGGCTCGTCCGGATCGACCGGCATGAACCGCTCGGAGATCTCGGCGTAGACGCCCATCGAGACGCGCTCGTAGAGGGCCTTGTCCTGCGTCTTGATCGTCAGGCCGAAGCCAGGTGGCAGGTCGCCGGGCCGGACGTTCTTCTTGAAGACCTCGATCGCCTCGTCGAGGTAGCCGGACAGGCCCTTCACCAACGCCGTTTCGTCGATGAAGACGCGGGCGAAGGTCGTGTCGGCGTCATACGATTCTAAGACGAGGGGGCTCGTGCTTCGGGGCGGTCGCGGTCGCGGGTTCGGCTGCGGGCTGGTCGTTGCTGACGGCATTCAGATCCTTCTGCTTCTGGTAGGTGGCGATCGGGATGCGCGCGCCGAGCACCTTCACGATGAGGCGGCAGTGCGTGCGGTCTTCCCGGATTTCGAGAAAGCCCTGATCCATGGCGATGAGGCCGAGAATCTGGACGTTACGGATGAGGTCGGCGGGCGTCATGGCGGTTCCTTTCGATGTGAGTAAGCGTTTACTTACTATGTGAGGCAAGCGAAATCGGTCAGAACATGCCGAAATTCTCGTTCTCGGAGCATTCGCGAACGATCTCGCGCCGGCGCCGCTCCGCGCGAATTCGCTCACGGATCTCCGTTTCGATCTCGCTGTCGCCGTAGAAGGTCTCCTTCGCGGCGATCATGTCGTCGTCCGTCCATTCGTGGACGTGGGCCTTGAGGTGCTCGACGGTCTCGGCTTCCGTCATGCCCTCCTCCTCGGCCCCCTGGCGTGAGGTCGCGAGGAAGTCGCGGACCATCGTGTCCGCCCGCACACCCATGAGAGCCGCGTGCATGTCCCATTCCATCGAGGCCACGGCCTGCGCCATGATCTCGGACGCCTTCTCCTGGAAGAGCGGGTTGTCCGGATCGAACTTGGCGAACTTATGCGGCTCCATCGGCCATCTCCTCGCGCTCGGACATGAAGCCCAGGTAGGCGACATCGCTTTCGGGCTTTGACGCCTTCATCACCGACAGGCACGCCGAGACCAGGGCATTCCGGCTGTCCTCGTCGTAGGCGTCGAGCGCCTTCACCGGACATTCGCGATCCGGATGAAGCTTCACCCACTCGCGACGCATGGCAGACAGAAAGACGGCTGCGCCGAACTGCGCCCTGGATCTGGTGTATCGGTTCATGGTCTTCCTTAAACGAACGCTTACTTATCAGGCAAGCCAGATTCGTCCTCGGACGCGCCTAGCAAGCGCTGCACCTTGTCCCGGTTCCAGGCGTCGCCCTTTGGCGGCTTGATGTTCGATGCGTTCAGGCGGATCGCCTGCTCGCGACGCGGCAAATCGAGAAGACCGTGCGACGTCAGGTAGGTGACGACCTCGGCCCACTTGTCGTTGCGCGCCTTCCGCTTGGCCTCGGTCGAGGCGCGGTTCGCTTTGGCGAGCTGGTGATGGATGCCGATCCCGGTGCGCTTGCAGCGGATCGTCACCGAGTAGACGTCATCTGGGAAGAGCTCGCCGATCGCGGTCTCGTCCTGGATGATCGTCTCGCGGATCAGATCCATCAGTTCGTCGGGATCGACCGTGTCGCGCGCAGCGAGGACGGCCTGGAGTTCAGTGCGCAGTCCCATAATCGACCACCTTCGCCTGGTTCGCGACTTCGGGATCGGAAAGCAGATCCAGGAGCATGTTGAGGATCTCGGGTGTCTGCACGGCGAGCGAGAGAGCGAGCATGATGGCGCCCTGGCGCTTCTTGCCTTCGCTCATGGTCGCAGGATCAACCGGCTCACCACCGGAGATTGAGAACGCGCGGAACGAGCCGTCCTCCTTGATGATGATCCCGGCGTCGCCCTTCACCAGCAGATCCGCGTCGTGCGGCAGATTTTCAGGCGAAAGAATGGCATTCTGGTCGTTCAAGTCGTGTCTCCATTGTGTGTGCTGCGTCGTTGTGATCGCGCTGCATAGAGTATAGCAGAGCGACGATTGGAATTTATGTGAGCCGCGGCAGAGCATCTCTTTCGATACGGCGCAGTCACTTGGGCGCAGTGCGAAGAAGACATGCACGGCGCACACCAGTCTAGAAACCGATTGGTCCGACCATTGCGATGGACCTGAACGGTAGATGAACGGGCCGGTTCACAAGCTATTGACGAAACGGAAAGTTTTGCTTGACCGGAGCGTCAATTCACCTTTTATGAAGCCCTCATACCGAGGCATCGAATTTGGTTGGCGGCAAGCGTATCAAGCGCCGCAGCAAGAGGGCATGGCAGCAAAATGGCACGCGATTTTTTCCAGGTCCGTGGTGAACTCAAGGACGTCATCGAGAACGCTATCCTCGAATACGCAACCAAAGCCGACATCGCGATCAACCTGGACCGCGCGGAGGAACTTGGATCCTTCGAGCTTATGGACGTGTGCAACGACGTCCTGATCTACGGCGCCCGCTACCTGCCGATCTACTGACTCGACCGGCTTGGAGGGTGGAGCCGGGTCAGGTCGAGCGTCGACCCGTGGTCTCTATCCTCCTCGTCAACGAAATCGATGCCATCGGCGAGCAGAGCCTCGCGCAAGCGCTTGATCGCGCCCTGGGCCTCTTCCGAGACCCCTTCCCTCTCCAGAATGTCGAAGAGATCGGCCGCGGCATTCACCGTTGTCTGATCCATCACGCCTCCAGAATCTCGCCGAGCCGCTTCATGAGCGCCTGACCCTTCTCGGTCGGCTTCACAAGCTGCGAGCGACGATTGTTCGGATCGGGCGCAGCTTCGACCAGATCCAGCGCGCCGGCGCCGCCCCAGGTCATTCCATTGCTCAAGATGGACACGTATCGGCTGACCGACGCGCCGGGAATGCCCGTGCGCTCCACGATGTCGCGATGCGTGATCCCCGGCTTCTCGGCGACCTCGAGGAAGACCTTGAGCGGAGGGGACGGCATCTCCAGTCCATATTCCACGAGCACGTTGTTGATGGCGGTGAGGCGCGCGATCGTGGCTTCCTGCATTACCAGCCGCGCTCCTTGTTGATCTCCTCGGCCCGCTCGTAGCTCTTGGTGTAGTCCTCGATGTCGCGTTCGTTGATGAGGGTGCAGACCACCTGCTCGCGGATGATCGCCACGCCTGCGCGCGTCGATTTCCCCGGCTCGATGTTGCGCGCCGCGCGCGCCGCGCTCTCCCGGCAGATCGGGACCGGAACGACCATCGGCCGGCCGACATCCACCCACGGGTCAGCCGCGAGAAGCTGCACGGTCATCATTAGGGCGTTCATGGGGCGTCTCCTCGTATTTCAGTCTGATTTCCGCCGTGATCGAGCAACTTATAAGCGAACCCTTACTTACGGGTCCACCCGATCGGCTTCGATAATTTCGCACCGAATGGGATCGCCCGAGCGTTTGTCCCAGGCGGTGAAATCTTCGGCGCACGGGTCGCAGTAGTAGAGCCGACCGCCCTCGACCATGAAGTTGCGCATCGACCAGTTGGACGACCCCTTGAGCGGACGCTGGCAGGCGGTGCGGTTGCAGCGCCCTCCCTTCTCGCCCTTCGGCCCATAGAGTTCGTCCATCTGGCGCGTGCGCTCTTCTGCGGCCCGGCGATCCTGCTCCTCGAGCTGGCGAACGAGCGCCTGGCCCCGCTTCTTGAGCGAGACCGTCCGGTGTTTGCGCGCGATGCCGCTCATGCGAGGTTCCATTGCTTCTTGAGGTCGGCGATCCCCTTGAGGGCGTCAGCCTGGACGTAGTTCGGATGTCGGCGCCAATACGCCATCTTGCGCTCGGCGATCGCGAGTTCGGACTCTGCCTGGCGCCGCTCGGCGCCGTCCTTGGTGCTCTTCGCGATGAAGGCGAGGTAGAGCGAGTTCGCGTAGTGCTTGAGGTAGTGCTTCGTGCCGTCCCAGGTGCCCACGGGCGTTGCGGTCCCGCCTGCGACACGATCCTCGCTGTAGCAAATTCCCATCTGCACGCTCTCTTGCTGCGTTTTGAGATTTCACTCTCGCAGTTCGAGCGTTGGATTGCGGGAGGCGCGCTCTGGCGCGCTCTCTGACCGTCAGGCTTGGCCGCTGACGCGATCCGTGAGGGTCGCAGGTGAAACCCTGCGCTCCCGGCCAGAACGCGCGTCAGCGAGCTTCTGTGTGGATTTCTAGATTTCCGGATTTCCAGCTTTCGCGGTTTCGCGCTTTCCGAACACCCAGCGCCAGGTGGCGAGGACGACGAGCAGGAAGAGCCAGAGACCCATATGGCTGCTCATCACCTTCTCGAAGGTGCGGAGCACCTGAAACAGGGCCTCGTCCCAGGCGTCATACGGGAAGACGTGTTCCCTCACGCGAAGGTAGGCCGTCGAGACGAGAGCCGCCGTGAAGAACCAGTCCTTCCAGCGCCCGCGAATGAAGCCTCGGCGCTCGAGCGTCGCCCAGGTGGCGAGGATGACAAGCATCGCCGGGATCGGCGCAAGCACGCGAATGAGCGGAAGGTTGTGCGTGGTGAAGCCAACCGGGTCCGGGTTGTTGGCGATCATGATCTCGCCCTGGATAAAGACGGCCGGCCCGATGAGGACGGCCGCGAGGAGAAGAAGGCGCCGCAGGACCGTGTCGGTCATCTGCGCCCAGAGCGTCGGGGAAGCGCCCATCAGGAGCGCTGCTCGACGGAGCGCTTGCCGAACATAAAGCGCCAACACACGACCGCGACGAGCCAGGTGCCCCACAGGCCGAGGACGCCGACCGTCACGATCAGGTGCGACTGACGGAGCATTTCCAGCCAGTCGTCGAAGTCGAGGCGGCTGTAGGCCCACGGTTGGGCGAAGCGATAGGAGAAGGTCATGTAGAGGACGAAGATCGCTGACGCCGCAAAGCCCAGCACGAACGATCGGTCCTTCCAGCGGCTCTGCGTGAGATTGAGGAGTTCGAGGAGCGCGAAGACGGCGAGAACAGCCAGCATCATCGCGCCGGGCGTCAGGATCTCCGCGATCGAGTTCGAGGTGCGATGGCTATACGACCAGTAGGGCCGCACCGTGCCGTCCTCGAGGAACCAGAACACGGGTCCGAGGAAGGTGCAGAAGACGAGCAGAACGCGGCGCGTCGCTGTATCGGTCATCTGATCCCAGAGGCGGGCGAGAAAGTGCATGGGCGGGTCTCCTTACGATCGGGGTGGATGATGGATTCGCCTGCGTAAAGCAAGCGCTTACTTTCGGTCACGATTTCGCGAAATCCGGAAAATTGGAAATCGCGAAATCGGGATGCGCCGTCTACCAACGGGTCTTGCGACCGATGATGCAAAGCACCGTGTTGATGTTGGTCCCGCTCTCGGCGAATGAGCGGTCGGGCAGATCCTCGAACCACCCTCCCCGCTTCTCGACGAGCTCCCGGAACGCGATCGCCTTCTTCGTGGTCCGGAACTCGACGCCGGCCGACATGACCGAGACGAGGATCCCGTCCTCCTTGAGGAACTTGAGCGCGTGGTAGACGTGATCGATGTCGCGATCCCGGTCGAACGGCGGGTTCATGACGATCCGGTCGTAGAGCGCGGACGGGTGCGGCTGCACCAGGAGGAAGTCGTTCTGGACGACCTTCTCGTAGAGCCCCTGCCCTTTCAGCTCGTTCGCCCGGCCGGGATGGAGCTCGACGACATGGACGATGGGCTTTTGCGACGCCAGCACGATCTCGACACGCTCGCGCGCCTTCTCGTCCCACTCCCACTTGGACTCCAGCGTCAGCGGCCGGGCCAGGAGCTTGGCGATGTTCCCCTCGCCTGCCGACGGCTCGAGGATGCGCAGCGGCGGGCCGTCCTTGTTGGCGTAGAGCTTGGCGTTGCCGATCGCGCGCTCGCCGACCGCGACGGGCGTCGGGAAGAAGCCCATATTCTTGGCGAGCGAGGTCTTCGGGTTGTTGAGGACGTCCTCGTCCGTCGGCACGTTCTCGTGGTCGCCGATCGCGTCGCCATAATACTCGCCGAGCAGCTTGTTCACCTTCTCGACTAGGTCGTCGCGCTTCATCCAGAGGTGCGCGTTCCCGTTCTTGAAGATGCGGATCTTGAAGTAGGTCGTGTCGACCTCGGTCTGCGCCGGCGCGTGGACGCCTTTGCGCTCCTGGTCGATCTGCCCGATGGACGTCGCATAGGTCGCCTTGGTGACGCCCTCGTCCATGATCGTGAAGATCCGCTCGATGTCGATCAGGGTCTCGCGCTCGTTGGAATAGGAGCTCCAGGAGCCCCAATCGTTGAAGCAGCGGGTCAGGATCACGCGCGAGCCGATCTTCCAGCCGTCGTGCGAGCGGAAGCGCCGGTCGAGCTTGGCGAAGGCGTTGGCGATGCCCCGGCGCCAGATCGTCTCGGCGTCCAGCATGAAGTGCTCGAGGGTCGCCGCGACGTTCTCGACGGTGACGGGCGGCAGGCCCTTGTCGATCTCGTCCTGGTTGATGATCTCGCCGGTGCGATGGCTGACCCGCTCCGGGACGTAGCGCATCTGCTCGCGCAACTTGTCCTTGGCCTCCTTGTCCATGAGGCGCTCGAGGTCCGTGCGCTCGATGATGGACGCCCAGATGCCGGCGTCGATCAGCCTGGTCGCCGTGCGGACGTATTGGCTCATGTCCGGGATGGAGACGAGCGCGTTGAAGGCGGCAACCTCTTCGTGCTGGCCGTGATAGGCAGTGCGCGAGGGAGCCGCCGCGGACCACGCCTCGCGCGCCTTCTTGACGAGATCGTCGGCGAGCACCGCCTGCTCGTAGGCGTCGGTGTAGAGCGCGACCGCTCGGTTACGGTGGCCGACGATCTCCTCGATCGTCGCGCGCGGGACAATGGCGTTCATTTCGCGATTTCCAGATTTCGAGATTTCCGGATTGATGGATTTCGAACTGTCAGCTCGTGGTTTCGGCCTCGGGCTCCTCGAAGTCCGCAGGACCGCCGTAGCCATCCGGCCGGACGATCGAGAACTTGCGCGCCTCGACGATCAGCGTGTCGAGGAGATCGAGGCCGTCGCCGGTGTCGTGCTCGTGCTGCTCGGCGATGATGGCGAGCTCGGCCGGCTCGTCATCGGTCAGCGGGTAGCGGATGAGGTCGTGCGAGGACTTCAGGCCGGCGATCGTGTCCACCATGCTCTGAAGCTGCTCGAAGCTCGCCCGGCCGGCGTCCTCGTCCAGGAGCTCCACGTCTTCGAGGACGGTCTCCTCCTGGTGATCCATCGCGACGAGCGTGATCCCGCCGATCAGCTCGCCGTCGCCGAAGCGCCAGTCGGGCATGTCGGCCGCGATGAAATTCACCTTCGCCGCGGCCTGGCGCTTGAGAATCTCAAGGGCTGCTTCCTTGCTCGGCGCCTTGACCTTCGTCGTCGCGAAGAGCCGGTAGTCGGCCGCGACCGTGACCTCGAACTCGGTCTCGGCGGCGTTCGCGTTCGTGTCGTTCGTCATCTGATTTTGTCTCCTGACGCTCTAAAGCAACTGCTTACTTATCGCATCGCTCGCGCTGGAATGCGGGAGGGACGATCAGGAAAGCGAGCAATCGCGAATGTTGGATTTCCGGAAATCTAGGCGGTGAGGCGAGGGCGGTCGCGATGCGACAGCCGGTCGGCCCGCTCGTTCATCGGGTTGCCGGCGTGACCGCGCACCCAATTGAAATGGACCTGATGGACCTTGGTCAGCTCGACCAGGCGCTTCCACAGATCCGCGTTCTGGACCGGGCTCTTGTCCTTCTTGCGCCAGCCGTTCTTGATCCACGCCTTCGTCCAGCTCTGGATGCCGTTCCGCACATACTGGCTGTCCGTGTAGACCTCGATCGGCACGCCGGGCCGTGTGACGGCTTCCAGCGCCTTGATGACGGCCGTCAGCTCCATGCGGTTGTTCGTGGTGTCGTGCTCGCCGCCCGAGAGCTCCTTCTCGTGGCCCTTCCAGCGCATCACCGCTCCCCAGCCGCCGGGGCCGGGATTGGGCGAGCAGCCGCCGTCGGTGTAGACCTCGATCGTCATCCGCGCGCCTCTTCCTTCTTCGCCTGACCGTGAAGCTTCTCGACGCTCTTGAGCGCCTTTCGCACCTGGTCGCGCGTCTTCTGGCCGGCGCCGCCTTCTTCGAGGAAGTCGCGCGCCATCTTGAGGTGGACGACGGCGACGCCGAGCTTGCCTGCGCTTAGCTCTGCCATGGATCTAGCTTTCCGGATTTCGAGATTTCGCGATCGGGAACGGCCGGTGGCTCGCCTCGATCGTCATCAGGTCTTCGACGCGTGCGTCGCGCCACGACAGGCACGGCTCAATCGACCGGCCGATGTAGGAGACGTCGTGGAACTCGACCTGAAGGACGAGCATGTCCGATCGGAACCAGCGACGTTGGGTGCGGTAGCGGCGCTTGCCGGTGATCTCGCCCATGGGAACCTCGCTTTCTAGCTTTCCGGATTTCCGGAAAGGAGCACCACCTGGTCGAAGCCGTGGACGATCGACAGGGACCGGCCGTCGTCCCACTTCACGCCGATCGTCCAGCGACCCGCGTAGAAGTGGGCGTAGCTCGTGACCGTGCCTTCCGTGCCCGCTTCGATCGGATGCGGATCGTCTTCCATCCGGACCATGCGGATGCGTTGCCCTTCCTTGAGGGGACGTTCGGTGTCTTGCATGGAAATCTCGCTTTCCAGATTTCGAGAAGGTCGGGGTCGAGTGGGGCTTTCGGGATCACGCGGACGCGGTAGCCGACGCCGGCTCGGAAGTGCGGCGCGCTGAACGCGGCCGGCGAGCGGACATTGTCGCCGCCTTGCTGGAAGCCGGCGCTGTATCCGCTCTTGCGCCAGACGTGGACCGTGAAGCCGTGCCGGGTGTCAGGCTGGGCGGCGCAGCCTTGGAAGAGGCGCCGATTGCCCTCGTTGTCGAGGATCGTCTTCATCGGCCGTCCCGATCAAATGTCGAGCGCGGCGCGCTGCTTGGCCTGCGCCTCGAGCCCGGCGTTGATGACGGCCGCGACGTGCTCGACGCGCTCCTGCACGCCCTGCATGTAGGCGGCGTATTCCGGGTGCTTGGTGTCGGCGTCCTGGAACGAGACCTCGCAGAACGGACGCTCGTCTGCGGGCGCACCGACGACGCGGATCTTCCAGGTGTTGAATCCCGTCGCGAAGAACGGGACGGAGTAGGTCGGCGCGCGCTCGACCTGGAACGGTGCGTGGGTCATCAGTCCTCCAGAACTTCGATGAGGGTGACGTTGGCGAGGTTCACGAACACGGCCCGGTTCGAGCCGCTGCCACGACGCTTGCCGAGGAAGATCGTCTCGCTGTGGGCGAGCGGCTCGAAGACCTGATCTAGACCGTGGGCCACGATGCGGACCTTGAACGACCGGCCGGCCGTCTCGAGGTTCCGCATGTGCCGGTGGACCGAGAGTGAGACCTCGGGTTCGGATTTCGACATTTCGCGATTTCCAGATTTCTCGATTTCCAGGCGCGAGGGGACGCGCCGTGTTGGGGAGGAGGGCGCTTACGCGCCCGCCGGTGCCGCCTGGGTGTTGGCGATGATCGAGCGCAGCCGGTCGGCGAGCGTCGAGTCCTTGCGGATCTTCAGGTTCTTGCCGTCGCGGTCAGCGATCTTGAGGAACGAGAACAGGGCCATCATCTGCCCGGCCTGACTGCGGCTCGTGCCTTCCGAGTAGTCCGCCTTGAAGACGCCGACGAGATCGGACGACGTGACGGTCTCCTTGGCGTCGAGCGCCGCGAACGCCTTCTGGACGTAGATGCTCGGGAGCTTCTCGGCGCCGATGGCGCACATGACGTTCTCGATCTTCTCGATCACCTTCTTGGTCGCCGGCATCGCGCTCATGAACGCCGCCTTGGTCGCCTCGAGGTCGCCGGCCGGCTGGCCGTTGGTGAGCAGGAACATTTCGAGGGGCAGGGCGCCCATGTCCTTGTTCGTGCGCGGCGTCGAAGCGTTCTTCTCGCCCGAGCGGATCTTCGAGGTCTTCTTGGCTTCCGCGGCCGGAGCCTCGCCGACGTCGCCGACCTCGCCGCCCGTCTGGGCCGCATAGGCTTCGTCGCGCGTCTCCTGCGCCTCGACCGCATCGAGGAGGTCGTCGGAAATGTCCTCGTCGGCCGGCGACGCGGTGAGCTCCAGCTCGTCGAGGACGTCGCTGCTCGCCTCGATCGCTTCCTGCTCGGACGCCTCGACGGTCTCCGGCTCCGTGATCTCGCCCTCGAGGATCTCCGGCTCCTCGTTGGCTTCCTCGACAATGTCCGCGAGCTGGGAGGTCATCTCCACCGCCTCGATCGTCTCGTCGCTCGCGGCGTCGAGGTCGAGGTCATCGAGCAGCGCATCGATGTTGGCGAGAGTGGCCGACGGAACGCCGGAGACGTTGTTCTGCACGTTGGACATTGTTGCTTTCTCCTTCAACAATTTCGCTAAGTCGTTATCGACACTTATTTTATACGCTCTGCGATGTTGGATTGCGGCAGGGATCACGCGGCTTGTGCAAGCGGCGCGATGCTTCCCTCGATCTTGGCGATGTCGATGTAGCCCTCGTCGATCGCTGCGAAGAGGCAGGCCATCATCACCTTGACGTCGTAGTCGGCGGCGTGGGCCTTCTCCGGGTCGTAGGGAACGCCCATGGCGAAGGCGAGCTCGCCGAGCGTCGGCTTCTTGCCGTCGGGCGTCGCCCAGGTGGACATCATCGTGTCCGTGATCGGGCGCTCGGGCGTCGTCAGGCCGATCCGGCTCAACTCGTGCCGGGTGAATTTCATGTCGAACTCGGCGTTGTGGATCACCATGGCGTCGGCCTTGATGAGCACCTTCGCCAGGGCGGGACCGACCGTGTCCCAGGTCGGGCATCCGACGAGATCGGACGCGCTGATCTTGTGGATGCGCTGGGCGTCGGCCGAGATCGCGCGCTGCGGGTCGATGCGCTGGTTGAATTCGAAGACCAGCTTGCGCGTGTGGAGATCCCACAGGCCGGCATAGACCTCGACGAAGCGGTGATCGCCGGGCTCTAGGCCGGTCGTCTCGGTGTCGTAGCCGCAGAGAAGGACGCGGTTGCTCATTTTCCGGATTTCTCGCTTTCTGGATTTCTGGATTTCGCGCTTTCGAGACCGTCGTGGTCCCGGACGGTCTGGATAAGCCAGGTCGCCAGCTCGTCCGAGAACTCACCCTTCTTCACCGCGCGCTCGTAGTCCTTCCAGCGCTCGTTCAGGACGTCGGCGCACGCCTTGGTCTTCGCCTGCGAAGGGAAGGGGCCGATGGCGAGCACCGTGCCGTCGTCGAAGGTCGCCGTCAGAAGCGTGTCGCCCATGCGCTTGCACAGGCGCCAGGTGCCGTCGTCGTGCTTTCGGGCAGCGAAGGGCATCAGGGCACCTTCGGCGGGTAGAGCTTGTTCAGGAGGTCGCGGAGCTCGATCGCCTCGCGGGTCTCGAGGAACACCGACGATATGTTCTCCCAGCGCTCCGGCAGGTCGAGCGAGATCGTCGTGCCCTCGCGATACGGGTCGCCGCGATTGTCGTAGCGGACGGTCAGCTCCTCGCCGTCCTCGCCACGCAGCTTGAGGTAGCCGTTGCGCTCCACCTTCATCGGGTGCCCTCGCGCATGGCCTTCTGGAGGGTCTTCCACGGCACGAGCTTGTGGATCTCGCGGATCTCCTCCTGCGCGAGGGAGCCGTAGTCGGGCGCGTAGAAGCGATCCCGGCCGGTGATCTTCTGGTAGACCCACATCGCCGGCACGCAGATCGCGGCGATCGGGAAGCCGACCTGGGCAGCGAACGCGATCACGCCGTATTCGCCGAGCTTGTAGAGGGCGATGGCGTCGATGTGCGGCTTCAGCTCCGGGAACAATCTGGAAATCCGGATTTCGCGAAACATGGATTTCCGCGGAACGAGGTAGCGCCAGGGGATCATGACGAGCTCCGTGCTTTGCGTTGATCGGGGTAGGGGAGTTGAGTGGTCGACAGGAGCTCCGCGCCGCGGCGACCGTTGCGGTAGCGCGTGTGGAGGGTCCGGTAGTTGATGCCGAGTTCGCGCGCCCACTGCTTGAGCGTTTGGGATCGGCCGTTGAACTCGACGATCACGTTGGATCGGCGGTTGTTGTTCTGCGTTTCCAGCGTCGCCCACGAGCAGTTGGCCGGCTCGTAGTTGCCGTCATTGTCCTCGCGCTCGATCGACATGCCGGCCGGCGCTTCGCCCATGTCCTGAAGGAACGCCTCGAAGGACTCATCCCAGCGCTTGCAGACCGAAATCCCGCGCCCGCCATAGCGAGCGTAGTTCGCCGAGTTCGGCTCGCGGCAGCGGCGACGCATCTGGATCCAAATCGAGTGGGTCCGAGTCCCGGTCATTCCATGTGTGCGAAGTCCGGTCATTAGACGTGCGTCCAGGTGCGTCTGCGAAGGATGTTGGCGATCGTGGTGCGCCCGACGCCGAAGAAGGCGATCAGGTCATCCATCGGCGTCGTTGGGCCGAGCTCGCGGATCTTGAGCACCTGCTCGACCGAGAGTTTGTTGTTGGCGTTTGAGGTGCCGCGGCCGGTCTTGAGTCCCGTGCGGTGCGCGTGCTTCTCGTTGTCCTGACCGGAGGACCATTCGAGCTGGAACTTGCCCCACTTGGCGACGAGCTCGGGCGTCGGCTGGTAGAGGTAGTTGTGGGCCTTCACGCCATCGACGTGGTTGACCTGGGGCAGGTTGTCGGGGTTCGGGAGGAAGCGGAGCGCGATCACACGGTTGACGAGGACGGACTTGGTGAGGCCCTTCCAGGTCATGTTGAAATAGACGCGGCCCGTCGCCTTGTGTGTCTGCTGCTTCACCAGCGCCCACTCGGCGCTCAAGTTGGAGCCGTCGCGCGAGGCAGACTTGCGGCGCATGATCGTGCCGTCGCGCTTCGGGCTGATGTAGCCGCACGCGATGGCGTCGAGGATCCAGGCGTCCTTGTTGAAGGGCGCGTTCATCGATCGCCGAACTTGAGGCGCAGGGAGAGCCAGATCGTCCGGAGCGGCCCGGCCACCTTGTAGCCGATGACGTCGGTGTCGTGACCTATCCAGGACCAGTCGACCATGAAGGCGCCTTCCCAGCCGGTCTCGGAGCGGTCCATGCGCAGCGTCTTCACGAAGGCGTCGATGGGCACAGGCCGGCCTTCGCCGAAATGCTCGGTGTAGCTCATTGGATTCTCCTGCGGATGCGTCCTAATAAGTGAACGCTTACTTATGCGCAAGCTGTCACGAACGCTTTTTGTCGGTGCCGGCGAGCTTGTTGTAGACGGCGGAGAGGATCTCCGTGTCCTCGCGCCGGGCAAGGCCCGACATCGTGTCGTAGATGGCGCCGGCTGCGACCTTCAGCTCGTCGCGGGTGATCTCGCCATCCTTGTGCCTGCGCATGAGGTTCTGGATGGCGTCGAGCGCCTTGCGGCCGAGCTCCTCTGCGAAACTCGGCCATTGCAGGCTGTCGTCCTCGACGATCTGATGGCTCATGCGGCCAGGAAGGCGCACTCGTCGCGCGCCAGGTCGCGAACCATCTCGGCTTGGTTCTCGCCGCGCAGACGCCGGTCGGTGAACAGCTCGAAGAGGGCGTGGTCGAGGGCAGGGGACATCGCCACGAACTCGGGGCCGGGAACGTGGACGTTCTCGTGCGAGAGGTTGATGTCGCACCAGGCGAGCGCCAGGCGGTCGGTCACGTCGCGCTGGAAGCCGTCCTCGGCGATGAAGAAGCGCACCGAGTTCTCGTGCCGACCCTTGAGGATCTCGGAGACCGAGCGCTCGACGCCGGTCGGCCAGACGCGGCGAACCTCCCGCTTGAAATCCTCGTCGTAGTAGGTCTCGACCAGGGTCTCGTTGCTCTTCACGAATGTCATTTGCGTCTCCTTCTGCTGTGTCAGTAACAGCTTACTTATCGCATCACGCAGCTTGGATGTCTTGCGGGGTCTCGCTCATGCTCATGGCGTTGTCGCGGACGTTGAAGCTCGCCGCCTTGCGCGCGATCGTGACCAGCACGTCCGGATCGAGGTGCGGATTGAAGATCGAGGCGTTCCGGTAGCGGAACCACTCGCGCACCTCATGCTCCTCGGCGTCCTTGATCATGCCGAACACGGCGCCGACGATCTCCTGCCGGCACATGAAGGTGGACAGGTAGCGCTTGCCCGACTTCCAGGGCGTGCGCTCGGTGGTCTTGCGCGTGGGATCAGCCGTCAGATCACTTTCGATCGAAACGGACGCCTGGATGAAGGGCCTGTTGCCATCAAGCCCGACGGACAGGGTCCAGCCGGGCTTGTAGGTGATGGCCGACACGATCTCGCGGATCTCGTCGATGGTCATGGTCTACTCCGAGGAGAATTTCGGCTGGCGCCGGATGAGGCGCTTGAGCCAGGAGAGGGTGCTTTCGCGGAAGATCGGGTAGCCGTCGCGGTTAAAGGCAACGAGCTTCCAGCCTTCGGCGTGCGCCTTGGTGAACGACTTGCCCATCGCGGACTGCGGGTGCGCCCGGCGATAGCGACGCTGGTAGCCGCTCGGGTCGGTCTCGCCCTCGTCGGTGTCGAGGTAGCGGCTGATCGCGTCCTTGGCCTCCTGGGGGAGGGGGCCATAGGTGCCGTCGCGAAGGTCGAGGAGGAACATGACGCGCTGCGTGACGCTCACCAGACGTCCTCCGAATAGAGGAAGCCGCCGCGCTTGTCGGTCGGAGCGCGCTCGAGGAGCTGGCCGACCTTCTCTGCGATCTGCCAGGCTTCCCGCCGATCGACGTAGCGCCCGGTCGAGGTCAGGAACCCGCCTTCATCGACGACCGGATCGGACGGGCTGCACAGGCCGAGATCGGAGATCATGCGGATGACGTTGCCGTGCCGGCCGGGCTGGGGCACGTCGTAGATGACGCCGTGGTGCATGTTGGCCGCACGCACGATGGTCTCAGCCTGGTTGGTCGGCGCGAGGGCCTCGGACAAGGCGTTGTGCGCGACCTGCATGGTGACGAGATCGGGGAAGCTTGCCTTGATGACGAAGCCGTCGCCGCTCGTTGCAGTGATGAAGCTGTCCCGGAAAGCGTTGCGCAGCCGCTCGCGCTTGTTCTGGGCGTCGTCGTTGAGGAGCCGTGCGACCAGGCGCCCGAACTCCTTGTCCTCCTCGAGCGTGCCGACATCGAGCACCTGAAGGATCTCGGTGCCGTCCGGCGCGCAGACGAACACCTGCTGGTCGATGACGTCGCCCTCTTCCGGGCCGGACATGAAGAACTCGCTCATGCCATCACCCAGAACATCGCGGCAGCGCCGAGCGCGGCCGAGCAGAGGATCGAGACGGAGAGCGTCGTGAGGTCGAGCCCGCGCTCGTCCGACGCGCCGCGGATCATGGCGTCCATCGAGACGCGCGTGGCGTCACGCTCGCGCCGCGCGGCGCGCGCCTCCTCGAGGTAGCGGTTGTTCGCCTCGAGGAGATCGTCGATCCGGCGATTGGCTTCCTGGAGAAGACGCTGCACGGGCTTCGTGTCGGCGACGACGGTGAGGGTCTGCGTGGCGGGAGCGGCCTGGCTCATTTGGTCCTCCTGGTCTTCTGGGCTGCGCGACGGCCGGCCTGGGCTTTCGCCCGGCGAGCCTGCTTCTTGGGATTGGTCTTCACGATGCGCGCGGCTGCGCGCCGGTGGTGTCCATCGCCGTGGGATGCGGCGACGGACATCGATGCGAGCATCGCGGCGGCTCCGAAGAGCCCGATCATCGCCGGACGTTCCGGTGGATGTCATAGAGTTCGTGGAAGCGCATGAGGAACGCCTCCTTCGCCTGGTAGGGGTGGAGCATCTCGATCTCCACGTCGGCCCACTCGCTCTCGTCCTGGAGCTTGCCGCTCTCCCATTCCTCGTCCGGCGAGCGGACGACGATCTGACGGCTCTCGGCCGCGCAGAGCAGGTTGTCGGCGCGCTTCACCCACTTCGGCCAGGGCCAGGCGAGACCGAAGCGCTCGGCGATCGCCTTCTCGTGCGCGTCCTCGACGACCTTGAAGGGCGCGCGGAAGGACGGATCGTATTTCAGCGGCCGGATGAGGTCGCCGATGTAGGCTTCCGAGGCGTCGTGCATGAGCGCCTCGAGGGCGAACTCGTCGGGCACCTCATGCGAGCAATAGACCGAGTGCTCGGCGACCGAGTAGAAGATCCGCGTCTTGAACTTGCGGTGCTGGACCGCGCCCTGCCAGCGGTTCTGGCCGGCGAGCTGGTGCGCGATGGTCTCGATCGAAACCTCGTCGGCGCGGACGTCGAACGGGAACCACTTGGTTCCGGCTGCGGTGTGCATGTAGCGGCCGACACGCTCGCGACCGTGGCGATCAAGAAGCAGACGGGTGGTGTCGATGTCGACCTCCCGCACGTCGTTGCTTTGCATGTGATGCGCGTTCATCTGCGTTTCTTTCGTTTGTTTCTAAGAATACTATAGACGCGATGCAGGTGGTTTTCGTGTGGGAAGTAAGTCGTTACTTACGTTGCCGCGTAACGACTTACCCATTCGTGGCGTCGATCAGGGCTTGAGGAGCTTGCCGAGACGCTTGCGGCACATTTTCAGCTCCTTCTCGATCTCGCGAAGGGACTTGCCCTCGGCGAAGAGCTTGCGCGCAGCCTCGTCTTTCATGGCGCGCTGGCCTTCCTTGGACGCCGGATCGAGAGCAGTAGCGGGAGCCGCCGTCGCAGCCTTGGCGGGAGCCTTCTGACGCGCCGGCCGGGCCTTCACGTCCTTGTCGGTCTTCTCCGCGATGCGATCGACCTTGGTCTTCGCAACCGCGGCCCGCTTCTCACGCTTGCGGCGTGCGTCGCGCTCGGCCTTCGTCTCGACCGGCTCGGCAGGCGTCTCGACCACAGGCTCCGGAGCGGCCGGCGCTTCCTCGACCTCGGGAACGAGCGCCTCGTTCATCGTGTCTTCGCCGTTCTCGACGTCAGCCTCTTCCTCGGCGATCTCGTCCTCGAGCTCCTCGGCGGCTTCTTCCACGACCTCGGCCGCAGCCTGCGTCGTGTCGATCGCCGCGTTGATCCGCTCGTTCAGCTCCTTGACCGACAGGCCCTCCTGCTCGTCGTCCAGCGCCTTGGCAAATCCGTTGTCGGGCTTGGCTTCGGCAGGCTCGTCCTTCTCGAAAGCGACCGGCGTGACCCGCACGTCACCACCGTAGGCCGCACCGATGACGACGTTCTCGATGATCGGCGCATGGTGGCCGGCGATGACGTCGGCGAGCATCTTGGCAGCGGTGGAGTCGCCGGTGATCGGACGGTTCGCGCGCAGCGTGCCGTGGAACTCGCCGGGGATCTGCGCGACGATGTGGTAGGCGGCAGCGCGCATCTTGTCGGGCTCGCCGTGCGGCACCGCGATGACGTCTTCCGGCGCGACCTTCACGAACATGATGACGTCGCCGGAGAAGCCGTGGAGATAGCCGCGGCGCGCGATGTGCAGGCCGGTCGAGCATTGGGTGCGCCGGCTCGGATCGACCAGCTTCTCGGCCATCGAGACACGCGAGCCGACGCGCTGCGGCACCTTGCCGGAATGGCAGTCGACGATGCGCCCGTTCAGCGTCTTGAGCACCTTGTAGCCGACGATCGAGCCGTCATCGGCGATCGGCAGGTCGCCCTTCTTCATGAAGTTGAGGAGCTCCTTGACCGAGTGGCCGCGCGTGTCGATCACGGACGCGATCCGCTGCATGAAGCGCTCGAAGCCGACGGCGTTGCCGCTGTAGGCCGCGCGCTCGATCTGCTTCTCCAGCGCCTCGACGCCCGGAATGATCTTCGGCCCGGCCGGCGTCTCGACGATGGCGACGAGCTCTTCCTCCTCGGGCTTCTCGGGCGGCGCCTTGGGATCGGCCGTCTGCACAACAGGCGCAGGAGCCGGAACCGGCGTCGGAGCGGGCACAGGATCGGGCTCCACGGGCGCAGGAGTCGTCACAGGCGCGCTTGCGCCGGTATGAGCGCACGGACGCTCCGGATCGACGGGATCGCTCTCCACGGGCTTCTGTGCGGGCGGCTCGTCCTTGGTGATGCCGAGCGCAGAGGCGATCTTGGACACGGCGCCGCGCATGAAGCGCACCAGGCCGTTGGTCTTCTTCTCGATCCGGGTGTGGACCGAGAACGTGTCGAGGTCGATTTCCACGATCTCGTGACGGGCGAGGGGCTCGAGCGCCTCGTCCATGATGGCCTTCGTGCGCCACGAGTCCTTGGGCAGGTTCATCTCCTCCCCGTTCTCGAGGTAGAGGGTGATGCCAGTCTTCGATGCGATCGCAGCGGAGATGCGGACCTTGTTCATGCGGCCTCCTTGAGGGCGTCAGAGTTCGGGGTGTTGTCGTTGGAGCCGTCCTGGACGGCGGGTTTTGCAGCCTCGGCCGCGGCGAGCGCCGCGGCTTCCTTCTCGGCCTTGATGCGCCGGCGCTCGAAGTGCCGGACGAACTCGACCACGAGCTGCTCGTCGGCCGGGTTGGTCGGATTGAAGTCGCCGGCCATGCGCAGGTAGCCGTAGCGCTCGTTGACGTCGTGAGCCTTCAGGACGAGGTGCTTGAAGGTCGCGTTGGCGTCCGCGCGGAGCTTCCGGAGCGCCAGCGTCATCTTGTCGAGGAGCGCCTGGTCGACGTGGTCGAACTTGATCTCCGTCAGCATCGTGTTGAGCGTCGCCGAAAGCTGCGCCTTCTCGCTTGCGGTCGCGCGATCGGGGAACAGGATCTTGGCGATCTCGGCCGAGCCTTTGCAGAGGTCGCGCATCCGGGTCGCAGCGGCGTCCCAGCGCGCCGAGCCGCTCACGAAATCGCCCGAGGCGATCATCGCGGCGTATTGGGCGTCGCGCGACTTGGAGCTCTTCTCGAACGCCTGGATGATCCCGAGGAGGAGCGGCTTTGCGCCGAGCTTCTCGACCTTAGCCTGCTGACCGGCCGTCATGATCACCGCGACCTTCGGGAAGAGCTCCTTGAGGGTCTCGAGGTGCTCATGGACCGAGTAAGGGACGCGCGACCCGTCACGGCCGCGGAAGCGCACGAAGAAGGCGGGATCCTCGAGCGAGGGCTCGCCCCAGGTGGAGTCGGAGTGACGGAACTTGAGCGAGTAGAGGTCGGTGAACTTGTCGGCCGGCCGGACCTTTCGACCCTTCTGGCGCTTCGGGAAATCGAGGAGCTCGGTGTCGATCTTGTAGCTCTCGGCGACCTCGAGGATGTTGGTCAGGAGCTCGTCGGTGGCCCTGTGAACCACCATCACCATGACCGGCCGCTTGTCGTTGCTGAAGCTGTTCGGACCCTTCAGATCCTTGATCCACTTCGAGGCGTCGCGCTGGTTGGGCGAGATCACGAGAAGCGGCTCGACCTCGCCCGAGCCCTTGAAGTTCGAGAACGGCGTCAGGAGGTAGCGCGGGTTGGCGTAGGCGTCCGTGTGGCACGCGAACAGGCGATCCAGCATCCCGAGCTTTGCGGCCATGCGCCGGAAGAGGCGCGAGGAGTGCCGGTAGGCTTCATGGTTGAAGTCGAAGCCAGTGCCGTAGCGGTTCGTGCGCGCGCGCCGGAACGTGCGGCGATCGTCGCGGAAGGTCTTGGCGAACGTGTTGAAGATCCAGCGCGTGTGGTTGCGGCCGGCCAGGTAGACCTGGAGATTGCCCTGGACCGCGCGCTCGGCGATCACCTTCGGATCGTCGAGGAGACCATGCCCGTGAGAGAGCATGGAGCCGCCGACATCGAGCTTGAGCGCGTAGCGGCGCTTCTGCTTCTCGGCCCGCTCGATGATCGTCCGCTTGGCGACGGGCGCCGCGTGGCGCTTGAGCTTGACGATCGTCTCGTTGAGGAGCCGGGTGACGGTCTTCGTCGTCAGCTCGGAGAACGACAGACCTTCGCGCGAGGGCACGACGCCGACCGTGTTGGGCGGGGCCATGAGGACCGTCACGGCCCACGACTCGACGTGGTTGGAGAGCTCCTTGACGAGGTGCATGACCGTCTGGTCGCTCGTCATGACCGGATAGAGGACCGTGCCGTAGAGGACGTAGACCTTGGACTCGCCGAGCCCGACCGTATGGCCGTTCTGCACCAGGCAGAAGCCCGCCTTGCGCGCGCCCTCGTAGTCGAAGCGGTCGAGCGGCTTGTCGTTCAGCGTGGCGAGCATCCCGCCGTTGCGCACGACGCGCCGGATGAGCTTGGTGAACTCCTCGACATCGGCCGGATCGCGGATCGGGATCGACACGGTGATGCCGGTCGCCTTCGTCGGCACCTGCACCATCGGCCGGAAGTCCGGCTTGCCGTCGGTCTCGGACCCGCCGCGGCTGATCGCCCACAGGGTCTTGATGCCGGCGTGGCAGCTCATGACGGTGAAATGGTCGGAATAGGCGAAGGGCGCCTTGCAGCCGAGCCCGAACCCGCCGGTCTGGCGCTCGTCCTTCACCTTCGTCGTGCCGCCGTAGACGCAGTAGACCGGGCCGATCAGCTCGGGCGGGATGCCGGGGCCGAAGTCCTCGATGACGAGCGCCTCGTCGGTCAGCGTGATCTTCACCGGGACATCGGTCTTCTCGACCATGATGTGTGCGTCCCAGGCGTTGCAGATGACCTCGCGCACCACGGCGAGCTTCTTGTCGCGGTAGAGCGTGTCCGAGAGCACGGTGTAGAACTCGGCCGAGTCCGACATGCCGAACGCCTGGGCCTTGCCGCCGCCGACGATGGCGTGCGTATCGAGCTCCTTGATCTGGCTGACTTCCATCGACGTTTCTCCTTCGTTAATAAGTGTTTACTTACATTCGCTTGCGAGCGTTTGGAGCTCAAGCGGCGATCAGTAACTCCTGCGCGGCGATCTCTTCGTCGAGCCGGGCAATCTGTGCGCGGATCTCGCGCGCTGCGGCGCCGTTCTCGTCGCCACCCATGGCGATCATCGCATCGAGGATGCTGTCGAAGGCGATCCGGCGGGCTTCGGGCGTTTCGTTGTAGCCGCGAAGGGCACGGTAGCCGCGATCAAGGGCGGCGCGAGCGGTGGGGCGGTAGGTCATGGTCATTCACCCTTCAGATAGAGGACGCCGCCCGTGAACACGGAGACTGCGGCGAAGGCGACCAGGAAGAGACCCACATAATCCAGAATCGACATGATAAGCAACCTCTTACTTATTCGCGATCTCGTTTCGATCACGCTTTCAATATAGCTGCTCGCGTCGTGGTTTTCGGGAGGGAACGCGCGGCTAGTGCAGCGTCGCGCGCTTCCCCTTTTTGGCGACCTGGTCGGCGACCTTGGTCATGATCTGCTTGATCGCGGCGACCCTCGAGTCGTGGTCCGTGAACGGCACGATGGCGTAGTCGAGCTGGCCTTGCAGCGCGGCGAGGAAGCCCTCGATCACCATCTGGTAGTGCTGCTGGTAGGCGAAGTTGGGCGCCGGCTTGTTGGGCTCGACCTCGTAGACCGGCAGCGGGCGCAGCACGAACACGAAGGCGAAGTTCTCCCGCAGGTAGTCGCGGCAGAGCTCGGCATAGGCGTTCACCGCCTGGATGCCCCGATCGCCTAGCGCCTTATGCGACGACATGCCGACCTCGGCGAGGAGGTATGCGGCCATATCGACGGGCGTGCGGTCGACAATGAGGGACGCGCCGCCCGATCGAGCCTTCCCGATCTCCTCGACGTAGTTCTCGAAGACGGCCGTCTGGAACTCGATGCGCGAGACGAGGGTCATCGGCTTCGCGAGATCGATGCCCAGACGTTCCACGAGCTTGGCCGTGGACGTCTTGAGCGTCGGCATTCCGGTCATGGAGCGCAATGACTCCATGACCGTCGTCTTGCCGGAGCGGTGCGCCCCGGAGAGGCCAATCAGCATCAGGAAGTGCCGGTCGAACCGAAGCCGCCTTCGCCGCGCTCGGTTTCCTCGAGTTCCTCAACCTCGACCAGCGGAAGCTGCGGCACGAAGGCGATGACGCCCTGCGCGATGCGATCGCCCTTGTTCACGCGGAACTCCCGGCCCGGATGGATCGAGCCGCCGTTCGAGAAGGCGCCGGGCGTGTAGTCGAGATCCGTGTTGAGGAGGATCACGCCGATGTCGCCGCGATAGTCGCTATCGATCGTGCCGGGCGAGTTGACGACGGTGATGCCGTTCTTGAGCGCCAGGCCCGAGCGCGGACGGATCTGCATCTCGAAGCCTTCCGGGATGGCAGCGGCGAGCCCGGTGCGGATCAGCTTGCGCTGGCCCGGCTCGATGATCGTATCCTCGACCGCATAGAGGTCGAAGCCTGCGGCGCCCGGCGTCGCATAGGTCGGGATCACGGCGTCCGGATGGAGCTTCTTGAAGCGCACCGACTGGTTGGGATCGGAAGCGTCGAACTCGCCGTCGTCCTCGAGGCGGTCGTCGATCGCATCCTCGATCATCGCCTGGACGATGCACAGGAGCTCGTATTCCATCGGGCCGGCCGGCAGGAGGCCGTAGTCGATCGCCTGCTGCGCGAAGTGCTGCGCCAGCTCCATCGTGCCGAACGGGCCGTAGGCCTCGACGTCCTCGCCGTCGATCTCCATGACGCGGTCGTCGTCGCCGATCAGTGCCTCGTAGAAGTAGAAGCCCGGATCGAGATTCTCGTCGCCGGCATCGGCCTCGAAGAAGGACAGGATCAGGCCGTCGGCAGGAACCGCGTCGGCCGTGTTGTGCTCATGAAACATGCGTGGTGTTCTCCTCGAAACGCAACAGGAAGTAAATGCTTACTTCTGTAGCAATATGCGCGAATTTTGTGCGGTTGTCGGTTGGGTGTTTCTGGCGTCAGCCGGCGATGGCTTCGTTCGGCAGGAGCTTGCGGTATTGGATCCAGCCGCGGAGATTGCCGTGCAGCTCCGGCTCTCCCCACTCGCGCTCCTCCTCGTTCTCGATCAGGTGGCCCGAGAAGTCGTAGCGGTTGCGCTTGTCGGGCGTGGCCTGGTGCTCGGCCGGCGAAGCGTGGACGGGCTGCGAGACGACGAGCGTGTCGTGCCGCTTGATCTCGGCCTCGATCGAACCTTCGCCGTTGAACGGGGCGTAGGTGAGGCGCGCGCAGCGGGCGACCGAGAGCTTGCGCAGGATCGGCAGTGCCTCGTGGCGCAGGACAATACGACGCGAGCCCTCGCGCACGAAGTCGCACGCGGCCTCGAAGTCCTCGTCGCGATCGGCGTAGGGCAGGTGCCAGTCACCGGGCTGCAAGAGCTTCGGGGTCGAGGCGTCGAACGCCATGCGGATCGCCTTGGCGAGATCCTGCACCTCAGGCTGGGCGCCGGCCTCGTCGCGCAGGTGGAAGAAGTTCTCCCAATCCGTGCCGGAGATCAGGACGTCGATGTAGCCGAACGCCTCGAGCGGGCGGTTCACCCACTGCTTATGGACGCCGGCCTCGGCGAAGACGGCCATTTCGCGGCACACGACCTCGGCCAGGCGCTTCCAGCGAGCCTGGAGATAGGCGAGCTGCTGCTCGTCGAACTCCTCGCTGGCGACCATCCCCGGCTTGTTCTTGAGGAAGTGCGGGACGTAGGGGTCCGAGAAGGTCTCCGACAGGAGCTTGTCGAACGGCACCGCGCGCGAGGAGCGACCGTTGCGCGAGAGATTCTCGTCGGCGAGGAGCGAGAGGTCGTGGTGGATCTCCAGCATCTCGTCGTGCCAGCCGCGGATCACACGATGCGTCTTGGCGTCGGCGTGAACCATGCGCGGGTAGCGTGCCTGGACGGTCTTGAACTCGATGCCTTCGGGCGAGATCGAGTGAGCGACGACGCCGGCCGTCGCGCCATTAACGGTGAAAGTCTGCAACGAGTGGTCCTTTGCGTTTGAGCCTGTCGAAGGCTGCGAGCGTTCGCGCGTGATGCGGATCGGGATACCAGTGGATGACGACGGGCTCGGGCATGGCCTCGAGGCTGGAGACCTTGAAGTCGCCTCGGCAGAGCGTCGCGCCGTCGAACCAGACGGTGCCGAGCTGGTCGTGGGAGACGAACTCGACGGTCATGGCCGGCCCGCCCGATTTCAGACGGACCAGATCGCCGTGTTGGGCGACGAGGGGCTCGGTCATCAGAACTGCGAGGGATCGACCGTGCCGAGCTCCACGAAGCAGACCGGCTCGGGCACGCCGCCGATGTCGGCGATGATCTCTTCCGAGTAGGCCCAATAGCCGCTGTCGCCGGTGGCGATCTGGGCCAGCTCGTCGTAGGTCTCCCAATGGATGACGCTCGGAACGTCCGGGCTGTCGAGCTCCCAGGCGAGGAGCTTGCGCCCGTCGCGGATGGCTTCGGAGATCGGTTTGGCGAGGTCGCGCAGCGAGCAGGGCTGGCCGGCGATGTTGGGTGCGTGCGCGTTCAAGCTGCGGGCTCCATGACAGAGGTTGGCGACCAGAAGAGACGCTGCTCGAAGCCGCCCTTGTCGGCGAGCTTGCGGGCGCGGGCGTCTTGGATGTCGATGATCGAGACGCCGTTTCGGCGGGCGAGGGCGAACAGCGCGTCGAGGACGTCGCCATATTCCTCGGGATTGGTGAGATCGCGGGCGATCTCCTCCGTTTCGGAGTGGATCTTGGCAACGAGGAGCGCGATCGCAATCTCGTTGGGGACGGTCTGAACGGCTTCCGGCACGCCGGGCCGTTCGACCATTTCATCCCGGATGAGCTGCGGGCAGCGAACCGGGGAGGTGCTCACGCCGCGGGCTCGGCGTTGAGCTTGTCGGAGGTCTCGAGGAGCGAGACCGCGATGTCGTCGGGATCGACGCTATCCTTGCCGGCGAGCTGGGCCGAGAGCGTCTCGGCGACCTTGCGCATTTCGCGGAAGGAAAGGCGCCCGATGACGCCGGCCAGGTGCTTGAGGTTGTCCTCGCGGCGTTCCTTCGGGGCGTTCTGCTCGATGCGACGGCTGTTCATGTCGTCCTCCAGAGGGAGAAGAGGGAAGGCCCATTCCTGGGCTCTTCCCGATTGACGATGAGGGTTGATGCGAGGGTCGAAGCGTTTCAGCGCACCATGCAGACCTCCTTGGTTCCGAAGTGATCGGGCGACATTCGCTCTCGCGCTCGACAGTGCGTCTGTCAGTAAGCGCTTACTTGTCTTGTATAGCGTCATTCGCAGAGGTTTTCGTCTGGGAATGCGCTCGGCGTCTCTGTGAGTAAGCGCTTACTTATTCCCGAGGCCGAGCGCAAGTGCCATTTTCGTTATGCCTCGCAGGCCGCGCACGACATGAGGTCGCGAACGAGATCCTGCGCGGGGTTCGTGCCCTTCTGGTAGTAGAGCGTCTTCACCTTCATGCGCCATGCCTTGATCATCAGGTCGTGGACCTCGCTCACCGGCATGTCGGCGCGGATCTTGAGGTTCAAGCTCTGCGCCTGGTCGATGTAGCGCTGACGGTGCGCGGCCTGCGTGATGATCTCGTCCGGACGGATCTCGTCGAACGTCTTGAAGACGGCCCGCTCGCGATCGGTCAGGAAGTCGAGGCCCTGCACCGACCCGCCGGCGAGCAGGATCGAGCGCCAGGTCGAGGCGTTGTCGCGGCCGTAGGTCGCCAGGAGCGCCTGGAGATACGGGTTGCGGTAGCCGAACTTGCCCTTGGCGAGGTCCGCGGTGAAGTAGTTGGAGTCGATCGGCTCGATCGACGCCGAGACCTGGCCCAGGATGAAGCTCGAGGACTTGGTCGGGGCGATCGCCATGAGCGTGACGTTGCGCCGGCCGTAGCCCTTGAGCAGCGGCGGCTCACCGAAGAGACGGGCCAGCTCGCGGGACGCGGCGAGCGTCTTCTCCTGGATCAGCTTGTGGATCTCGATGTTGAGCTTGCGCGCTTCGAGATCCTCGAACGGGATCATCCGGCTCTGGAGATAGGAGTGCCAGCCGAGCGTGCCGATGCCGAGCGCCCGCTGGTTGATCGCGAACCGGCGCGCGTCCTCGAGGAACGGAATGCCGGCCGTCTTCTCGATGTATTCGGTCATCACCGCGTCGAGCAGGTAGGTCAGCGTCTCGGGGAGATCGGTGTCCTTCCAGTCGTCGTAGTGCAGGAGGTTCAGCGAGGAGAGGTCGCACACGAAGCTCTCGTCCGCCGTCGAGGCGAGCGCGATCTCCGAGCACAGGTTCGAGCCGTTGATGCGCAGGCCCTTCGCCTTGTAGACGTCGGGCGCGGCGTTGTTCACCGTGTCGGTCCAGAAGATATACGGGTAGCCGTCGTCGTTCCGGTGCTCGAGGATGCGGACCCAGATGTCCTGCTTGGCCTCGTCGCCGTTCAGCATGTCCAGCATCCACTGGTCGGTGATGCAGACGCCGATGGACAGGTGCTTGATCGGGGAATGCTCCTCGCGGCAGTCGAGGAACTCCATGATGTCCGGGTGCTCGACAGGCAGGTAGCAGGCGCAGTTGCCGCGCCGGACCTTGGACTGCGAGATCACGTTGATGTCGGCCTGGAACAGCTCCATGAAGTGAACCGGGCCTTGGCTCTCGCCACCGCCGTTGATGGTCGCGCCACGGTGACGCAGCTCGCCGAGAAACGCGGACGTGCCGGCGCCGTGCTTGGTCATCATGCCGACCTCGGCGACCTTGCGAAGGATCTCCGACGTGTCGTCCGGGACGTGCGAGTTGTTGCAGGAGATCGGCAGGCCGCGCGCCAGGCCGAAGTTCGACCAGATGGGCGAGGCGAGCGAAATCCAGCCGTTCAGGATGTAGCGCTCCAGCTTGTCAGCGAAGCCGTCGATCTTGAGGATGCGCTCGGCAGCGTCCGCGATGACGCGAATGCGATCCTCGGCCGTCTGGCCCGGCGCCAGGTAGCCGCGCTCCAGGAAGGTGCGCGCGTCGTCGTTCAGCCAATAGGCCGAGTTGGTGTTAAGCCGTTGCAGCATTGCGATCCCCGAACAGCGCTTGGCGCGTGTAAACCTTTGTTTTCTTTGCGTAATCGACGGGCTTCTTATGGAAGAAGTCCACGACGTTGTTGCCGAGCGTCTCCTCGTCCATCCAGAGCGTCGCGGCGAGATGCTCCTCGCTGACCGGCAGGTCGAAGTCCGGCGTGAAGCCGATCGAGCGCAGGCTCTCCTCGAGGCGGTTCTGGATGAAGGTCTTGAGGAGCGGCGCGTTGAGGCCCGGCCGGTCGAAGTCGCCGAGCATCCAGTCGATGATCCGGCTCTCGGCCTTGAACGCCTCGCGGCACTCGTGGACGACGATCTCCTCGAGCTCCTCGTCGAAGAGCTCCGGATATTCCTTGCGGAGCGTGTTGATGAGCATGATGCCCACCTGCGCGTGGAGCATCTCCTCGTTGCGCGTGTATTGGACCTGCTGCGCGGTGTCCTTCAGGACCGGGTCTTTCCGGTCGCCCGGCAGGTCGTAGAAGCGGTTGAACCAGAGGATGACGTAGAACTGCGAGAAGAGGCTCACGTTCTCGACGAAGAGGGTGAAGAGGATGATCGAGTAGACGTATTGCTTGCGCGCCATCTGCTCGTCCTCGGCCGCGACCTGGTCGCGGTAGGTCTGCGAGAACCGCTCGCGCAGCTTGTCGTAGAGGCGCAGGACGCCGCGGCGGGACTTGCGCGCGTAGACCGTCTTGAGGTGCTTGCGCAGGTAGGCGACACGCCCCTTGACGACCGGCTCCTTGAGGTTGGCCTGGAAGACGTCGTTGAGGTTGAAGGTGTCGAGCGCCTTCTCATAGGCGATGTTGTGGATCACCTCGGACTGCGACATGACATAGCCAAGGTCGCTGATGGCCGGGTGCGGGAAGTGGTCGCCGACGCGCGCCCAGAAGGTCTTCACCGCGATCTCGATCTGACCGATCGCCGACAGCGTGCGGGTGACGATCTGGCGCTCCTGATCGTTCAGGACGACCTTGAAGTCGTTGTAGTCGGCACGGAAATCGAACTCGTTGGGAGTCCAGAAGCCGGCCCACATCCGGTCGATGACCGTCTGCGTCCAGGGGTAGAGGTTCGGCTTGCGCGCGACCTGTTCTTTGAAAAGCATGGGAGCCTGTGATGTTGGAGGGTAGGCGGTCGGTCAGGGTAGCAAAGTAAGCGTTTACTTAACAGCCTTGACAAAACTTTCGGCGGCGATCCGCGTCTGGTGCCGCATGATGGCGAGGAGCTGCTTGAACTGCTGGGTCTTGAGCCCGGCGTGGACAGCGGCGATCGCGTCGGCTAGGTGCTCGGCCTGACCCTTGATCACCTTCTTGCCGCGCTTGGGCCACGGGGCGTCGGGATACTTCTCGGCGGCCCATTCGATCATCTCCTCCTTCGAGGCGGTCTTGGTGCCGACGGCCGCAAGCTTCACCTCGAAATTCTGGACCTGGATGATCGGGACCGGACAGGACGCGAGCGCCCCGGTCGCGACGCCCAGCGCATAGGACGCGGTCGCGGACTGCGAGCCGGACGGCACCTCGGCGAACGCGACGGCGCAGTCGGAAATGAAGTCGCGCTGGCCGTCCACGATCTCGAGCGCCCGGCGCAGGTCGTCGGAGTTCTTGCGGACCTCCTTCGACACCATGCGCTCGGTCTGGATGACGCGCATGTCGTCCACCGTGATCTTGAGAGGCTCGAGGTCGAGCGTCAGCTTGACGATCCCGTAGTTGGAGAGCGCGACGTCGAGGCCGGCGATCTTGAGGCTGCGCATCAGAACATCCCGAAGTTCGGGTTGTCGGCGTAGTCCTCTGCGGCCTTCTCGATGCGCTTCTGCTCGGCGCGCTCTGCCGTCTGCTCGGCGACCTTCGCGGCCTGGAGCTCGAGGAACGCATAGGCGCTCTTGAGCGTCGTGGAGCGCGAGCCGTGGGACTCGGCGAGTTGCACGATCCAGTCCGCAAAGCCGGGCATCTCATCGCCGACCTTGCCCAGCTCGACCTCGGCCGCGACATAGTCCTGCTTGTCGGCCGGCTCGAAGCGGAAGATCGGCTTGCCGCGAGCGCCGATGCGGACCTTCTGGAGCAGAAACTCCTCGCCGCCGAGCGTCGGCTTCTTGCGGAACGATCCGTCCTCGCGCTCGATGGCGAGCTTGACGTTGGCCGGCGCGTTGAAGGTGAGATCCGCCTTTTCAGCGGCCTCGAGGAGGAAGGCAGTCACGTCCGCCGCCTTCTGATCGTCTTTCTGGCTCATGTTGGCCCTCTGTTGGAAAGTAAGCGCTTGCTTATCTTCTCATATAGCGAAGCGCAAATGGAAGTCTCGAGTTTTCAAGCCTCTTCGATCAGCACGCTCTCCGCGTAAGCAGCGGCTCGCGAAAATCTGTCAGCGCCTTCGTAGTGAGGTGCGAAGATCGTCGGCAAATTGGTAATCTCGCCGTCTTTGGTATGAAGCAGCATACCATCCTCCGGATGGATCCCCGGCCGGGTTTTGCCAATTTTATCAGCACCCAAAGCGATGATGTAGAACGCCTGCACATTGCCGGGACTGTAGGAGGGATAGCCCCTAACGTAGGCGGTAAGCCACTTCCCCTGCGGGTCGCGCACGGGATAACAACGCCACTTCATCGCGTCCTTCAGGAAAACGTCCAGACGTTCAGCAGTTCGGACATGGTCTGGGCCGGAACCGTAGCTCTCCTGATCTGCCTGCCGACACACCACCGAATGCTTGCATTCCCCGCGAGAACGAAGGTCGATCTGGCAGACTTGGGCAAGAAGAAACTGCGTGAAGTGATCTTTGGCCCTTACCACGACGAAGTCGCCGAGCTCCACCGATAGAGAGCAGTTAACCAGACAGGGCTTCCCCTCTGGTGCGAAGCGAACCTGCACAGCGCGGATGTCCGGTGTGCGTTTCTTTCGCGAGTCGCCAAGAAACATGTCTGGGTTCGCGCCAGCACCGAACGTCCGCTCAAAATCGCCCATTCGCTACCCGACCTCCTCGACTATCGACGTCTTTCCGTTCTCCTTGATGACGCGGATCTGCTGGGGAATCCAGCTTTTGAGGTCTTCGTGGCTGATCACGAACACCGACCCGCGCTCGCGTGCCTTCTCCTCGAGGACCGTCGTCAGCCGCTCGAGGCCGGCGCCGTCGAGGGCGTCGTCGATCTCGTCGCCGATGAACAACTCGATCGGCTTGGACGCGCGCCGCGCCACGAGATCCTGGAGCGCCAGCGCCGTCGCGAGCCGGACCTTGCGCTTCTCGCCGCCCGACTGGTTCTTGAACTGCTTCCCGCCCTTGTCGTTGACGACCTCGATCGTGAACTTCTCCTTGGCCTCGCCCTTGGAGTCGTTCGTCAGCGTCGTCCAGGTCGCCTCGATGTTCCCATCCGACAGCGAGGACAGGTAGAGCGAGGTCTGCTGGTTGAGGAACGGCGTCACCTCGTCGAGGATGTGCGCGCGCACGCCGGCCGGCGAGAACACGGCCACGACGTCCGACGCGATCTCGGACGCTTCCTCGAGATCCTTCAGCTTCTCGTTCGCGCCGGCGATCTCCTTAGTGAGCGTGTCGATCCGCTTGGTAATGCGCTCGACGGCCGCGTCGTGCGGGTTCGTCTCGGCCGCGAGATCCTTGCCCTTCTGCGCCGCCTCGCGCGCCGTGCGCTTGGCGTTCTCGACCTTGGTGTCGAGCGCGGCCCAAAGGCGCTCCTGCTCGCGTAGAGCGGCCAGGGACGCGATCGACGCCGACAGGTCTGTCATCGTCGCTTTGAACGCATCACGCGCTTCCTGGAGCTCCTGTGTGCGTTTCTGCGCGGCCTGATACGCTGCCCGCGACTTGTCGTAGAGCTCCTTGGTCTCGTTCTGCTCCGTCTGGATGCGCGTCTTGGTCGGCGCGATCTCCTCGGCCGTCAGGTCGCGCCCGCAGCTCGTGCAGGGACAGCCGACCTGGTGCTCGACGTCCTTGAGCTTCTTCTGCCCCTTCTCGAAGGTGTCCCGCAGCGAGAGGGCGTCGCGCTTGTGCTGCTCGGCCTGGTTCTCGGCTTGGGATGCGTCGCGGGTCAGCTCGGCAAGGCGCGTCTGCTCTTCGTTCACCGACGAGATTCGCGCTTCGACCGCACCGATCCCGGCGCGCACGTTGGCGATGTCGATCTTGTCGCGGTCCTTGGCTGCGTCCTGCGCCGCCTGGACGGCCTCGCGCACCTCGACGCCGTAGCGCGAGACCTGCGCGGCCTGGCGCTGGTTCCAGGCGTCGCGATCGACGTCGGAAGCGTTCTGGTCGGCCTCGGCCTGGTTGATCTGCGACTGGAGCGAGCCGAGCCGGCGATATTCGTCCTCGTGGGCGATCTTGGCCGCGCGCAGCTCCTCGCGCGCCTTGGTGAGCGCCGCCTCGAGGATCGTCACGCCGGACGCTTCCTCGACGATCAGCTTCAAGGTCTTGTCCGTCATCGCCGGCAGGTCCGGCATCTTCTCCTGCGCCGCGTAGATCGATGCGGCGAAGACCTCGAGCGGGCACCCGATCAGCTTGTCGATCGCGACCTGCGTGAGCGCGTCCTTGCCGAGCGTCAGATCCTTGAGCGTGCCGTCCGCGTTGTGCAGGTGGAGCGTGACGCGGTTCTTGTTGGCCTTGTGCTTGCGATGGCGCGCGATCGTGTAGAGCTGACCGTCATCGTCCAGCGTGACCGCGACCCGCGTGCCCTTGCTGGCCGCGTCGTTGATGACGTCATCGCCGGTCGCCTCGCGCGCCGTGACGCCGTAGATCGCCCAGCACAAGGCATCGAAGAGGCTCGACTTGCCGGCGCCGTTCGACAGCGCGGACGTGTCGTCGCGGTTCTCGCCCTGGATCAGCACGAGGCCACGATCGGACAGCGCGAGCTTGGCCTCGGTGATGGCTAGAAAGTTGGAAATCTCGATTTCCGGAAATTTCATCGGGTTTCCCTGAAGTTGTGGTGGACGATGTGGACCTCGGACAGGAGCTCGCGCATCTCCGCGTCGCTCTCCGGCTCGAACATCAGGTATTCGCCGGACTCGGTCTTGAAGGTCAGGCGCTTGGTGCCGCCCTGGCCGGTGAAGTTCGGCTCGAGCGTCACCTTCATGGGGCGCTTTGCGCGCTGCGAGCCATGCTGGCGTCGGGTGAGCTCCATCAGTCGTCGTCCTCCCTGTCCATGGGTTTGAAACCGACGATCTGGCAGCAGCCGTCGACGAACTCGTAGGCGTTCTGGATCACGCGGTCGGACTGGTAGACGGTCTCGGAGTGGTGAATGTCCTGCTTCACGATGAAGCCGGCGACATGCTCCCAGAGCTTCTGCTCCGGTGTCCGGTATTCCTCGTTGATGACGCCCAGGAAGAGTGCGTGGCCCATCTTCGCGACGCGCTTCTCGGCGTCGCGGCGGGTCATCAGCGTCCAGTCCTTGAGGTAGGAGAGGGAGACGCCACAGCTCTGCGCCGGCTCACCCTTTTTGTAGACCCAGGCGTCGTAGTTGCCTTCGCAGCAGCAGCACGCGCAAGTCTTCACCTCGAGAACCTCGCGGCCCTTCCTGTAGTATTCGGTGCGCTCGTCGCTGAAAATGAGGCCCTTGGTCGTCATGCGGCTGCTCCGGACAGGGATTGCACGTCCTTGAGGATCGCGCCGGCGCGCGCCTGGATCGCCGCAACACGGTCGGCCGGCCGCTCCTTGAAGGCGTGATCGACATAGGAGGCGACGGACTGGTTGAGCGTCGTCGTGGACGTCTGGACCTTGGTGCCGCGCGCGGACGGCTTCTCCTTGGTGACGGCCATATGGACGCCGACGGCGCCGGACTTCTTGAAGAAGTCGCGGAGCTGGTTGATCTCCGACTCCTTCAGGTTCTCGCCGCGGAAGCGCACGAAGTTGCCGTCGCATTCGAGCGCCATGTCGGCCGGATCGAGGTCGGTCACATCGACGAAGTTGGGCGCGTGGGACGCGCGGTGTTCGACCGAGCCGTCGCCCTTCACGAGGACGAAGCCTGCGCGCGTTCCGACGTCGCCCCAGGTCTGATGCGTGAGCGCGCCGACCGAGTAGCCCCGGTTTCCGAAGTCCTTGAAGTGGTGATAGTGGCCCGAGAACACGTTCCGGAAGCCGTAGGCCACGAAGAAGTCGGACGTCATGCCGTGATCAGGCATGGTCGAGAGCGTGCCGTCGAAGCCGACGTGCATGTGAAGGTCGAACTCGTCGATATGGGCGCCGAGCCGGTCGGCCAGGCGCTCGACGTCGGCGATCAGATCCTCGTGGCGCTTGCGCCAGGGCACGAACGCGAGGCGCGGCCCGCGGTCGAAGACGATCGAGTCCGCCTGGTAGAAGATCGTGATCCGGTTCGGGTCGATCGCGGCGAACGAGCGGAAGGCGTTCGACAGCTCCTTGGTGTCGTCGGACTTGAGGTCGTGGTTGCCGGGGATGCCGACGATCTCGAGCTCGGGGTGCCGCTTGAGGATGCCGACGAACGTGTCGTGCGTGAGGTTGAAGACCTCGGGGTCGAGCTTGCCGCGCGAGTGGAAGAGGTCGCCGTCGACGACGAGGACGCGGCCCTTCGCCTTGACGATGGTGTCGGCCGCGCGGTCGATCTCCTTCAGCGTCGCGGCAAGGCGCGTGTTCACGCCATCCTCGTTGATCGACGACATGGTCGACCAGTCGTGCGAATGGATGTCGCTGATGATCCCGTAGGTCATCGTCTCTCCTTATGAAACGTAAGCTCTTACGTATCTTATAGCGTTCGCGTCATCGGAATGCGCGAGGGATCAGAGCTTCTGCTTGCGATTGCCAGGCTTGTGGCGAAAGAACGTGAGCGGCAGGTATCGCTGGAGCGCGCCGCCGCGGCTCTCGTAGTTCATGATCTTGGCGAACTTGGAGTCCCGGAAATAGTCGAGCCGGGTGATCCAGACATCGTCCGTCTCGCGCAGCTTCACGCCGACGAACTCGATGCCCTTGGACCGCATGACGAGGAGGGTCTCGTCGTCCATCGCCCAGCACGCGACGCCCTTGCGGATCGCGTCCGAGATCGTCTTCTCGCCGGAGCGGAAGATCTCCTTCAGCCGGCGATGGGCGAGATAGACCCGATCGCCGGTCGGCAGCGTGTAGATGCCGCCGTAGGTGCGCCTGCCGCGCTTGACCAGCTCGACCTTATGCGAAGAAGCCTTCACCATGCGCGGGCATCCGCGAAGCGAAGGAGATCACGTTGGTCGGCTGCTCCTCGAAGGTCCAGATACCCTGCTTGCCGCGCACCGGAATGGGCTCGGCGTAGAGCTCCCGGTCCCGCAGGCGCCAGGCGTAGCGTCCGAGCTCCCACCAGCCGAAGAGCTGCTCCTCGCGCGTCACCTGGTCGACGAGCTCCTCGGTGATCTGCTCGCAGCCGTCCACGACGACCGTCCCAAGGAGACAGCCGAGCGGAAGCTCGTCCAGCGGCGGAAGCTTGGTGTCGGCGTAGAAGTCCGCGAACTCCTCGTCCTCGACGGCCGCGCGCTGCTCGGGCTTGAGGTTCTTGGTGGACGCGATCCCGATCCGCTGCCCGATCAGGGAGGCGGGCGCCGGCCAGCCGCGGGTCTCGTAGAACTTGAACCCGTGGACCGCGAGCGACGCAAACGGTTGCCAGATGGAAATGACCTTCATACGCACGAACCTTTCTCGTGACGATCTGTATAGTCACGGGTGCGCAGGGAGTGAATCCTGATGCGACGTTTTCGGACGGCATGACGAGCTTTCGGAGCTGGTGCGGAACGGAAAACGCCGGAGCTCGAGGCCCCGGCGTCGTGAGCGCGAAGCGTCAGGCCGCTTCTTCCTGGCCGTCTTCCTCGACGGCGACCGGCGCCTCGTATTCGGCCGGCAGGAGCTTGATCAGCTCGGGCAGGAGCCCTTCGGCCTCGACCTTGTCGGCGAGCGGCCCGCGATAATACTTCTTGCCGTCGATCCACTCGACGTAGGCGCCCGACAGCTTGAGGATCTTCTCGCCGATCAGGAACTCGATCAGGGACCGGGCGACCGCGAACTTGCCCGAACCGTCGTCCTGGAACTCGAAGCGATATTCCGCGGTCTCGAACGGCCGGGAGACCTTGTTCTTGATGACCTTGGCCTTGATGACGGAGCCGAGCACCTCGGCGTCCGCGCCCGAGCCCTTGGTGATCTTCTGCGAGGACAGCGAGATCCGCTGCGTGAAGAAGAATTTCGGGCTCTTGCCGCCCGGCGTGGTCTCCGGGTTGCCGTAGACGACGCCGATGTTCATGCGGATCTGGTTGAGGAAGATCGCGCAGATGCCGAGCTCCTCGCAGTGCTGCACGAAGGCCGGGAAGTGCGCCGACGTTGCGCGGGCAAGCGCCGTGTTGTCGTGCATCGAGCGCTGATCCGGGGTCTTCTCCTTGCCGGTCTTCTGGTCGTAGTAGGCCGAGTCCGGGACCATCGTGGCGAGGGAGTCGAACACCCAGCAGATCGGGGCGTCGTCCGGAATGACCTTCGCCTTGCGGACCTGCGAGCAGACCGAGACGCAGAGCGCGATCGACTCCTCGAAGGTCTTGGGCTTCTTGTAGACGAAGGCGCCGGTCGTATCGAGGCCGATGCTTTCCGCCTGGTCGAACTCGAAGGACCGCTCGTGGTCCGAGAAGCCCGCAAAGCCGCCCATGTCCTGCGCGGCCTTCATCGCCATCGTGGCGAGCGCGGTCTTGCCCGACGACTCGGGGCCGTAGATTTCGACGCAGCGCCCGACCGGCAAGCCGCCGTCGTAGGAGTGCGTCAGGGCGTGGTTGAGCGGCGGGAAGCCGACCGAGAGGAACTGCGTGACGGTGGACGGCTCGTCGTTGCCGCCCGTGATACCCGCGAGCAGGCCGGCGATGTTCTTGGCAGATGCCATGTGAGGTTCTCCTATTCGTCGTCTTCGATGAAGTCGATGTCGTCGGGCGTGCCGGTCTTCGGCTGGCCGACGAGGCGTTCCTGACCGCCGTAGCGCTGGACGCCGGTCAGGTTTGGCGGGCGCCCGGCCGGTGGCGCGGGCGAAAGGGGAGGGGGCAGGACGCTCGGGCCGGCGACGGGCGGCGGGATCAGCGCGTCGAGCGAGAAGCTCGCGGCCTCGGATGCGCCGGCGAGCGCGCGGGCGCTGGCGTGGGCGATCGAGAGCGTGCGCTGGAAGTGCGCGAACACCTTGTCCACGTCCTCGACGCTCATGCCGAGCTTGGTGACGGTCTTGGAGAAGCCCGCGATCCCGGTCGCGACCCGCTGCACGGCCGTTTCGATCGCCGACTTGCGCCCTTTGTCCTCGGATACGTAAGTCATTACTTATGCTGCCTCGCGTGCCAAAAGCGTGCCGCAGAACGGCGCGCACCAGTTGTCGAAGTCGCGCAGGATCGAGCGGAACACGAGCCGCTCGCAGAAGATGCGGAAGTTCTCGAGGTTCGGAGCTTCCTTCTTCAAGCGCATGTTGATCGGCGCCGGCCGATGCGGGCCGGAGCGCAGGTCCATCAGCGAGACGTTGCGCGCGAAAAGCTCTAGGCCCTCGCGCAGGAACCGCTCCACGATCTTCCCCTGCTTGGGGAGCGAGCCCTCGAGCATGAGGTTCGACAGGTTCTTGACGCTCTCGAACTCAGAAAGGAGCTTCACGGCCGTCTTCTCGCCGATGCCGCCGACGCCCGGAATGTTGTCGCCGGTGTCGCCCATCAGCGCCTTCATCTCGAGGAACTGGCGGGGCGTGGCGACGCCGTGCTTCTCGAGGAGGTTGGCCGGCGAGATTCGCTTGTCACGGATCGGATCGAACCAGGTCACGGACGGCCCGATGAGCTGGATCCAGTCCTTGTCGCCCGACACGAGGAGCGCCTTGTGGCCCTCACGCTCGAACTTCTCGACCAGGATGCCGGCGAGGTCGTCGGCTTCCATGTTGATCGCCTTGAGCTGCGGGACGCCGAGCAGCGTCATCGCCTTCTCGATGTAGGGGCGCTGGACCTGGAACGCTGCCTTCTCTGCGGCTGCGATCTTCTCGGACTTGGTCTCCTCGCGATCGCGGTTGGCCTTGTATTCGGTGAAGGCGTCCTTGCGCCACGAGCGGCCGTCCCAGAGCACAATGGGATGCGCCGACGGGTAGCGAACGAAGAGCGGGCGAACCGAACGGAGGAAGCCGAAGATCGCCTGGACCTCCTGGGCGCCGACCTTGAGCTTGGTGGACGCCTGCGCGGCGTGGCCGATCGAGTTGCCGTCGATGACGATGTAGGTCTTCTGCATCAGTCGGCCGGGACGAGAGGGAGAATGTAGACGTAGGCGCTGTCCTCGGCGTCGGCGTCGTCGCGCTCGCACCATTCATCGATCCAGCGCTGCATGGTCTCGAGACCGTTGACGGCCGTGCAGCCCTTGATGCCGATGTCGGCTGCGATCTGGTCGCAAAGCTCGCCAGCGGCCGTCTGCGCGCCGGTGTGGGAGTGATGAAGCGAGCGAACGATGCCCGGAACGGTCGGGTGCTCGGCTTCGACGAGAAACATCGTCATGGGAATGCCTTTCAAGCCGGTGCTGGAGACGAAAAGAGCGACGGGGGAAGGAGAAACCCCGTCGCTCTTTGTGGTATCGGCCCGTCGGAGAAACCGGGCCGACCGACGCTTAGAGGTCGTCGAGCTGCGAGAGGATGTCGGCCATGCCGTCGTCCTCGGCCGGCGCAACGGCCGGCTTCGCAGCGGCGGGCTTCACCGGAGCTTCCGGTTCGGCCTCGACCGTCTCGTCTTCCTCTTCAACAACTTCCGGCTCCGGCTCGGGAGCAGGCTTGGGCTTGGTGCGCGTGGCGCCCGTGAGCGCCGACGGCGTGGCAGGTGCGGTGGTCTCGGTCTCGTCGTCCTCGGCGACGCTCGAGCCGGCCGCGTTGGTGGCCGACGGAGCTGCGATCGCCTTCGGCTTCGGAGACGAAGCGAGCAGGCCGGCAACGGAGACGCCCGCGGTGGCCGCGATGGCGTTCAGCGCCTTGGTCTCGTCGCCGCGGAAGAACTCCTTCTCGATATGAGCCTCGAGGTCGTGGAGCTTCTTCATCGCCTCGGTCGGAACCGGCTTCGACGTGCCGGCGCCAGGCTGCACCAGATACTTGGTGTTCATGGCGCGACCGGACTTCTCGATCACGATGTCGATACCCTCGTTCGGGTCGAAGAGGTTGATACCCTCCTCGGCGTGCGACTGGACGATCGCGAGCACCTGGTCGAAGGTCGTCGGGGTGAGCTCGAGGATCTGCGGGTCATCCGACTCCTCGCCCTTGGTGCGGACGAGGGCGTTGATGATGACCGACTTCTTGACCTTCCACTCCTCGTAGAACTTCTTGGACTCGTCATCGATCGCCGCACCGATGGCGCGGTCGACGGCCGTGCAGATCGGGCAGGGCTTGTCGTGGACGACGCTCTCGCAGCCGACAACGGCGATCGGCTTGGCGTCCTTCTCCGGCTTGATCCAGTGAACGCCGAGATCGACCCACGGCTTCGTGGGGTTGAGCAGGAGACGGTAGCGGTTGCGGCCGTCCTTCGGCTTCACGCGCGAGCCGCTCTGACCATACTTGGCGCGGCCCTTGGCGACGAGGCTCTGGAGTTCTGCGGGCAATGCGGACATTCGGGTAGTTCCTTTTCAAACATGCGCTTAGCGCTTGGTGCTTTTGACTTGGTGCTGCTCGTCGAGCTTAGAAATCTAGATTTCTCGATTTCGCGATTTCTATATAGCAAGACGAGCAGAGGTTTTCGTCGAATAGTCGCTCGGGATCAGAACAACCCGAGCCAGGTGCCGACGCCGTGGATCCAGCCGACCGGGAACGCGAAGAGCCCGATGATGAGGAGGATCCAGCTCGAGGTCTGGATGCACACGACGATGTGCGTGACGGTCGCGGCGAGGGCGCCGAGAGCGAGGCCGACCCACAGGAGGATCAGCGCGACGATGCCGACCTTCACCCGGCTCTTGGTCGGGGCGAAGAAGGCGTTGCCAGTCAACGCGCCAGCCCTCCGATCGCGCCGGCAAGGTTCAAGGCGCGCTCAGCCTCCTTCTTGCGGTCAGCGGCCGACATGCGCAGGTCGAGGGCGAACGCCTCGTCGCGGTTGGCCTGCTCGGTCTGCGACGCCGCGTGGATCTCGAGGTCACGAGCCATCTTGGCGAACGGCGCCGTGATGGTCTCGACGCTCTGGCGAGCGGTCAGACGGCGGAACAGGGAGGCGAGGGAACGAAGGGCAGAGCCCATGGGTAGTCTCCTAAGACAGGGTTGGGATGTTGGGTGCGTCCGGAGCCGCCGGACGCCGCGGATCAGTCGACCTGGCCGGCCTGACGCAGGCGCTCGAGCACCTGGTCGCGCTGGGTCTTGGATTCTTCCTCGGCGATGTTCTTGCGCCGGATGGTGAGTTCGCCCTTCATCTCCTCGCGGGAGATCAGGCCCTCCTGGATCAGCATGTCGCGCCGGTGCCGGAAGGCTTCGACGGCGTGCTTGGCGATCGTCTCGATCTGCTTGGCCTCGTTCAGCGCGCCCTTCACGGCCCGCACCTGGCGATGGATCGCGACGTTGGCCGTGAGCTGCGCCTCGGTGATCTTGGTGCCCGCCTGGGACGCCTCGTCGCGCAGCTTGCGGTAGACGACGCTCTCGACCTGCTTGAGCGTGGTCTCGATGCGGTTGACCTGGAACGACGCCTTGGCCGCGATCACGCCGTAGTCGGAGAACAGGGACGCCTGGTTCGACATCGCGGTCGACAGATCGGTCGTCGAGTAGGCGATGTCCTTCTTGAGCTGGGCGGCGTCGATCAGGGGACGCACCTGGATTGCAGGGACGCCCGTGTCTTGCGTTTCGTTGGGTTCGGCTGTGTCGCTCATTGGCTCTCTTCGCTTGTTGCGTAAGTGCTTACTTACTTTATAGCGCAATCGCAAACGGATTTGCGCTTATTTTTCAGCGCCCGATCAGCTTCCGGACGGACGCGAAAACCTTGTCCATCTCGTCGGCCTTCTCGGGCGCGAAGAAGATTTCGCCGGGGTTGAACCCGATCACGAAATTGCAGTCGAACTCCTTGGAGTAGACGACCTTGCCGGCGACGTCGGACGCCTTGCCCTTGAAGTCGGGCATGAACGTGCGGACGGCCTGGGAGCCGACGAGCGCGATCACGGGCGGCTTGAGGAGCTCGATCTCCTGGCGCAGGAACGGCATGTAGCGGGCGATCTCCTCGGGGCTCACCTGCTTGCCTTCCTTCGGCCGCTTGATGAGGCCGGTCCAGTAGACGTCGGCGCGGTCGAGCTCGTTGTTCTCGAGCGCGGTCAGGATCGCGCGGGAGGACTTCGACTGCGACATTTGCCCCTGCTGCTCCTCCTCCCAATTCGGTGCGTCCGTGATGACCATGGCGCCGGCCTTCTTGCCGAAGAAGGGCTTCACCGGCACGCCGTCCGATCCGTCCTCGTTGGCAAAGCCGAACTGGCCCTGGTAGTCCGCGACGACGCCGAGGATCGCGAGCCGCGTGTCCTTGTCGTTCTGGAGATCGCGGTCGATCGGCATCGCGGCCGTGATGAGGCCGGGCAGGTTCTCGATCTGCGCCTTGATGCGCGAGGGGTCGTTCGACGGCACCTGGCCCGGCTCGATGCGCGCGAACGCGCCGATCTGGTTGAGGGTCTCGATCTTCGCCTTGTTGACGAGCCGCTTGTTCACCGCGTTCTCGAACTGCGCGATGTCCTCGAACCGGCGACCGGGCAGGGACTCGCGGGCCGTCACGATGGCGTCGGCCGAGCGCGTCGTCAGACCCTTCACGCGCTGGAAGGGCATCACGAGCCGGGTGTCGGTGACGATCTCGAAGCGCGCGGTCGAGTTGTTGACGTCCGGCACGTCGACCTCGATCCCCATGCGCTCGGCCTCGTCGATGATCGCGGGAAGATCCGCCTCGTCGAGGATCGTCAGCGCGGCCGAGAAGAACTCGACCGGGTAGTAGGTCTTGAGGAACATCGCCTGGTAGGAGATCAGCGTGTATTCGACCGAGTGCGAGAGGTTGAAGCCGTAGCCGGCGAAGCCCTCGATCTTGTCGAAGAGCGCGGCGCCCCAGGCTTCCGTCGAGCCGACGGTCTTCACGCAGCCCGCGACGAACTTGTCGCGCTGCTTCGCCATCTCCGCGGGCTCTTTCTTGCCCATGATCTTGCGCAGCTTGTCGGACTCGGCCGGCGTGTAGCCGGCGATCACCACGGAGATCTTCATGATCTGCTCCTGGTAGACCATGACCCCGAACGTCGTGTTCAGGATCGGCTCCATGAGCTGGTGATCGTATTCGACGTCCTCGACGCCCTGCTTGCGGCGATAGTAGCTCTCGGTGAGGCCGGCCTCGATCGGGCCTGGACGGTTGAGACCGGACGCGGCCGTCACGTCGTTGAAGGTGATCCAGCCGTCCTTGCCGAGCTCGCGCAGGAGCTTGCGCGCGCCGCTTTTCGGGAACTGGAAGATGCCGATCGTGCGCGCAGCCGCGAAGTTCGCCAGCACCTTCTCGTCATCGAGCGGGATCGCGGTGATGTCGGGCACCTTGGGGTGGCGCTCGCGGATATAGTCGAGCGTCAGCATGATCTGGTCGAGCGTGGCGAGGCCGAGAACGTCGATCTTGACGAGCCCCTGCTCCTCGACGATGCGCTTGTCCCAATTCACGACGGACGCGCCCTTGCGCCGCTCGATGACCGCGCGCTCGGTGAGATCGCAGCCACCGACGACGACGCCGGCCGCGTGCTGGCTCATGTTGCGGATCGAACCTTCGAGCGCTTCCATGATCGTCCAGGCGCTCTCGTTCTTGCCCTTCATCTCCTGGATCTCGGGGACGGCCGCGAGGGCTTCAGCCAGCGTCACGCTCTGCCCATGGTTGTCGGGCACATACTTCGAGCAGCGGTATTCCGCTTCCGGCCGATTGAACGAGCGCATGACGTCGCGGATCGAGGACGCAGCGCCCAGCTTGCCGAAGTTCGACACGCCGGCCACGCGCTCCTGCCCGTATTTCTGGATGATGTAGTCGAAGACCTCGTGGCGCCGATCGCGCATGAAGTCGAGGTCGGCGTCGGGAAGGTCGATACGATCCGGGTTGATGAAGCGCTCGAACATGAGGTCGAAGCGGATCGGATCGCATTCGGTGATGCCCATGAGATAGGCGACGAGCGAGCCGCCGACGGAGCCGCGGCCGGGGCCGACCATGATCCCTTGCGACTTCGCCCAGACGACGATGTCCTGCACCAGGAGAAAGTAGCCGGAGAAGTTCAGGGCTTTCAGCACCTCGAGCTCGTAGGCGAGGCGGGGCTTGTAGACCTCGAGGAGCTCGTCGCGCGTCGGGCAGTGGCCGAAGGTCTCGCGGGTGAAGCGCGTAGCCCAGCCCTTCTTGCACTCGGCCTTCACCGCCTCGAACTCGTCGGGCGCCATCTGCGGCAGCGAGACGGGGGACTTCGACCACTCGAAGGAGACGGAGTCGACCAGGACTTGCGTGTTGGCGATCGCTGCCTTGGCGAGCGTGCCCGCATCGCCCCGGCCGCGCAGCTTCATGCGCTTGGCGGCTGCGACGATCTCCTGCGTGAAGAGCGGCTGCTCCATGATGAAGAAGTCCCGGTTGAACGGGCTCTTGTGCCAGGGGTCCGACAGCTTGTTGTTGTTCGTGATCGCGCCCATGACCTCGCGGGCCGATGCCTGCATGGAGCCGTTGCCATACATCGCGGGACGCACCGCAAGGGGCTGGATGCCGTGCTTCTCGACCATCTCGCCGGCGATCGTGTTCACCGCGTCGAAATAGGCCGAGCGGGCGCCGATGATCGAGGCGTAGACGTTCTCCTTGCCGATGAGGCGCACGAGCTCGCCGACGATCTGGTCGGCCTCGGGGTGGCGCAGGAACGAATGGGTGTCGGACGTCGTGACCGCGACGTCATCGCCGGTGACGGTGCCGAGCGCGTCCATCAGGTCGCCAAAGGACAGGAGCGGCTTGTAGTAGAAGCGCTCGTCGGAGTTGGCGAGCGACAGGAGCCGGTAGAGCATGAGGAGGCCGGCGCTCGTCTTCACGTAGACGGTCGCGTAGAACTCCGGCCGGTTCTTCTGCTCCTTCGACTTCTTCCAGGTGTGGTCGTCGACCAGCATGACGCGGCACCCGATCACGGGCTTCATGCCGGCGTCCTTGGCTGCGTTCGTCACCGCGATCATCGAGGTGACGCTCATGGTGTCGGTGATGGCGATGACGCTCTGCCCGGCCGTCTTGGCGGCTTTCACCGCGGCCTTGGGGTTGAGGATCGACTCGCCGATCGAGAAATCGGTGCGGACTGCGAGCGCGGTATGCAAATCAGGCTCTCCTGATGGAAATGAAGCCCTCGCGGACATCGACGGCGCCGACGTGCTGGAGGATCTGGATTGCGGTGCGGGCGCGCTTGGCTGCGCCCTCTTCGTCCATGCCGAGCGAGGTCTTGAACGCGGCCATGAGCATGGTCTCGGCGAGCGGGCCGCGCTGACCCATGATCACGTCGGCCGCGACGCGCATCGAACCGAGCTTGGTCTTGAGGAAGGGGTTGATGCCCTCCTGCATGTTGCGGACGATCGACAGGTTCATCCCGTCGATCTTCTCGGCCATCTCCCGCACCGCGCCGGAAATGGTCATCTGGCCGGCGAGGTTGGCAGTGGGCTTCTTCTCGGGCGATTTGCGACGCGGAGCACCCGTCACGCCCAAACGCGCGCGTAGGGCCGTCAGATTGGCGACGGACTGCGGCTCGCAGCGCTCCTTGAAGATGCAGGAGGCGCAAGCCGCGGCTTCGCTCTTGAAGGCGAGCGCCGAGCCGTAGCAGCCAGGCGCGAGATCGACGGACGGTTGCTGTTGCGTAAGCATTTACTTACTTCCTTGCTTAAAGCCTTGCGCACGCGGCGCGGATCTCGGCCTGGATCGCGTTGCGCTCGGGCGCGGACGCATCCATCAGGTCGAAGACGAGCGCGGCCGTCAGGCGATTGTAGAAGGGCTGCGTGATCCCGCGGGACTTGGCAAAGTCCGCTCGCTCGCGCAGGCGATCGACCTCGGCCATGACCTCTTCGGGCTCCTCGCGCAGGATCACGACGAAGAGGCGCGCACGCTCGGAGAGCTGGCGCAGGACAGCGGCATAGAAGGTCTCGCGCGCCGCGATCTGTTCGGGATCGAGATCGTCGGACGCCAGAATGTCGGCGAGCGTCGGGCCATCATCGGCGTCGGATTGGGATGCGTCGATGGACGCGGCGACCGCTTCACCGTGCCGGCGCGTGACCTCGGTCTCGAACCAGCGGTTGATGTGCATTCGCATCCCGTTCCAGAGGAAGGTGCGGAAGCTGGCGCCGGCCGTCGGATCGAACCGCTTTGCGGCCTCGCACCAGGCGATGCCGAGCTCGGAGACGATGTCCTCGAGCGTGATGGTGCGCGCGCCGGCCGCATGGGCGCGACGCAGCACCTTCCAGGCGAAGGAGGTGATGTCCTTCTTGGAGTCCTCGTAGCGCTGCATCGCGAGCCCCTTACGCCCAGATCCGCTGCATGAAATCGCCCATGACCTGCTGGTCGATGCGCGACAGGCGGTTGGTGAAGGCCAGGCGCAGGCCGAGCTTCCAGTCGTTGCCGAACGCGACAGCCAGCTCCGCGGCCGTGATCAGCTCGCGCGGCGAGACGGTCATCGAGCAGCGGCCCTCGCGGAACTCGTCGCGAACCTTGTTGGCGAACTCCACGATCTTGACGGCCTCGGGCTTCTTCACGCGCGCTTGGCTCGAGACGATCGACGCCTCGACGTCCTTCTCGGGGTATTTCACCTCCTCGGTGACGCCGAAGCGCGAGTAGTTCGCGGCGTTCTGGATCTGCGTGCCCTGGTAGAGGCCAGTCTCGTCACCGCAGCCGTTCGTGTTGCCGGTCGCGACGAGGCGGAACTCGGGATGCGGGCGGATGATGCGGAACTCGGGCGGTGCGTCCTTGATGACGAGCGGCTTGCCCTCCATCACCGACTGGTAGACCGCGATCACGAAGGGCATGGCGAAGTCGTATTCGTCGGCGCAGTAGACCCAGCCGTTCATCATCGCCATCGGCAGCGGGCCGAGCTGGAACTCGGTCTGGCCGTCGCGCACGACATACTGGCCGAGGATGTGGCTCTCTTCGGTGTTGGCCGTGTGCTGGACGCGCGAGAACGGCCGGCCGGTGCGAGCGCAATACTGCTCCAGCGCCGTCGTCTTGCCGGAGCCGTGCAGGCCCCAGAGGTAGACGTTCTTGCGCAGGCGGATGCCGGCCATGATCTTCTTGGTGAGATCGATGTTGAAGACGTAGCGAGGATCGACGTCCGGCACCATGGCCGCGTCTTCCTCGTTGTGGTTCTCGAAGCGCTCCAGCTTGATGTCCTCGCCACGCACGTTCTTGGCGGCAGGCACGTCGGGCAGGCCGAAAATTTCGCGGAAGGTCGACATGACCGACTGCATCGAGCCCGCGTTCGCATCGGTGACGGAATGCGTCGCGGCTGCGGTCTGCGACTTGGCGCGCTCCTGGGCGATCACCTGCTCGGCGTAGGCCGACAGGATCGGCTCGCCCGGATAGGTCTGCTGGTAGCGCTCGATCGTCCACTCGGGATGGTGCTTCTCGAGGTGGCGCTTGATGACGTGGACGAGCATACCGTCCACATGGCAGGTGATCTTGTCGCCCTGCTTGGCTTCCTGCGTCATCGAATTTCTCCTTCTTCGTGCGCTGCGCTGTTGCTGATAAGTAAGTGTTTACTTGCTGACGCGATGGGACGCAAGCGAGCAAGTGACGGGATCGAGCGGGGTGTTCGATCGGGACGCGCCGACCGCTCGAGCCCTATTTCAGGAGGATCGCCTTCAGTTCGTTCATGACGACCTTCGGCAGAAGGTTGATCTGCGGGAGCACGACGCTCTTGGTGTAGAACGAGCGCACGGACGCATCCATGATCCCGATGCCGATCACGTCCACGCCCGACTTTTCGAGCTGTTGGACGGTCTGCTTGAGGTGCCACTCGCACGCCTTCTGCTCGCCGCCGGCCGGATGACCGTCGGAGAACACGATCAGCACCTTGCGCTCCTCCTGGCGACGCAGGAGACGCACGGCCGCGCGCTCGATGGACTCGCCATCGACGTTGCCGCCCATGCCCGGCTGCTGGTTCGCAGCGTAGGCGAAGCGCTTCTTCACGACCGGCGTCAGGCGCTCCTCGAACGTCTTGAAGAGGGGCAACCACATCGGCACCTGGCGCGAGTAGTGAATGCCGCGCCCGGCCTCGTAGTTGATGGCGTCGATGAGGCTCTGCGGGATCTGCTGGTAGCCGGCCGTCGTGAAGCCCATGACCTCGTTCGCGACGTTCACGCGCTCGAGGGTCTGCGCCAGTGCGTAGGCCGCGATCATCGCGGTCTGATACTTCGGCCCGCCCATCGAGCCGGAGAGATCGCACACGAGCGAGACGGCCGTCGCCTTCGAGCGGTGCTCCTCGCGCTTGCGGAAGACGCGATCATCGCCGGCCATCAGGCGGTGCAGGTTCGCCGAATGGATACGACCCGACCGGAAGCCTGGCACGTTCACCGAGCGCGACCGCGAGGCCATCATGCGCTCGACGTCCTTCTGCATCTGCCCGATCATCGTGCGCGTCTGCTCGTCCATCGAGACGAGCCATTCGTCCTGGTAGGCGAGCGCCTCGACCTCGAGCGTCTCCATGATGTCGAAGTCGGTCGTGAAGACGGAGTAGGTCGCCTCGTCGATCGAGCGCATAGCCGCTTCCTGGATGTGCTCGGCGACCTGGTTGGCGAGATCCATGCCGGCGAGCTCGGGCGCCTCCTCGGGCGAGAAGCTCTCGCCGTAGCCGCTGTCCTCTTCGGGCTGGTCGGGCTCCTCGTCCATGTCGGCGCGGTTCTGCTCGACATTGTTGCCGCCGCCCTCGGCCTCGTCGTCACCCTCTTCCTCGTCGGCCCCGCCATCCTCTTCGTCGCCGGCCTCATCATCCGAGCTGTCGGAGCCCGAGCTCGCCTTGGAGCCGTCGTCCTCGTCGGTCTCGTTGCCGGCCGCGGCCTCGTTCTCGCTGGCGTCCGGCTCGTCTACCTCTTCGTCGTCGCCGTCGTCATCGGACGCGCCGGCCGAAGCTTCGTCGTCAGCCTCGTCATCATCGCCGGCGCCCGCATCCTGATCTGATGCGTCGTCGGCGTCATCCTCATCCTCGCCATCGCCAGCCGAAGGAGCTTCGCCTTCGTCGGGATCGCCCTCATCCTTGCCATCGTCATCGCCAGCGGACCCTTCGTCGGTCTCCGGAGCGTCGGGGTCGGACTCGTCGCCATTGCCCGAAGCTCCCTCGTCCTCATCGTCGGCGCCGTCCTCGTCGTCGTCCTCTTCGTCCGCCGAGCCGCCGTCGCCTTCGTCTTCTTCCGCTGCATCCTCGCTCGAGCCTTCCGCTTCTTCCGCCTCGTCGGCGTCCTGATCCTCGTCGGTCGCATCGCCCGACTGGCCCTCGTCCTGGGGCTCTTCACCCTCGCCGGTCTCGCCCTCGGCTTCCGACGTCTCGTCGTTGTCGGCCTGGTCGTCGCTGGGCTCGTCGCCGGACGCCTGATCGCTATCCTCCTGGTGCTCCTTCTCGCCCTTGCCCTTGCCCTGCGGCTCGGGCGGCTTTTCAGGGTAGAGGATCGCGTAGACCTCCTCGGCGAGCGCGTAGACCTCGGACGACGTGCGGGTGAGGGGGATCTTCCGCTTGAGCTCGTCGGACATGCCGGCGAGGAGCTTGATCGCGTGCGGGTGCTGCCAGTAGCCATTGTCGTCCATCCACTCCTGGAAGACGTCCTGGCCGGCGATCGCGCGCATCATCGGAACCATGATGTAGCCGAACGCGGTATTCTGATCGCCCTTAGCGATCGCCGCGGCCGTGTTAGGGGTCGAGACCTTCTCGAGGAAGAACCGGCCGGTGCGGGCGATGTTGAACTTGGCGCCTGGGAAGGTCTCTCCCATGCGGCGCTCGATGAAGGAGTCCTCCATGATGTTGTGGAGCGAGGCCATGCGCCCGCCCTTGCGCGCGCCCTCCTTGCGGCGATCGAAGTCGTAGGCGCGCAGCACGATCGACCAGTCGGTGAAGAGGACGTGGGCGCACTCGTGATCCACGAACCCCTGGATGGCCGCGATCAGCTCGTCGGATGCGTTGTCCGGAATGTTCGGGATGTTGACGCTGATGGGCTTCAGCGTCCGGGGATCGGTCTTCACGTAGGCTTGCGAGCCGATCTGCGTGACGCGCAGGCCCTTGCCAGCGAGAAGCTGGACGAGCTTGGTGATGGCCTCGCGAAGCTCTACGATCCTGCGGTTCATTCCGATCTCCGTTTCTTCTTTGTTCTCTAAAGTAAGTAAGCTGTAACTTACGCTTCGAGATCGCGGAATACTACTGGTTTCACGTAGGATTTGAGCACCATCGAGTTCCCGAACGAGGGGATGACAATGTAGATGGCTCCACGGGTCGGGTGAGTCCCCGACACGACTTTCGTTTCGGCTGTTTCCTTGATGACGGCGTCGGGGATTTCTTCTGCGAGCGCATATGCCTGCTCGAAGGAGACTTCCGCGAAGAAGTCGTCGGGGTTCGCGGAAGATTGGATGCCATTGCTCATGCGAAAGTCACCTATGGTCTTGATTTCTGGAGCCTGCCTATCGGGAATAAGCAAGCGTTTACTTATCACGGCATTGTGAAAAAGAGCCGCGCGTAGCGGCTCCCTTACGAGGTAGCGTGGTAGGCCGGATCAGGCCGTGCGGGCGGCTTTGGTCGCACCACCAGAGACGACAGCGGCGATCTGCTCGAGCTGGGCCGACGTGAATACGGGGTCAGCGTCGTTTGCAGCCTTGCGCACCGTCTCGAGTAGGGCGACCTCGTTCGCGGACACGATGGTCCCGAAGATATTGGCGAACGCCTCATCGATGTTCTTGCCGCTCCAATACTGCTCCAGCGCGAGGCGGAACATATACCGAGGATCGGCTTCGATCACCTTGGCGAGGTCGTAGACGCGATCGAGGGGCACCTTCGCATCGCCACGCTTGAACATGGAGATGATGGAGGGGTTCTCGTAGCCGGCCTGCTCGGCGATGTCCTTCTGGGACTTGTAGGCCGCAATCGCGTCGATCTTCTTCTCGATGTAAGAAGCGATACGGGACTTGGGCTTGTCTACTTTAGGGGTCCGAGCCATTTTTCGTTCATTCCTTTTCTAAACACGCTACCTCGATCTCAATTGATCACAGCTTACTTATAGCAAGAGAGACATGGTCGTCATCGATCGCTGATCCGATTTTTCAGACGTTGCGTGCTGGGCGTCGGCGCGCTGTGGTGCCG